TTTTGAAATTTTCTTTTTCCATACACAGAATCTAACGGAGCCTTATCTTTAGAAAAGAAAATGGCGTTACTGTTTCCTTTTTTAACTTTACTAAAAAATCCATCTGTAAAATTACTTTTAAATGTTTTTATATCTTCATCAGAGCCATGCCAAACCCGATATTCATTTGGTTTTAATGTACTTCCTGTAATCTCTGTAGATAAAGAATCAGAACCAAGTTGGTAAAATTTTTGCTGACTTTCCTCGATAAATTCAATAGCAGGATCAACAACAGTCTTAATTTCAATGGGATATTCTTTTTTAAAAAAGTCTTTAATAAAGTTCCATAAATCAGTAAACCACTTTTTAAATTGCGATAATTCAGCAACTCTAACTAATTCTGTAGTAGTACCAAATACCTTATCTTGCACAAGCATTCTTAAGTATTCATCTACAACTTGTCTACCTATTAAAGGGACATCAAAGTTATATAACCGAACAACTCTATTGAGAATGGAAGGATTAGATTCGAGATGTTTTCCTACTATTTTATAATCGTTTTCAGAAAGTTGTTTATGAAATATTAAATGGATAAGTTCTTCACTTACAACGATATTTAAATATTCTTCAATATTGGGTAATCTATCTATTTCAAGTTGATCTACTAATCGTTTGGGATTAATATAAAGATTACCACCATAGACAAACATTGATCTGTTTAAACTATCTGTAACTCTGATCTGAACGTCTCCCAATTTAGATTTGATAAAGTCAAATAGTTTTCCATTGAAACTATTTGAATACAGTCCTTCGACAATAAATGATAAGGTTTTGTACTCCCTTTCCATCTTTGAGAAGTCTTTATCAAAGATTGATTGGATAGAAACTCCAGAAAGTCTTTTGTACAGGGAAGAATATGATTTAATGGTGTCACTGGATAACTGTAAGGATTTTTCAAAGTCATAACCTGTTGTAGAGTTATCAGATAAGGTACCCCATACCATTCTTTTGCTGTCAGAAAAGATGTCTGATAACTTGTTTGAACTGCTTGCTGCAATTGTTTTCTCCCTTGCTTTGTCTCTAATAAAGGAAATAAGTGGGGATATTCTTTGATTTCTTGATACAGTTGTATCTGATTCATTAATAGACCTTTGTGCATTACCAGAAAGTTGTTTTTCGTATAGTCCTAATTCTTTTCTTTTCTCGTCTATTCTATCTAAAACTTTGGGATTAGGAATTGCTTTTAAGTTGTTTTGAGTAATATCTCTAATCCAAGGTTTTCCTGATATGTTATACGCTTTGATAGATTCTTGTTCTAACTGATCTATTGCTTTGTCAAAAGTAAGAGAATCAATAATAGTTAAGTCTTCTGAAAGTGCTCCAGTGACTTCAGTTAAGAAATATCGTGAATTATCTAAGGACGATTTAAAAGGAAGAGTACAATTTAAGTTCATTAGTAGTCAGTTTCTATATAAATACGAGATACTTCTAAAACAACAGCAGCAGCAGTACCACCGTTGTTCATATATTCATGTCTTGTTAAAAAAGTAGTTGAAGCAGGTAAATCAGTAGTAATTTCTCCTTCTGCAACATCACCTGTGTCTAATCGTACTACACGATAAAACACAGAAGAACCGTTAGGAGGAGCAAACATCATAAACTCATATACTACCGTCGTATCGTTGGAAGGAAAATCAGACCCCAAAGGTATCTTGGTACAAGTTAAAGAGGCGTCATTGTGCATTATTTGAAGTTCAGTATCTGCTGCGTCCCAACCTACAAATATACAGTTGGTTAAATTAGAAGGAACAGTGGTGGTTGCAGTAGCACCAGTAGCATTCCATAATCCTATTGCTACTTGTTGATTAGCAGTAGAAGAAGAAACCGCCCATCTGCAAGAATAAAACCATCCTCCTAATCCTGCTGCGTCTCCTCTCCATACAAGTGCTGCTGCTGTTCTACCTTCAGAAGCAGAGTTAGCAGTTGCTGCTGAAGTCCATATCCATCTTCTCATAGAAGTTCTTAAGTTGGTAGAAGCAAGAGCAGGGTGTGATACAGTTCCTACACTGGTGTTGGTTGTTCCCCAAAGAGTAATCGTAGTGGAAGTTTGAGGAATCAACATTATAATGTTATTCTGTCCTAAGAAAGGTTGAATTGAAGTATCTAATCCTGAAGGCCCTTTCCATTTTGGCATCATTCTACCACTAATCTTTTTAGCGTAGAACCACATTGTATCTTCAGATGGAGTAGAAGGCTCTGCTGCAATTCCTGAAAGAAGAAATCCTTCATCCATTACTTGAGCACCATTAACAATTTCCCACTTACCATCATTATTATAAGTAAGCGTGTAGCCCGGTTGAAGAAGTACTTGACATAAAATGGTATTGGTTCCAGAAACATCTAAAACTACTGTTATAGTTTGAACTTGAGAATCAGCGTTATAAAGTGAAACATACTTAATTTGACGCTGAGTAGAAGATCCGGATGCTGCTACTATATCTGTTTCTGTTTCATCAAAGGTTCCATTAGATGATGCGATATTAGATACGGCTAAGGAAGACATATCTATGTAAGAAGCATAATAAGTTAAGTCTGTAGTAGGAGTAGCACTTGTATATGCTCGTAGTTTTTTAGTAGTAGCGTCTAATATAATCATTGTAATTAACTAATTAATTAAATCCTTAAAGATGAAATCATTAATGCTTTTGCTTCAGATATTCCAGATCCACTTACATTAGTGAGTTCTGTTTCAGTTCCAGAAGAATCACGAACATACAACTTACCATCTGTCTTAGCGTAAATTTTTTGATACCCTGATGCAGGGTTAGAAGGAGAAGATGATAACTCTGGAATAGATATAGGAGTTGATAATTTATCTGCCATTTGAAGTTAGAAACCTATAATAGTAACGCTTACTCCTGTAAGTGCTACTGCTGAAGTAATAGTTAAAGCGTTGGTTGAAGTAGAATCTACATCTACAGAAATTCCTGAATGGGACGAATCCATTACATTAATAGTGAAAGCATTTCTATTCTGAAGAGCAAGGTTATGCGTTACAGTTAAAGGAGTGTCAGCACTTAGAGATAAACCTGATGCAAAATAAACCTTAGCCAAGGCTCTGTTAGAAATAAACCCTGCTAATTTAAGAGGAGTTACAGCACGAGTATCATCAGTACCCGTGTTAGTTTCGGAGGTGGTTGCTAATTCTACTTTACCCGCTAATGTTTCAGTAGCATTATAAACATTGCGATTAATATATCTCCAGTTAGTACCATCCCAAACTACCATATCTCCTGCTTCTACATCTTCGTCACTTTCCCAAGTATTATTACCTGCATTAGAGAATATGTAGTAATCACCTGTAGCAGGACTACCGGGTTCAGCAGCGTTATAAGTAACAACCCCTTTAAGAGTCATTGCTCCACTAATAGTAGTGTTTATTGGTAGCCAGTCAGAACCATCCCACAAATAAAGAACTCCTTCATCTGTATCGTAAACCAACAACCCTATGTGACCAGAGTTTAAAGTACCTCCTAAAGTAGTTCTATCGGAAGTAGTAATGTTTTGTATCCTTGCTTGTTTAAGTTGAGAGACTTTTACAAGGTCTAAATCGTGATAATAAGTTTTAGTTGCCATTTAATTAATAAATCAATAGTTTGTGGTTTAGTAAAGATACATTAGAATTAATTATTACAGTAGTTCCAGAGATATTTATTTCTACACTTACTTCTGTGTCTGATGCTGTTTTTACAATTACATTATGAATATCAGTTAATCCGTGTTCTCCAGAGTTTATTGTGTCTGTGGTAACGTTTCCGAAGGTCTTAGTATAAGTTAATATGCTCCCTGAAGATAGTGTGTCTATCTCCCCTTGGAGTTCTTCTAAAGCATCTTGTACATTGTTAGAACTTAGATTACCTGAAGGACTAACTGTAATATCAGAGGCTTGACCAGAAGTTCTCTGTTCAAGTATTCTAACCTTATTAATAAGACTGAAAACCTCTAACTTAAGTCTTTCAAATGACCACATTGCTTTTTAATTTATTTAACATTGCTATTAAATCTGGATGAGGGTATAAGTCCCATTTTGTACCTGTTCTATAACTAACATGAAAGAATATACCAGGCTTCATTTCTAATGCGTCTTGGTTAATATCGAACTTGTTTTCATAATTATCATACAGTCCTTCTTTTAGTTTTGGATATTCGTTTAATAAACGCAAAAGTAATAATTCTAAAGCATCTATTTGCTCCTTAGTGTAGGATTCAAAATATTCAAATCCCCGAAACGGTTTATCTAACTTTGTTACTTTTCCTTTAAATACTTTTCCATAAGTATCTAAAAATTGTCCTTGGTAAGGAACTAATTGACTCATAGAGCAAAGTTCAATTCCTATAGATTGCATATCATATTTTCTTCCAAGATTTTTATACTTAATTGGAATTTTATTATCCTTTGCACTTATATTAATATGGAATCCCCACGCTTTGTCAAGTGGTATACATTGAATAATGCTTCCATCTCGGTCTATTAAAAAATGAGTTGCTACCCGAACCCCTGCGTCTGATTTCCAATAGTTATAGGTACTTTGCCAAGAATGACCGTTAGTATGGTGTAAGCAGATAGAATTAGGCTTGAATTTTGAATCCTGTACATATTGATTAGGAGGTAAAAAGTTTTGAATAACTTTTAATGCTGTGGTTACAACAGGCTCTTGGATTACAGGTTTAACTTCAGGTTTAGATACCTCAACAACAGGAGGTGTGTTTTTAATTTCTTCATAAACCTTTTCATTGGTGTTATCTTCTTTCTTAGAAAACCAACTTTTTATTAAAACGATTAATACTTGAAGTATTTTTATCCACATAGTTAACGATTAATGATTAAAATTAAATATTTGTACAGATTTTAGACTCTTCTTGAGACTTACTAATAGCTGATACTGATTGAGACTCGATAAAGTTTATATGACGTTTAACAACTGCTGTTAATTTTGGACTACCTTGTTTAAATATGGAATAAAGAAACTCCCATACCTTTTTAATAATTTGATCTATAATTCCTCCTTTAGTGTATTTAATTTGCTCTGTGGTTGTTCCTAAAACTTCTTGTTGAACAATCATTCTTACATATTCAAGATAAGCAGCATCGTAGTCACCATTTTGTAAAGATTTATACTTTTGACCTAATTGTTGAAAAAATCTAGGAACTTTACTTAATTCTTCTATTACTGCAAACTTATCAAACCTGTCTGTAATCCTGTTGGTAAGAATGTGAATTAATTCTTCTGCGATAGCAAGATTTAAATACTCATCTATATTTTCAACATTCAGTTTTTCTAAGTAGTCTAATAATTTAGAAGGTTGTAAATAGATATGGTCAAACGCAAATAATGGTTTTTCTTCTATTCCCTCAAATACTCTAAGTTCCAAACCTCCCAACTGTTTGTTAATTTTTTCAAAGAGTCTTCCGTTGAAGGAATTTCTGTCAAGTATTCTTTCTTGAATAGAATGCAATAATATAGTGGCTCTTTCCACTGAAGAGAACTCATTGGAATTCCATATTTCTGAGAAAGTTCTTCCATTAATTCTATTTTGCAAGGAATCAACTGAACCAGTCTGTTTTCTATCGGTTTGTTTAAATTGTGTATCAGTGTTAAATTTAGAAGTGGATAACTCTCCCCATACAAATCCTTTGTTTGTTGTAACATCAATTCCTGTTGGTCTTGTACCATTTATTTCTTGTTTTAATGTTTCTTGTATTTCTTGATTATAGTAGTAATTTAAATCTTCAAGTATTTTTGCTTGAATACTGTTCCAGTAATTAGTTACTGATTTGTAATCTTTAATAAAATTTACTATATCTTCGATCTGTATTTCTCTTTTTGAGTCATCTTCAATACTTTCTTTTATTCCATCTAAAGATTGTCCTTTTTTGTCAATATAGTTAAGTCTTTCAGTTTTATAATTGCGATCTAAATGTTCATCAAAAGATTTTGGATTTATTTTTCCTGTTTCAAAATAAGTTGCAATCCAATCTTCCGTAGTTTCGGGATCTTTTTTTCTACTTAGCATTTTTTCAAATGCTTCCTTTTTGTTTAATTTTTCTATATCAAACAAAGACTGTTGTTCTTGAGTTTGTTTTTGAGTAGGACTAATTTTTTGTATTCCTTGCTTTTGGGTTTTTTGATAAACATCTCTAATTGCTTGTTTTGCTTTTTCTTCTTTTTCTTTACCCACATATTCTTTACGAGGAACCCAATTACCTGTTTCTTTATCTTGTACATTATAGTTTTCAATGTCTCTACTACCAACACCAGCAAAGTTTTTAGTTAGAGTTGGTGTTTCTGTCTCAACAAATTGAAATCCATCATACTTATACCATTTTTCACTTGTGATATTCCAGACATAAACAGGTTTATTAAGTTTAATTCCTAATTGAACAGCCGTGTTTGTTCCTCCTTTAACTTTATCAAATTTATATGATTTGATAGATTTAGTTGGATCTGTAAGATTATCAGGTTTGGATGTGTCTTCAGAATTATCTAATTTAGCGATAGCAAATACAGCATCACTATTAATCACTTGATAGTAATTTCTTACTTGCAAATTACCCTGTATTGTATCTGGATACTTTTTACCTAATAATGCTTCAAGTTCTGTTCTTGCTTTATTCATTTGTTCTTTAGTAAGAACTGTAGCAGTAACTTTATTATCTCTAAGTTGTTTAGATAAAGATTGATTTCCAGAATCTCTATAATGTTTATGTTCAGTAACTCCAAATTCTCTACCTATAATATCCCAAAAAGTATCTCCACCATAAGCCCCACCAGAGTGATTAGTTAATTTACTCATATCTACGTTAACCTGTTCAAGAACAGGTTGAGATTCTACAATTATATCCTCGTAATTAATATCTTCTACTAAAGGTTTTTTACTTTCTTCCTCTTTAAACTTCTCGATTTCCTCTTCTACACCACGAGTATAATCCATTAGTCTATAGGAGTCTTCGTGATAACTTGTACTATTGGTAGATTTTCTTCCTAAGGATTTGCCTTCGTAATAATTGAAGTTTTTTTCAAACTGTGATCTGAAAGCAGCCTTTTCAAGATTAGATGTTCTTTCATACTCTCTTAAAGACTCTCGAATTATCGGAGTAATAAATTCTTCAGGAATAACATCCGAAAAATATAGGGGAGATTTAGACCAACCACTTTGGATAAGTCCTGTCACTGCTAAAACGATAGCAAAGTTTCTAACACTCTCGTCTGAATGATTTAAAAGTTCTCTAAATTCTTCTGTGAGTTGATCTTTATCAGCAGCAGAGTTTTCCATCCCCATTATTAATTGGGGATTGATTCTTTTTATTTTGTTAGGTTTGGATACGTTTGCTACCAGAATATCTAACAAGCGATAGTTCTTACCTTCTTTAAAGAGTTTCTTTTGAGTTTCTCTTGCACCTCTAATAATATCTGCTTTTTTAGATCCTTCGATGTATAATTTAGCGATGTTGATCAAAGACCTGTTATTAACTTTTCCGTAGTTCTGAAGTACCGCCAACAAGAAATCGTTAGATGCTCTTCTAAAGGCTTGCTCTGAAGATTGAACAAAACTTTCTCTTATCTCATCAAAAAGGGTTTTATTTTCCTCCGAGTAAAGTATAGGGAATAAACTTGTGGTCAAATTCTCCAAGATGTCAGTAGCATACAATCCTGAGATCACTGAGTTGTATTGAATCTCATCTATCTTTTCAGAAGTAATTATTCCTACGTTTTTTGCTTCATTGTAATTTTTGATACGATCCTTTGCTTTGGCTAAGTTGTTATCAGGAGAAGTATCAAAGTTCAAAGCAGATTGAACAGTTCTAACTTGTCCTGATTGATCCACTAATTTAATGTAGTGTGCTAAGAAAGCCTTTTGAGAATCACTGAATTTATTTTTAGACAAGGCTTTCTCGACAGAAAGGACATTAAATTTAGACTTGTCAAATCCTTGTTCTAACTCAGTAAGTTGTTTAAAGATTTCTATTTCACTTTTAGTATAATTAATTCCAGCCTCAGTCTCGACCAAAGGAATATCTAAAAGAGCAGACAATACTTCTACATTTGCTTTATATCTCTTTTTTCCCTTTCTCATTAAGTCTTTCACCATTGATTTATACTTAAATATAATTGGTTGGTGAAATAGATTCATACTGTCTTCAAATCCATAATTTAACATGGACATCGAGTAAATAAAAGCAGCAAAATCATCTCTTGTAAATCCTGCCATACCAAAGGTATCATCAGATGGCATATCCACAGTTACGTTGATCAACTGAGAAATAACTTCTAACTTGTTTAAGTTATCTTTGGTAACAGTAGAGGACTCAGTAGAACCCATCAAAGGATTAACTGGTACTTCTAACGTCACTGCTTTTTTACCAAACCCTATCTCCTTATTGTAAGAGTCCTGAATTGTAACTTTGTGATTCTGAACCAAAACTGTGAAAGGATTCCATACTGCTGCTATACCCAAAAGGTTTTTACCCTGAACTGATACAAACTGTCTAAGATTTCGCTTAAGGGTTATGATCTCGGTGGGAGACATTTTATCGAATCTTAAATCAGGATATAGTTTAGGTAAAAGATCTTTCTTTAAGAAGTCAAAAATAATATGATTAGAGTTAGGTACAATTAACTTATGATAATTAACAGGATCTAAAAGAATTTTAGAAATGGTTTTAATCATTTCATTTTGAATTCCTTTAGACTCTTTAGTGATTAATTTACCGTTCTTTCCGATACTTGGAACTATTGCTGACATTTTATCATAGTCATAGTCAGTACCAGATTGAGTGGTTACTTCAGGGGGGAGAATAATCTCTCCCGCATGAAAAGGTGGAAGAAACTCTCTGATAATAAATACTTCATCAGAGTTGTGTCCTTGGTTAGGAATACGATAGGCTGCTATGGTTAGAACATCTTTGTGTTTTTCTACCCAAGAATCATCTTCAAGTTTCTTATTCAAGGCCATTAACCTGTTCATCATAGTATCTTCTAATTGACGATACTCGATATAGTTAGTGACATCTTGAAGATTAAGCAAGTTAAGAAAACTACCTCCCATACCTATCTTGCACTCTGCTGCTGAAACCGTATTGGTTTCTGTGTCGTATTTGTAGAATCCTAATTCACGAGTCTTACCATTAGATTTGATATTGCGATCAAAGAAGGAGGAAGGTACTTGACGATATTGAGAACCTTCAAGTTTTTGAACACTAATCTTTTTAATAATAGACGCTAACAAGTTTTGAATTTGTTGAGCACCCATCGAAGCCTCAAAATAATCATACAAAGATTCTGGATCAAGTACACCTCTTTTATACTTGTCAAAATAAGTTTTAAGATTAAGAGGTAGATCCCTTGCAACAGATTCTTCGTATAAAATCTTGGCAACCTTTGCTTTATCTACATTAGCAAAATCCCAACCAGAAGGAGTTTCTTCAATACCCAACTTTCCTAAAACTTCCTTCTTAACTTCAAAAGAGAATTCTTGGTTTAGTTTTTCCCACTCTAATTTAAACTCTCCCTTAAAGGATTCGTGAAATAATTTAACCTTACCTAACTCAGCAAGAATATTCTTTCTGACCTGAGAACCAAAAGTATTCTTTTCTTTATGCTTGTTTGGGGTTTTAATCTGTTCTCTAAGAAAGTCAGTCTTAAGTTCGTGAGTAGATAAAGTAACTTCTAACTCTCCTCTCTCGACCATAGAAATAAAATCTACAGCATCAGGAGAATCAATTTTAGTACCAGATTGAAACTTTACATAAGCCGTTCCACTCTTCATCATTGAAATTAAGAGTGCTTTAGCAACAGGTTTATCCTGAACAAACTGAGGAAATAAAGGAAAAAGAGCAAACTTATCCATTATCTCTGGTTTCACTACAGTGTCAGAATTAAGCATTGTGTTACGATGAGTAAACTTTGCTAAAGAAAACTGACCCTTCCCTTTGGACATTAAATCAAACCCTATCTTAACCTTTTCTTTCTCTTCTTTAGTTAAGGGAGTGTTTACAAAACCTTCTCCCAAATAATCTTTAGCATGGGCTTTTGCATCTAATACAAGAGCATCGTAAACTTGTTGTTGTTCCAAAGAAATGTTTCCAACGTGTTTAAGCATAGCCCAATGAAAATCTGGTTGAGTTACACCTCCACCATCACCAATATTTACTTCTCCATAACCCTTTAAAAGAGACTCTGCTTCAGACTTGATCTGATCTTCAGTCTTGGTGATCCCTAATTCTTTATAGTAGAGTTTTTGTGACTCTACAAATCCAGTTAAAAAGTCATCCTTATAAGCAGAAGGTTTTATATCATCCTTAAGAGTAGAACTTTTATACGTCCTTCCTAATTGAAACGGGTATCCAAATACTGCACCAAAAGAGTTCTCTCTCAACCTCTTATTGGTAGATTCTAAAGCAGTCTTGGAAAGACTCAAAGGAGTTCCAGTAGATTGAACACCTTTTGCTCTTTTATAATATTTGGGAGTTTGACTTAAATCACCTTGAAATAAGATTGCTTCTTCAGTATGAAGAGTCATCGAGTTAACTACATAGAAGGCTTTCCATGTATTAACTTTTCCATCAAGCAGGTTCCACAAACCCTTATCTCCGTAAACTTCTTGATTACCACGATAAGTAGCATATTCCCCCACTAAAGCATTAACTCCACCCATTGTCTTTTCAAACAATTTATCGTATTCGTTATACTGTTCTGTAAAGAAACGATTCAAAGCATTCTTTAGGGTGTCGGGATCAATCTCTCTTAACAAGATTTCTTTTTCGTCTTTGTTAAGGATTGAATCAAAAAGTCCCCACTTAACTTTTCCTTGAGACTTAATTCGACTTAACTCTCCCTTGAGATAGTTTTCCCAAACTTTGTAAAGTTTAGATTCAATTGATAAATCAAACTGATTATCTTTTCTATCAAACTCTGAATTAACATCAGAAAAAGAGAAGGGAGTGTAAGAAACTCCGGGAACATTAGGTTGCCAATTAGATAGTCTAAAAAAGTAAGAAGTAGAAGCGGTTTCAGCACGAGTATTTTCTATGATACCGTGCTTGACCATTCCTATAAAATTGAGACTCAACCAAGAAGCATCATCCAAATCTATAGTAAGATTTCCTTCAGATGCTCTACCTTTTTGTTCTTTTTTAAATCCGTTTAAAAGTTCTACTTCTACTTTTACGTTCGATCTTTGTTCTACTAAAGAGTTAGTGGTTTCATCTACTACTTGAGGAAATAAAACTTGCTTAGTTAAAGAATACTCAAACATTGGATTCTTCAACCTTTCGTATTCTTCTAAGAGTTCTTCCTTAGTTCTTGCTTTATTAAGTAAGTTGCGATATTGTAAGATGGCGTTTAATTGAGAAAGAGTAGATTGATTTTCTCCTTCTGCGTTCTTAACCATAGTAGTGGTTGATAGGGGTCTTATTGAGTCTTCTCTTGAGAGGACTTTGTTCATCAACCCTGACAACCCTTCGTACTTTTTATCACCTACTGTACCACCATTAAATATAGATTCAGAAATACTGATAGAAACCTTTTCAAGATTTAAAAGCAACTCTGCCAAGTAAGGTTCTAAAGCAAGTATTTCTTGAGATACCATACCATTCTCCCTAAGGGTTTTGGGATGAAACCCAAGCCCTAAAAGTTCTACTAATAGTTTATTTCCGAGATCTACTTTATCTTCTTTTAAAATACCAAGATGGGTAAATAGTCTTTTAATGTCAATTTCATCACTTTCCCTGTCATAGAATTCTAAAAATTCGTCGTTGACTTTCCTAAGAAAGTTGGAGTCTATTTTCTTTTTACCGTTACTTTGAATATCTTTGGATTCGTTCTTAAAATAGTACCTACCTGATTCAGACTTAATCATTACATAAGTATCTACTGTTGCTTTTTTAAATGCTGTTTCTATTCTTAGATTAAGATCAACATCCCAGTCATTCGGATTAGTTACGTTTAATCTGTCTCTAAGAACAAAAACCTCAGGAACAATGTCTAATGCTGATTCGTTGAGAGAATCAAGCATCTCCTCTAAAGTCATTTTGTTAGCAAAAAGAGTTGCTATAAGATTCCAAGTCTCAGTATAATCGTTTAGTTCAAGACTACCAGTAGAATCAGTTTTGTATTTAATCCAACCGTTTGGAACTTTAGTAAAATAAGAAGTATGAGTTCCTTTGTCTATAAGGCCCTTCCTATCTTCGTCAGAGTAAATTTTAGTAACACCGTTTACTCTTTCAACTTTAGGAATGAGTTTTACAAAAGCACGACTAATAGGGTCAGCAGATTCCAAAGAACTCTCCTTAACTCCAGATCTATCAAAGTCACCTACTTTTTCATTCTCTACTTCACCTCCTGTTATGTTAGCAGTGTCTTGTTCCTTTTCAGGGTTTTCATTCTCCTCTACTTCGTTGGGGTCGTTTTCAAGATTATCTTCAATTTCTATTGTTGGGGGTTTTTCTCCCTTTTTATGTTTTCTTACTCGAACCAAAGTAGTGTTCTCAATCCAGTAATCTCTTAAGAACTCGTTGTTGGGTAAAAAAAAGTTATCCAAATAATCAACCTCTTCCTTACTAAGAATAGATTCGTTTTCCTCCAAATACTCAAGTAAGAAATTGTTGTAAAGACCAAATACATTTTCAAAACCTAATTGACCTTCAAGTAGTTGAGGTAAAAATCCTTGGTCAAAAATGAATTGTGCTATACCAGCATCTATCCTTCTTACTGATTGGTTTAAGTAAGTTTCACTAAAGCCTTGGTTTAAAACCTCTTTGAGCGAGTTTTCATCATACCCCAAAGAAAGAGGTTTGGTATCCATCTTAAACCTGTCTCTCTTGGTTTTGGGAGTTATGGGTTCAAGACTTATACTTGCTAAGGATTCAAGAAACTCTGCGTAAAGGGAAGGTTCTTTTTTTAAATCGAAGATTAGAGATAAAATGTCCTTAACTACTTCTTTGAGTTTTTCAAAGAGAGTCTTGTTTTTAGACTTTACTTTTTTAAGTTCTTTGATTACATTGGGATCTGTGAGTCTTGCTAAGACCTCATAAACAAATCTTGGATCTTCTTTCTTGTAACCTGCTTTTTCAATAATCTCTACAACTGAGTCAGGAACTTGTGTTGCTAACTCGTTGAGTTGTTTGGTAAGTTCATGTTCAGGATTTTTACTAATCCACTCCGAGGTTAGAACGTGAACTATTTCGTGAACAATTATTTCATAATTAGCGGGATTGTTTATAAGAGAAAAATTGATAAGTATTTCCTTATCATCTGCCATACCTTTAAAGTCCTTACTATAAGTAGTAACAAACTTTATAGTAGCATCTTGTAGTTTCTTTTTTACTTCCGATTTTTCAATCAGAGCGTTTAAAACTACTAATACGTCCTTGAAATCACCTTGAACTTTATTACTCATGTTGAGCAACTCATCGGTAATTTTTTCTAAAGGAATAACTTCGTCTTGGGTAATTTCAAGATTACCTACCTTGGGGTTTTCTTGGAATTCTTTATCTCGTGTGAGTTCTGAACTCTCATATTTGACATCAAACAAAAGAGATTTGATAGGCCCGTAAACTACGTCCTTACCCAACTTGATTTGACGAAAAACAGTCTGGTGATGTTCTAAGTAAAAGTCTTCAAAATTAGTATTTGCTTCTCTAAGTTCTCCGTTGAATATAATAGGAGTTAATACGGTTTGACCTACCCAATCTTTATGTACATTTATTCTTGCATAAGATAAAACCTTGGACAATTCAGCAATATCTACATCTGTAGGATCAATACGGTTAAAAACTTTAACTCCATTTACATCTACGAAAGTAGATCTTCTTTGTGCTTTTATCTTGTTACCTCTTAGAGAGAATTGAACGTCTCCTCCTTTAAAGTCTAACAGAGCGTTTAGAAATTTAACAACTCGATTCCCTTCTTCTTGAGTGTAAGTGTGATTGACTAAATCAATTACTCTCTTTTGCCAACTTTCAGACAAAGGAGTTCTATCCAAAGGAACTTTAGTCCCGTTAAAGTCTAAATATAAATTACCAGCATAATTAATCTTGTCGTCTTTAGAAGCAAGAACAAGTTTGTTAGGTTTTCCTTGAAGAAAAGTTTTAGCAGTAATTACTCTTTCAGAATAAGGAATCTTGGAATAAGCCTTAGGATAATCACTTACTGTACCCTTTACTTCCAAGAAGGAAGAAGGAGAACCCTTTTGAACCTGTTGCTTGTAATCAATAAGAACCTGTCTTACTATGTCATTTACATTAGCATAACGATCTTTTTCAAAGTTGGGTAGAGTAAGGGTAAATCCTTTTTGTTTATTGGCACCAATAGGAACTCCCTTATTGGGATCGGTAGTTAATCTAACCTTCCCTCCATAAAAATCATCAAAGGATTCGATATAAACTCGTTTCCATTCATTCTCCCACTTATACAAAACTCCTACTACGCCAAATCCTGTAAAATCGGGTAAAGAAAAGACATCTTCTACAGATTGAGTATTTGTAGATACGTCCTTTTCAAACCTTACTGCAAATCGTTCTCCTTGAGCAAGTTGATTTTCTACTTCTTGAGAAACATTATGTTTAAGTATAGATAGCCCTTCAACTCCTTGAAGAACATCTTCCTTTGAAGGTCTATATAAAAAGGTTTGGGTGTATTCATAAGGTGCTTGTTTTTGTACATCTTGTTGTGCAGATTCATCTGTTCTTATTTCGTCCTCTAAAGTGTCAAGATCAAGTTCTTTCTCAATCTGATTAAATAGAGTATTAATTCTCTCCCGAATACCAAGATAAGTTTGATAGACAGGACTACTTTGAAAAGATTTTTCTACTGGATAATTGTTAAAGAAAGGAACCAAAGAATTTAAAAAATCTCTGTCATCACTCTTTTCTTCAGTAGGAATGTTTTGATCAGACTCGTATTTCTCTACAAGTTTAATCAACGTATCTAAAAACGCAGCATAGTGTTCTTGAGGATCATTAGATTCTAACACCCCTGACAAGAGGAGTGTCACAAGTCCATTTCCCTTAACGTCAAGATTATCAACTAAAAATCCATTCTCTGTAGGTTCAATCTTTTTCAACTCCCCCTTTAGAGGGATGTACATTTTTTTAGCAAGATTGGACTTGATGCTTTTTACAAATTCTGTATAAGAATCAAACCTGTCTTGCTCCAGAAAGAATTTAAGAGTAGGATCAAGTATAACGAGAGTACATTTCATTTTTATTAGACTACAAGTAAGCAATAATCAGTATTATAACGAACTGGAAGATAAACCTCTTCTCCAAAAAAAAGAGATTTAAGGGTTCCTTCCCACTCTCCCCGATGAACAGATTCAACTCTTGTCCACATATTATATCGAGTTAAAAGGTTTCCTTTCTTTATATCTCTGGATTTACAAGGTTGTTCGTTAGTTAAAATAGATACGTTAGGTTTACAATAAATCAAACAAGAGTCTGTATAAATCTCTATCAGTACTCCTTTGTATTTATAGTCTGAAAACTCTTTAGGTTTTAAATATCCCAATCTGAACTCTTTGTCCAAAACAAGAACACTTCCCTTTGGATTGTAATGTGAAAGTTCTAACCAACCACTGTCGGTTAAAACTTCCATAAAATCTGGTATAAAAGATAATGATTCTGCCATTAACATTTTAACAGTTTAACACTCTAACTTAAATTTGTTTTTATTTATGTGATCTCTGAATAAAGGAAGCAAAGATGTGTTCTTTTTTAGAAAAGATTTAATCTTCTGATCCATTTCGTCTATTACTGGTTCAGCAGGTTGTTTTGTAACTATAGGTTCACCCTCAGTGAATACTTGTTTGAACTGTTTATTAGGTAGTTTATTAAAAGGAGTTTTAAGTCTTTTCAAGTCTCCTAACGTAAGTCCTTCCTTAGTTTTAATTATTCTGGTTTTCTGAAATCCATCTTCAAAGATAGAATATACATCTGCTTCTGCTCCAAAGTTTTGAGGTTCTATCCAATGAGTGTTAGGATAGTTTTTAATCTCGTCTTTTGAAAAGGTTTCTTGTCCTAACTGATAAATAGGTTTAGGTTGAGGTTTTTCTCTTTCAGGAAGTTTTTTAGAAAGATAATCATCTACAGGGTCGTTTTGTTCTTCCGTCGGTTTTACTCCCACTACCACTTCAGCAGCCTTTACCAAAACCCCGTCTTTTAATATCTGTGGACTTTTTGTTGATAAAATAGTATCTTCTTCTACTGAATAATCAGGACGATATTCTACTACTATTACTTTCATCCCTTCGTTAAACCTTTCTCCAGTAAGGTCTTTATATGTATATCCTTGGTCTGCAAGTTCTCGTTCTTTTTGCTCTATAAAACTTTGTTCTTCTTTAGTTATTGCTTCAGGAGAGCGTTTTATGTTTTGTTTTATTCTATGAATGGCCGTTAATATTTCTATCGGATCAGAAGATCCTTCTATTGTTTTCAAATGAGTTAACACTTGTTTTCTTCCTTTTACCACAGGAAGAAGCATTTGAGCCTCTGGTGTAGATTTAACTATTTCCCCATTCTTATCTACTTGGTAAATGTTTCCTCTGTCATCTTCTACTGTTGCTTCATTTTCAAGAAGACTTTTGACAGTAAATAGTCTACCGTCAATCATAACATCCTTTCCTATCTCGAATTTGGAAAGAGGATTTATGTTAGGAACAGTCGGAGATTGTTCTACATAAGGTTCTTTGTTCTCTTCTGCTTCTTCGTTAACTTTAAGGATTTGTTCTTGAATATCTTCTGGTTTTTCAGATTCAGTTCTTTCTTTGACCTCTTCATTAAGATTTAAGTCTTTAATTTCCTCCTTGATTTTTTCTTTCTTAAACCTATCGAACTGCTCTTTTGAAACTTCTTCGTTTATAACAAGTTCTAAAAGTTCCTCCTCCTGCTCTTTAGAGAGTTTTTCTAAAGAGTTATAATAAGACAAAAGTTTATCATAATACTCTGTAGTTTTTTCTACTTGTTGTTTTGCTTGTCTTAATTGAAGTTTAGGATCAATTTCAGATTGATCTGTTACTGCGTTGGAAAGTTCTTCATAGTATTTAACTTGACGAACTAAGTCTTTAAGTTGAGCATGTTTAAAGTCGAGATAGTTTTTAAAACCTCTTTTTGATCTTGTCAAGTTTCCAAGATAAGCAATACTGTTGTCTTTAATCCCTAAAGACTTGAGATTCTGTTGGTTGTTAAGAATCTTTCCTTTGGTGTGTCTTAATAGAGATTCGTTTCTTGCTACCACCTCCTTAAAGTCGTTAAAGAGGTTTTCTTCAATACTGTTAATTTGAGACTCTTCATCGGTAGAAAACGCTTCTCTGATCCTTTTTAAGAAAGGATTGGTGGTATAAGGATTGTCCTTATAATAAAAGTTAACCTTCTCTATGTCTGCCTTGACATTTTCTGCGTCTTCAATAAGTTGATTAACAAAAGCATCTCTTTCTAGTTCAGAAGTGAATTGTTTTCCAAATCCTTCGTTAAACTCTTTGAGATCTAGTTCTTTGAGATCGTTCAAAGAAGATAAAAAAGAATCATAAGAACCTAACTTTAGGTTATCGTGAACACTTGAATATAAAGCATCGTGCGCTGCTATGACTTCAACTGAGTCTTGATTGTTTAGGTCTATAGAAGATTGATATTGTTTAACTGTAGAGTTAAACCTTTTGTAACTATTCTCAAGATAGTTTACAGCACTTTCTGATCTGGTTCTTCCCTTGGTTAAAAGGGGGATAGAAGCAGGAGCACCCATTAAGAAACCTGTTAGAGAACCTATTCCTACGTTTTGCCAAAACTCATCATCAGTTAAAGTTTCAGGAAGATTCTCCATCAAGTAGGAGAGAAGATCAGATTTAGTTTTAGGATTTACTCTGTTAGCGTAGTAATCGTGAACAGACTTTCCTATGTGGTATTGAAGACCTTCTTCAAGACCTTCAGAAAAAATATCCTTGAGGGTTTCTTTTCCTATCTTTTTAAGAGCCTCTTTGGTAGAAAAAGTAGAGATTGCTTTTAATCCTTCCTTGGTTGCTTGAGTCTTTACAAAAGATTCTGCTCCTTTGATTATTCCTTTTCCCATTATAAGGTTAGGAAACTGAAGCAAGTTGGAAGCAAGAATAACAGGCAAGTTTAAAGCAGTAGTGTATTTACCTGCTTTTTCTGCTCTCTCGTTTATCTCTTGAAGAGTTTCAGGATCAGTTTCATTTCTATAAATAGCGTCTTCCAAAAGTTGTTTCTTGGTATCCAACCATGTATGATACCCTTCAACAAATGCTTCTCCTTGAGCAGTAAAATAATTAATTGCTGCGTATCTACCTGCTGTAGTTATCTTAGAAAGAGCAGAGATTTCTAATCCTTTACTAAAGTTTTTGGTAAGTTGTGCTGCTGCTATAATATCATCGGTTTTGTCTGCTCCTTTTGCTACTTGTCGAACCATCGAGAATAACTTTGGTGACAAAGAACGAATCCTATTAATAGCACTTACTGTAGTTGCTGGTGAAGAAGTTCCTCCTGTTGCTACTGTGAGCAAAGCATCAGCAGTTAATCCTGCTGTAAGAGCACCCATTGAGAAACCTATATTCTTGATTACTTTGTCTCCCCAAAAGTTCATAGCACCACCACTAAAGGGAACAGCGTTGATCCAATCTGATCTATCTCTTTCGGATTGGGTGTAATAGTTGGGAAGTTTATCTTCTAACGCAGTTAGTTGATTTTGAATCCATTCAAACTTTCCATCTTCATTAAACGTTTCTCCTGTTCTCCAAGCATCAATACTTTTTGGCATCGAGAGAAAGGTAGAAACATAAGTACCCCAAAAGTTTGCTCCTGTTTTTAAAAAAGAGTTTAGAAACCTTTCTCCTGGGCCTTGAAACCTACCGTAAATATCTTCAGAGTCTGTCCCATATAAATTAGTAGGGGTGAACTGAAGATAAGGGTTGTTGTATCTTTTTTCTTGTTTGGTTGTATAAGTGTAAGCAGGATTATTAGTAGGTATATTATTTAGTCGGTTTGCTACAGTCTCTAATAAAGAAACTTGTTTATTAGCAGTTCCTTGAGGAAGACTTACATTAATATCAGCAGGAACATAGGGAGTTAACCTGACACTTAAGGAAGCATCCTCTATTGGAGTTTTAAGGTCTGTTCTGGTACTTATGAAATCAAACGGATCTGTGTGCATTTACTTGGGTTTACTTTCGGCTTGTTTCTGAAGTTTAAGAACGTTTTCTATTTCTTTAAAAATAATGTTAATGTCGTTTCTTTTTACTGCTTGAGGAGTTTTACCATCTATTTCAACATAAATTTCATCACTTCCTTTAATATCTCTGACGATCACTTTAGTACCACCGATAGTTTTGCTTACTTCTCCCAAGTCTTCAAAGATCAAATTTAATACGTGATCTCTTTGTGTGGCAGAAGGGACTTTGGCACGATACCATTCACCTGCTTTTATTTCTTCAACTTTGTTACCTTGAGCATCTATTAAGGGAAGATTTTCAAAGTGTTTAATGTGTTCAGGTTTAATCATAAATGCACCATCACCTTGATAATTAGGTTGAAGTACCATTGCTATTGAATTTAGCGGAATACCAAAATTACCATCCTCTGAAATTTGCTTAAGACTTTCTTCAATATAAGGTAAAAGTTTATTGATTTCTTTTGGATCAGAAATAGTATAGTGAGTATTTTGAATAAATTGAGGAAGTTGTTCTGCTGTTATATCTTTGATTAATTGAGAACTTTTTTGTTCTTGTTCTATTGCTTTTTCTACAGTTGCTAAGAAGTTGGTATCATTGTTTAGAATTCCTTCATAGTGAGCACTTACACCTCTACCTGTAGGATTATAGAGTCCACTTACAACATCATCTACTCTACCTCTTAATTTGCCAGTCTGATATTCTCTTTTGACCTCATTCCAAGTCATTTGTTTATACCCTCCCTTGTCATCTCTTACCCCAAAGATCATTTCTCCCTGACCGTCCCAATTGTTCATTCTTGCGTAATCTCCCAAGGAAGGCCCGTTACCTACTTTTACATCTGGAACTTTAGTTTCTCTATTAATAGTTTGAGCAACTTTTCCTGCTTTGTTTTTAAACCATTCCTGCTTAGTTAGGTCTGTATCGTAAGCCTCTTGAAGACTGTTAAGAGTTTGATCATTAGCAAAAAGTCCGTTCTTAACTCCGTTTTTAAATGCTTCAAATCCAGCAAGATTAGGTTTCTCATTAGTAAAGGCTATGTCTTTACCAAACTTACCTACATAAGCGTTCCAAAGTTTTACTTCATGGTTGTTAGTGTTTGCTTGCAACCATCTGTTATCTTGAAGGTTCTTGGGATCTATGTCATACTTATCTCCTGTCTTTGAAGTGATGATAGGAGTAGTTACGTCATTGATCTCTTTACCCATTTGCATAAATCTATCCCAAGAAGAAACCAACTCAGTCTCATCTTTGATAATATCTCTCGCTACTCCGGGGGTTGTTGTTTCTGTTGCTGCTCTTTTAAGTTCTAATTCTGCTGCTTTAATTGCAAGACCTGCTCTTCCTAACTCAGCATCGAGAGCAAGTCTGTCCTTCATACTGTTGATTCTAAGTTGAGCAAAATAAGTTTCATCCAATCCTACTCTGCTTACTTCGTCCTTCCAAGACAGGGCTTGAGATATTCCGTTTACATAACTTTCGTTCGTAAGTTGGTTTATAAGAGGAAGCAGTTCTGTTTCAGACAACGCCATCCAATGTTGTTGTGATATTTTATTGGACGACTGTTTTATTAGAGCGTCGTTCAAAGAAGTTTCCATTTCTCCAAGTCTGTCTATCTCTGCTTGAAGTGCTGCTTTTTGAACAATAGATTCTGCTGGAGGAAGAGAAATGTTTTTTATGGTCTTTTCATATTGTGCTTTCAAAGCCTGAACATCAGTAAGTTGTTTTTTTGTGTTTTGATGCTCGGTACTCAACCATCTGGAATATGAATTAAAAAGACCTAACCTTCCCTCTGGAGATTCGTTTTGTAGTATTCTGTATTTTGACAGTATCTCAAGTTGACTTCTTTCGTCCTGATCTAAAGTGGTTTCAAGAAGTTGTCTGATGCGAGATTGAGAAACACCTTTAGAAGCAGTTAAAATATCATATCCCGTTGGTACTTCTACTTCTTGTGTGGTTATAGAACCGTCGGGATTTCTTACTTCTACCTTTTGTTTTTGCAAGACTGGTTTTTGAACAGTTTGACTTTCAGCATGAAGAAGTTTGGTAAGGTTCACCAACTTTTGATCTATATCTTTATAAGGGGTATAGGATTGTTTTTTTTGATCCCAACCAGCAATGTCTCCTGCAAGATAAAAGTCCGTAAGTCCACCACTCCAATCTCTGAACACCGCTTCGTTTATAGAATTATATCCACTCTTTGCAGGATCTTTGGAGTTTCTCATCCCCTCGATAATAGAGAGTTGTTGTTGATAGTGAGAACTCAATTGAGATCTTTTCTTCAGATCTGTGTCAGAACTTATCTTGGTGAATACAGATGCAAGTCTTGCCTGAACCTTGTCGTTTGTCAAGTCTCCTATATCTCCAGACAGCATATTGTCTATCTCCTTATTATATTCTTCGAGTTTATATTGACCATCTCTGTTCAACATAGAAATGTTGAGAGCAGAGTTTTGCATATTATGAAGCCTCGACAAGAAAACATCATACTGCTGTTGCTTTTTTATAAGCAAAGCCTGCTCCAGATCAGTATTATAATCTGTGGTCTTATACTGAGGCAGAACTAAACCTGGTGAATAAGGACTTATTGTAGCCATTTATTTTGTATTATCCTTTTACTACTGTTGCTTTACCTGTTGAATCAATGATTATTTCTACTCCTTGTGGAGTTTTTGCCAAAACCGCACCATTGGGAAGATTTTTAACTGGTACAGCATTTTGGGCATATTGTTGCATTTCCATCTCTTTTTTCTTAAGAGCATCTTGTTTATTCCCCAAGAAGTCAATACGACCCGTGATAGGATTTACACGATAGTTCTCAGAATTAAGTTGGTTTTTTATTCTCGTTTCTTCTACATAATCTAAATAATTGCGAATGGAATTGACTACTCGTGATTTCTGTTGAGCATGAAATTGATCTTTAAGATAGTCTACTCTTGCTTTTTGTTGATTGTATCTTTCAACATCTTGAAAGTGTTGATCTATATTATTGTTGATGTAAGTTTGAAGTTTTTCGGTATCTTGGTTTATCTTGGTTTCGTATCTCTGAGCGTTTCCAAATGCAACCTTTGCTGTATGGTCTTGATATTGAGCATTAAGATTTGCTATTCGTGCTTGCTTAACTTCTTCAGGCATATTAGAATTTTGAATCTGTTGAATATTAAGTGCCAAGTTTCTACCTGCTTCTTTATCATCAAAGTCTACAAAACGAGAAAATAAAGGGGATTTTCTTAAGTCTCGATACTGAGGGTTTTGAACAGTAAGAGAATCTCCTAAAGCAAGTCCTACATCCAATATAGTTCCTGCCAACTTGTGACCTATACCAAAAGGATTTTTAGACTCTGTTTCTGTGTTTTTAGAAACGGTCTGTGAAGAATTAGAAGTACGATTAAAACTAACCGAAGATGGATTTGTGCTTTTTACAGACGTGGGTATCGCTAAAGAAGGTATAGGATTTAGAGGGTTAACCGAAGTTCTCTGTTGTGATACAGGTTGATTTGATGGAGTGTTTGTTCTGGTTCTTACAGAAGGTGTTTTAGAGGGTAGGGGAGCAACACTGGTATCATTGGGGTCTACCACATCCAAAGTTTTAGTTGCTGGAGGTAGAACTCCGTTTCCAAAATACACAGGACTGGTTTTTCTGTTGGGAGAACTCGCCATAGTAGAAGGTTCTGTTTCTGTTACCACCAAATCATACTTGGAACCTCCGGGATAAACAGGTCTTTTACCAGTTATGGTTGCTTCTGGTAATTGATTGTACATTGCTTTGATTTGTTGTAAAGGGGTAAGTTTTTGTTCTATTGTAAGTTCCTCAACGTCTTTACCCATTTCTATATCTTGGCGGGTGTCCCAAAAAGAAGTATACATTTTCTTTTGAGGTAACACAGGCCCACCATATTGATATTCAGAGTTTTTTCCAGACTTCATCTTTTCTTCTTCTTGAGTTTGGAAAATTGTCTCAAGCATTGCTAAGTTACCTGACATTTTAAGTTTAGCAGTTTCCTTCTCATATTGATCAGAGTCTGGATTTTGTAAAATCTTAGACCATTTAGTAGTGTCAAACTTCTTACTTAGGTCAGCATAAGACATTTTTTTCTTAGTCTCTTTACCTAAGACTGTTTTAATAAGTTCTTTTGGGGCGCTGCTAAATTCGCTAAAAATTTTACTACCACCTTCAGCAAGTATATCAATACCTCCGTTAGCATGAGTATTACCATTAAAACCGTATAACTCACCATTGGGATTTAAGATTGTTTCTTTATCTTCTACTTCGATGGGAGTAAGTCCACCCTGTTGATATTTTTTCCACATAGTCATTCCTCCCTTGAGAAACATTTCTTGTTCATTTGAACCAAGGGATTCAATATAGTCTATAACTTGATCCTGTTCATCTTCTTCGAGAGAAGAAAGATAAGATTCAAATTTATTTATAAGTCCACCTTTTTGTTTTTTATTCTTCATAGGTATTTCAATTACTGACTTTGTATTGAAAAGGTAATTTTCATTTGGTTTCATCATTTTAAATGAACCATCATCTAACACACCAACCAAAGGTGTTGATACATTTTTCATAGAAATGGAAGGAGAATTTATTTCTAAATAAGGACTGTCTAAGAAAGGACTATTATTTCTATATCCGTATTTATCTATTAATTTTTGAATTTCCATAAATAATTATTATAAGAGATGTTTCTTTTTATAGCATAATAAATTTTATCTCTTCTGTATCCTTTTTGTTCATAACTGGAAATTATATTTTCCTCTATTATAGAAAATTGATCTATATCAATTTTTTGTATTAGTTTACTTTTAGACTCCCTCATTTTATTTTTACTTTCTTTAGAAAATTTGGCTCCTTTTCTATTTCCCGGATATTTACCTGTTATATGATTTATAGAATGGTTTTTTAAAAATTCCAATCGTTCGTCTAAATCTTTTATCTTACAGATACTAAACGTATTATTTACAACTGATCTTTTAGATAGTAAAGATTTATAAAATTTTTTAACAGATATATTTAAAAGTGTGTATATGTCTTTTGGGGAATGATACAAACATACTTCATGTGTAAATACATTTATTAAAGCGTACTTATATCCAGTGAAAGGAACCACTCCTGTTTCAGACGGCAAATAATATGTTCTTAAATTTTTTTTCTGAATTATTTTCTTTATAACTTTTATATCCATATTTAATAACTCAGAAATATATTTTGATGGATAATTTTTAAGTCTATATTCTTTTACTAAAGATATAATTTCAGGTGTTAGTCCACTTCTTTTTAGACCAGACTTTATAGCAGACTCTTTCTTTCTTTGTTTAAACTCCTCAGTAGAAAATGTCTTTTTTAAAGATTCTTTATGTTTTAAGGATTGTTTCTTAGTCAATTTATATCCTTTATTAGAGTCTACTATTTTCCTAATACTATAAACAGGATTTAATATATCAGTAAATTTTTGTTCTAATTTTGTTAAATATTCTTCGGGACAAATACCCAATATTTCAATTGTAAAATTTTGTATTCCGTGTTTTATAATAGCCTTGTGTATTACTTGACAATCTTTTTGTTTAACCACATTATTGTAATGCCCGTTCCAACGTGAATATAAATTTTTAGAACTTCCAATATAACATTTGTTATTTGTTATATTTGTAATCTTGTAAATTCCACATCTATTGAGAAAAGACTTTCTTTCAATAGATGGAATATTGTTGAAAGATATTTTAAGTTTATTTTGAAATTTTATATAATAATTGTTCATTTATTTCTTTTTAGACCACCTCTTTGTGTTTTGTGCAAAGACTGCTCTCCTTTTTGTAACTGGATTTTTACTATGAGTAAGTTCTTCTGTAGTTTTACCTGTACGTTTTTTAGTCTCGTTGAACTTACCCCTATTCTCAGGTTTAATTTTAATTTTGTTTTTCATAATAAATATTTAAGCGAGTTCACCCATTTTTTCATCAATGTGTAATAAAGTGATTTGTTCTGTACCAAATGATTCAAACATATCTATCCACATTTTGGAGGGATAAAATTTTTGAAATCTAATGTTGTTTACAACAGTTTTTCTTCTACAACGAGAATTTAAACTATAAACATTAAGACTATATTTTTCAGCACATTCTTTTAGTCCAAAAATTACATCAATAAGATTATTTTTTTCGTTATAAACACAAATATATACATTTTTTCTACTGCGAGATGCAACATAAGGCTTTAAATTCTTTTGTTTGGTTTTAAAAAACAAATATCCTTTTAGTTGAATACCTCTAAGTAGAGCATTCATAATAGAGTTTCTATTGAAATTAAAGTATTCTGCGCATTCTGGTACACTATTCCATGTACCTATATAGTTTCCTTTTACACAATAACAATAAACTCTTCTCCCATATTTTTTTCTTACTGTTTTAATTCTACGTTTTAAAACTTCTCGTGACCATTCAGATATTTCCCCGCCTATAGTTAAATTAAATCCGTATTTATTATTATTTGATCTATAATAACTGATCCAATACCGTTCCCTATCTCCAATAAAGATGTTTTCTATATTATTTTCTATTATAGTAAAAGAAAATACACTATAGAAATCTTTATTGCTATACTTGTTATAGTGTTTTTGTAAGTATATATTGTAATGAGTTCCCTTTTCTAAAGATCTTTTATGATCACATTCTCTGCTGGAAATATTTTTAGTTTTCCCAATATATACTTTATTATTTATTTTACTTCTAATCATGTATATATACTGACTCATATTATACCATTTTTCCTAATTCAATATCTATTAACAGCAAAGAAGTCTTATCATCTCCAAATGAATCTATCATGTCTATTATTTTAAGGGTCTTTCCAACTTCTTCACTTTGTTCTTGGGTAAGTTTTAAAGCAATAGGATAAAGCATTAACTGGTTTTCTTCAAATGCTGCTTTGGCAAGTTCTGCACACTGATTATAAACTTCAATCTCGTGTTGGTAACTTAAATTAACTATTTCTACTAATCCAGTAAAATCTTGTTGAGGTTTTGGTAATTCAGGAGTAACAGGTCTGATACCGAGATCAAGTAAAAAAGAATAAATTATTTCTGCATGAGTAAGTTCTTCATCAGAATATTTTTTCCAAAGTTTTGCTGCTCCTACATAACTCTTATCGTCCAACCATCTGGACATAGCAGAGTAAATACGGGAACTATATTCTTCTTGTTGAATCCTGTAATTGCACAAATCAATCAATCGTTGACTGATTAGTTTGTCGAATTTGGGTTCAGGATTCTTCATTTTATCCAATATTTTTTTGCTGTCTATCATTTTGTATTACCGTATATTTTTTTGTAAATAGTTGGAGATTCTCTCTTGGTCTGACGAAGTATAAGTTCGTTAAGTTCTTGGGAAGTAAGATCTTTCATTCTTTTGTTTGCTATCTGAGGATACAGGTCTGCTCCATAACCACTATTAGACCATCTTTTCATGGCATCTCCAACTGTAAGATTGGCATAACTACCAGAAGTTAATAAATCTTTCTGGGCTTGTAATCCTGCTTTCACCGAAGGAAAAACCGCAAATATCCCACCATCTGTTGCTGCTCTTCCCGGTTGTGCTCCATATTTTTGAGCAAACTTTCCATACTTTATGTTTCCGGGATTTGAGTGGGTTGTTGCAATATCTCCTTTGGGAACGTTTACGGATTGATAAGTAGAATGATAAATATCATTCGTAGTATAGGTATCCAAAGGATTCTCCTCAAAAAGCCAAGATAAAAGATTAGAATTCTTTTGCATTTCTTCTCCCGGAGAAGTCGAGGTAAGGAAGTTTTGAATTTCGTTCTCTGAAAAACCCTGATCTTCTACAGGAGATTGGAAATCAGAAGAGTACAAAGATTCTGTATCCGGTGCTTCTATTTCTCCTCCTTCTTGTTTTTCTCTTACCCAATTATCTCGTCGTCTTCTTTGTTGCCAGTTTCTATCTCTTAATGTAGTAAGTTTTTGAGAATCGGCACCATACATTTCTTTCTTATAGTCTTTATATGCTTCTATATCCGGCATAATTGTATTTTTTATATATGCTTGTTGTAAGGGATCTATTTTGGCAGGATTTTCTCTTCCAAAAAATTCCACTCTCGCATCTTCTCTCCTTACTCTATCTGGAATAATTAAATGATCCAGTTTATTTGTAGCAACAGGTTTTACGAAAGTGGATTCTGGAATAATTCCTCCTTTTTGCAAAAACCCAAGCAGACCAGTTGCTCCTTCAAATATATTTCCAAAAGCATCTTTTTTAGTATTGTTTGCTTCTTGTTCCAATCTTTCGTTTTTATCCTTATATATGTCTGAAAGATGTTTTTGGAGCATCTTTGAGGACTGCTCTTGTTGGTTGTAAAAGTCCATAAACAAATCCATCTGACCTCCGTTCTGATAAAAAGGAACATTCAACCCCTTCCTTGCAGTAAGATTATCAGTTCTTCCGGTAGTGTACGGAGTTATATAAAAATTGTTTGCTCTGGCCTTTTCTCTTCTCTGTCGAAGATCCTCAGCAGAAGCACTTTCATGTATATTTTGAATTCTTTCTTGTCTGTTTCCCTCGAAGATTCCTGCTATACCTCCTATTATTTGACCAATTGAACCAATAACAGGAAGGCTATCAATAAAAGAAGATTGCTCCTTTTGTTTTTGTGAATACAAAGGTTTTTGTGAAAACACATCGGAATCTATATAAGATACAGAATCTCTTATAAAATCTCCATATTGAGCCTTTTTCTTTTTTAAAAAAAGTTTCGATCTATTGGTTAAGTTAGACATTGATCAGATCTTGATTTGGAACTATAAGTTGTAACAATATTTTGTGATCGGTGTTTGTTTCACTTCTCAAGTGAAGTTTTACCCACTTCCCTTTTATGTCGCTTCTTTGATGTGGCGGTATAGAGTTTGAAGTGGATTGAGGTGTATAATCCATACCATTGTCTGAAAGAAGAATCAAAGGATTGGAATTGTGATTTATTCTTAGATTTTCAAACTTGTTGATTCTAAACACGGAGTCTTGAACTCTGGTTACTTCTGCAACAACAGGATTGGATTCGGTATTCTGAATTAAAGAATGGTTGGGATTGTTAAGGTTTTTAAGGTAAACATCAAGAAGCCCTGTAGACCCGTTATTGTTGTAGGCAAAGATTTTGTCAAAAAATTTGTTTGTTTTATAAACAGGACTGCCATATACCTCTTGAGTATAAAATTCTGAAAACACTTCGATATTTTGAAGTTCAAGATTTTTGTACTTGTTGTTTATGACCATTCCAACATCAAATGGTACTTGTTCGTCGTAATAGGTTTGATAAGTAAACTCCTTGTTGTGCTTCCATATTCCAAATTCGTTTACTGTCAAATAAGTGTTCGGGTCTACCAGAAAAAACCTTGGAGTAAAGGAGTGAAAACTTATCCATGATTCCAGTTTTGGTTTATAGGAAAGACACCACGGTTCTCTTTCTGAATATCCTCTTATGTAAAGATTCTCTGTGTAATTGTCAAAAATTATAACTATGGTGTTATCTTCATATTCTGATCCTTGATTTCCAGTATAGTGTTGCAACCAAGACTGCATAGTTCCAGTAATATCCTTTAAAGAACCGTTCCACTGAAACATCTTTCTACGATAACGATCAAAAAAGAAAGTACCATATCTTGTGTTGCAAAAGGACAAAGGATCTACACAACCCACATATCCCGTTTGTTCATTTGAAAGTCTTCTAAGCCTGTTTGTAAATATATCCCCTTGTGTCAACAATAAAGAATTTCCTTCGGTCGTGTTTAAGGAATAATTGAGTTGGGAATAAAGAATATTGTTTTCAAATGCAAAAAAGATGGAGTAGTCATCGGTGTAGTGCATTCCTGTAAACTCACCAAACACCCTTGGTAAAACAGCATAATTTAAAGGAAGAAATTGAAGCCATCTGTCATCTGTTGATTGAGGGTCGTCTTTTAAAGAGTAGGACACGATAAAATCGTTATCTGAATCTGTGGGATCAGAGTTTCCGTATACTCTTTCAACTTCATTGGAAAGAAGGGAAAAGTTGTATAAAAACTTGTTGTCGAATCTAATTTTATCTGTTTTTGATATATCCCTATAATCTATTTTTGGATAAAAACTACCATTTGGGGTAAAGTCTCTTTCACGATAATCACCTATAAATTCTGATTCACACCAAAAGTTTATTACTCCCGTAACAAAGACATAAAACAATCCCTGTGCATCGGATCCGACTCCATCCACATAAGGAAGAAAAACATTGTCCAAGTTGTAGTGCCATCCAGATTCTTTTACAAATTCGGTATCTATCCAAAATCTCGGATACCATAGATTTCTGTTTTCCCTGTAATCGAATTGTGTATCTATTGGTACGTCTTCCAACCACTGTTGACATATTGGCATTTTTCTCAAAAGAGTATGCTTCGATATAAATACGTCTCCAGCATATATCACATCGGAATCAAAAGAAACTTCACCCGAAGTTACCTGCTTAAAACAACCTACTGGACGATAGGATATAGAATCTATAGAACCATATTGATTTGGTTGTTTTACTTTTATTCCTACATAGTAGGAAACTCCCTGAACGTTTAGATCATTTCCCGCATATCTATCAACCGTATTGAAATAATTGAAGGCAGGAAAATCCTTTGAATATCCATCGGAGGAGACTTCAGATGCAAGAACCCTGCTGGTGTCCAAAGATACAGTATCCGACAACAGCCGATCTATTTCTACATAGTAGGAAGATTCTCTAAGATTGTTGTTGATTTTTTTGTTGTTGGAAGCAATCTGGTTTATCGGTAAAAGATATTGACTCGAATTTATTTTAAACCTTGACGCAAGAGGAAGACTCCAAGGAAGAAAGGAAGAATAGTTGCACACACTGTTCATTTGTGCAGCATGATTTCTATAGTTTGCAAGAAGTGCAATATCATCAAATGGAAGAAGTTCAGTTCCAAGTCTTGTCAGAGGATGAAGATACACATGATCAAATTTTCCTTCGATCCAGCCTCTTGATTCCCCATAGACCTTCATTTCGGTTCCAAACTCTCTTTGTATTTCCCTGAAATGAATATCGGGAGAGTGATAAGTAAAATCCTTTCTTGAGAAAGACTGGGGAGGAATCCAATCAGCATCGTATCCCTCACTTCCATCAGCATTTATTGCAGTTGGTCTTGTTGATAAGAAGACATCAGGGTGGAGATCGTTAAAAGGATAATTAGGATAATAAATCGTTGTCTCGGGAGTGGAGAAATCTTGTGTCATATTGAAGACAAGTCCTTTATGCAATACTGACTTGTTTCCCTTTCTGTCCCCTACGAGGATTCTATATCCAGATATATCTGGATCTGGAGTCATATCCGGTAAAAGAGGATACGGGATGTTTTTAAACCTAACCCCAAGTACATTGACACAATCGCTTTCCTTTACATAAGATTCTCCAGAGGTGCAAAATTCTATTTCTGGAAATCCGGGAAAATTTATATCTATACAAGTGACATCCTGAAATTCTTCTGAAAAATTATTGTGAATATGTGTCAGATCGTGAGATGGCATTCTGTGGTGTCTTATTGGTTGACACGCCAGATCCCCCCAAATATCGGGATCGTTGGGATAAGTAAATTCTTGACTTTCCCAATATCCCATTTTTCCAGACTTGTTGATTACTTCTCCTGAACAGTTCTGACATTCGTACTCGTTGTCCACTTCAATGGTGGCGGTATTTTCTATTTGCCAATACTTGAGGGTGGCAGGAACACAGTCTTCCAGTTCATAAATATCGGTAGTATTGTAGTCATCTCCTGTGTACTCTATTACGTCTCCAGAGGTAGATTGTCTTCCAACAATGGAAAAGATTCCTCTGGAGTTTCCTTTTAAACCAACCCACTCTAAAGAGAACGAATAAACTTCGTCTCTCATCAAAGAGGGATAGAAGGGAGCCAGTTCTTTGTCTATAAGAACCTCTACCCACTCTGTTTCTATTTCAAGGGCTTGAGGTTGATAATTCAGTTTTTCTAAGTTGGCGTGTCTTCCCAACATAAGAATCTCTCCATTGGTTACTATGTGCTTGGAAGAATCAAATGCCACTTTCTTTTGAAGTGCTTGTTGAGTTGAGAATATCGTTGCGTTGTCTATTGAGTCTATCGTAAACTTATCGTTGGATACAGGGAAAAAACCAAGGTTATAAGTCACAAGAGAATTTTCTCTTGTATTGGTGACAAGTACAAGAGCGTATTGTGTAAAGGGAACATCCTGACATCCTATCTCTACTTTCAGACCTATGTTGGAAGATTCCGAAAAAACCTTTATTGCCGAACTAAAAGTAAAATCCGTAAGAACCACATTGTCTATTGCGTAAGCAATCCCTATTTGGTACACTCCGCTCAACAACTTTCCTTCTTCTGTTTTTGTAAGATTTAAACAAGGTTTTATATAACTTTTGTTGATCTTGACTGCTTCACAATCAAAATCAGTAGAATACTCTACGTCGCAGTTTTCACACCTTGAACTAAGAGGTCTTTTTGGATATTCTTTATCTATATCAAAATATCTATTGGGATTCTCTCCATCTACTATATAAACTCTCCTATCATTGTTTTTATTGTTGTATTTGTAGACTCCACGAATGTACCATTCAAGATTCAAACAGGGGTCGTTTGCCCATAGAGAGTAGGAACAATCGAGAGAATTCAATATTCCGAGTTCATAGGAATCAGGAGTTTTGAATGCCACAAAATGTTCATATCTTCCCAATTTGACAGAACCTTTAAATTCATAATCTTCTGGAAATTCGTAACAAAGTTCGTTACCCAACTGATTGACAACAAACCAATTATTCCCTTCGTTGTCGAATACGTCCCCATTTAGCAAAAAAGTCAAATCCCTGTCCTCAAGCAAGGAAGGGTGTACATCGTAATTCAATTTTTGTCCAGCAGTTTGCTTAACAGAATCTACCATCTATTATTTAAAGGTCTTTTTGTAGGATGAGTTAATTGATTACCATGACCATATACAACTTGCTCAAACTTGGAATAACGATCATAAAAAGTTTTTCGAGCATCGTACATCTCTTTGAAATCTACTTGTTTTACAAAAGATCTTGCGTTAGCCTCCAACACAGCAAGTTCGTTCTTTGAATCATGGTATCTTTGTTGTACATCTGCGTCATTGTTCCAGTACATTACTTGAAATACTTTTTTGACACAAGCCCCCTTGATCCATTCTCTGATTCTTGCAAAGTCTGGAATTAACAAATCTTTCCCATCTATGGTATCTTTTTCCAACTTCTGAAGATACTCCATATAAATGTAACCTGTTTCAAAACCTGCTACTAAAAGTTTACTTGACAGGTCTATTTGATGTTGATGCAAAACACTTTTATTAAAGCAATTATTAGCACAGTAAGGTAAAGAAGAATTAGAAATAGATAAAGGAGCAAACTCCTTAAAAGTAACATCAAATGTTTCAAATCTCTGAACTATTCCCCACTGATCCCCGCACTCATCTGTACACAAAGTCGACTTACCTGTAACCATGAAGTCAGCAATGGTTGAATCGCTGACTTCATACAATTGAGGATTTTCTGTTGTAGTAGAGGTTATCTTGTAATCAAAACACGCTAATGCCAAGAGTAACTTATGAAAATCATCAGGTAAGGGAGACTTATAGTTGTCTACGAAAAGAGTAGTTTTTCCTACAGGATAAATCTTGGAACCTAACTTGGAAAGACACTCTGCTATCACTGGATATAAGTGAGAATTATCTACTACTGCTCTTTCAAAATAGACTCGTAGATCGTTCTTTACTTCAGCGAGTAGATCTTCAGCAGTAATAAAATTTACGTTCTTATCGAGATTGGTCATAAGCGTTAAGGTGAAATTTGTCTTTCAATAGTATTGGCATTAGGATGTTCATCCGGTTTCAATTGGGTAATTGGAACCAACTCAGATCTTGCCATTTTAATGGCAGCATCTTCCAAATAATCAGGAAGTTGCACTTTAGATCTCAGTTTGGAACCACAATCTCCACTACTTGAATCTATTGGAGGGTTGGAAATAGAGTTGTTGTTAGAAGTGTTACAGTTGAAATCTGCAAGATCTCCTTCAAACAACGCTGACAAGGACAACCAAGGATATTCATGTTTAGGAGTATAAAGAAATCCGTTGTGAATAAAAGCATAATTCTCTCTATTAAAACGGACTTTGCTTTTTACTTCATATTGAAAAGGACTAACTATTACAAAAGTTCTGCTTAAGTCTGGTGTAGCCAACCATCTGTAAATAATTCCGTCGTTACTTTCTATGAATTTGGGAAGTTTTCTTTTGGAACGATACACTTCACAATTGGTAGGTAGCACAAGACAATTGCAATAAATAGAATTAACTGCTTCCATTTCTATACAAATGGGTTCCCACACATCAGACATGGAATAAATGTTACCGGAAGCAGTATCTTGTTTAAGCAACTGTTTCATGGCAGTCAAATAAGTATTCCACAAATATCTGTTTGAGTAGATAGAATCATCAGATACTTCTTTTATTGAGGAACGAAGTCTTGCTACCACTTCACCTATAGTTGTCATTTTTCTATCTTAGAGATTTTATTAGATCAGTAGTTTCTTTTATTTTTTTGGGGTTTACTGCTTTTCGTTTAAAGAAGTCTAAGTCGTTTTCGTATTTAATCCAATGAAAAAATTTATCCTCCTTTATGCGACTGATAAGTTTATCTCTGAACAAACGAGCGGATTCAAACCTGTAACATAGTAACATTTGTAGTCTAAAACGTTCGAATTTTATATTCCACGCTAATTTATAATAAATGTTGTCTGTTCGTACCAACTTATGTTTTCTGTGTTTTTGTCTTTCAGTATCTATGTATTTAGCACCGATTATTTGAAGCCTACCCATTTTGTGAGGAAACTGAAAACCATCGGTAGTATCCAATATGACATCTTCTACGATTTCTCTAAAGGAAGATAGAATCTTTCTTATTGTCCAGTAATCAAATCCTTTCTCTTTAAGGTCAGGATGTCTTTTTTGAAACTCTCTCCATACTTCGTGAGAGATAGTTATTTTATAATCATTGTATGCCTTGTACATAATATAACTAATTCAGACTAAATTTCAAAGAAATAGGTGTAATGTTTATTATGTGTAAAACAAGTAATGTTCTTCAATTGCGTTGTTGGTAAGGATGTCCATGCATACACCCTTGGTGTTTTGCATGAAATTGGTCTGTGACCATTTGGAAGAACCGTACATAGAGAGAACGTTCTTATACCTGAAAAATTCTCCAAACTGACAAGATGCTTGATGTTGATCCCCCTTGACTACATGAATGTATTTAGAACTGATTTGATGGGCATCTATATATCTTTTAAAATAAAGTTCGGTCTTTAAGTCCAAGGTAGAAGGTAGGGGATTTTTTAAATCTTCTGCATCCTTACCATGACATAAGATAAAACAATGATTATCTATCTCAAAATGCTCGATAAATTTATCTCCTATGTAAACCTCTACATCTGGATATTTAAGATTTATTGCTGTCTCTAATGACTTGTTGCATATCCACTCAAAATCCCCTCCGTGATTGGATTCTCCTGCTGTGATATAGGAAAGATTACACTTACACTTTTCTTGAATCGTATGAACAAAGTCCAAATGAACCTTCATAAAAACAGAATAAACCTCACGATTGGTCATGTTTTGAGGAAGGGTATGACCTCCTCTTGTAGTTTTTTTATCAAATCCGTCCACGGTGTCTAAAAGATCTATAAGAACTATAGCATCAAATTGACGATTGTTATGAAGATCAATGATATGCTTTGCCAAAACAGTCATCCTTCTCTCAAACTCTTCAGCATTGTACTCGTTATCAAAAAGAGAGTTTTCTTTGGTCTGTGCTCCTATATGCTTGTCAGACATATAAACAAGTAGTGCAGAAGAAACATCTTCATAAACAGGTACGGTTTCTTGAACAGGAGAATAGGTTTTTAAAAAAGATTCGAACTCTTCCTTGTAGTTAACTCCGTCTCCCTGTTTGACCATAAAAGTAGATCTTCCTTTCTCTTTGATCCATTGAGCCTTGACATCCCAACCTTCTTTGATTTGTTCAAGTGCTTTTTCTTTGGCTTCTCTTACGAGTTCTTCTTCTACTCCCAAAGATTTGGCTATAGAAGGAACTCCTTTTTCCAAGTAGGAACGATGTGCAATAAAATGTTGAACAAGTGTTTCTAAAGTGTACATTCAGTGTGTTTTTGTAAAAAGTTGAACAAAGATATGTCAAATCTTTCAATTAACAAAAAAGCCCCTCTCACTGTTGAGAAGAGCCTGTTATAACCAACAATCGGATTTTGCATATTTAAGTGATGAAATAACTTATTCCAGAGAAGTATACATTTCCGTCAAGATTCACTCCTCCTGCTATATCATCAGCAGCGACAGAAACTATACCACCTGTAGTAATCAGTATGCTTGCCCATCCATTTGAATCTGCATCTGTGCATCTTACATAAAAAGTCATATTATATGAAGGTCTGTATTCTACTGGAAGAAGAAAAGTTTGAGTAGAATTTTCCCCATTCTTTACCGCACCAGAGATTTTTACTTCATTTCCCTTACGATGTATCCGTATAGGATAGCCCAAAACATCTTCCCAATCATTTTCAAGATCTACACTTTCTGTATAGGTGACAAGTTCTCCTGTAAAGTTGTTGCTTACCACAAGCCACTGATAAGAAACGTCATTTATTTGTACGAGTTTAAGTCTAAGTACTTTGTGAACAGGATCGGCAAGATCATAAAAAGAATTGGTCGTAAGAAGAGGATTCCAACTGTACTGAATCTGTACGTTGAACTTGTAATTCAAAAAAGCAATCTGATTGTCTGTAACACTACTTATGTCCTTTATCAGGATTTCTTTGTTTATAAAGGCAGAAGTGGTGGGAAGGACTAAAGTATTTTCATAAGTACCAGATGCTTCATCATCGGTAAACGTAAGCAGTAGTATTTTGGTAACATCCTCTTCTACAATAGTATAAGAATCTCCATCATCTGTTTCTCCATCAGAATGAAACTTTATGATCTTGGATGCCATTTCATTGTTACATTCTATCAATTGCAACAAGTCTGTAAGGGTTCTTTTATCACCATCGTCCACACTGGAATTTTCAAAACAAAGGGGGTCTTTATCATAAATGACACAGTCTGCGTTTACCGTAGAAGCACATCCGGTAGAGCAAGGAGTAATGGTTTTGGTTTGAGAGCAATTTGTACAAGTCATTTTATTTGTCTTAAGAGTTGAGATTTAATTAATTGACTAATCAACATACCAACTTACACCGAACAAAGAAAGATTTTCTCCACTCGTAAGATGGGTTCCTCCCGGAAAACTAACTGCAATAAAGGTATTGATCGTAAGAAGTGCTCGATAAGGAGAAGCATCTACCGCTACCAAAAAATAACCGGAAGAAGAAGGTCTGTCTTTGGCATCAAGATTCAAAAGAGTTGTAGGGACATTTCCTCCAGTGACCATACCCTGCAATTGTCTTAGTTTACCGAGTCTGATAAGTTTGAGTTCTTCTACTATTTCCCAATTGCCCTCAAGATCTTCATCTGTGAACACTTGAACAGAGGGAGTTCCTATAGAAGGACTTGTTACCACCCAAGAGTAGTTGATACCGTCTTTTTTCAGATAAGTCAAGTACAAGACTTTGTGAGGCTCCCATGCAAGTTTATCAAACTCGTTTGTTTCCTCTTCTTGATCAAATACAATGTTTTCAGAAAACTCCCAATATACTGTACCAGAAGGATCATAATCTACCGAAATATCTTTTAGGATAAGAGTTTTATCTATAAATTCCGCAGACTCTGGTAATGTAATGGTATAAGTAACATCGTTTGCACTATTGATGTCTCCGTTTAAAAGAAGAATCTTACAAGCATCCTCTGTCAGAATTTCGTAATCTCCTGTTACAATTTTAGCACTCCTTTCGCACTTATCCTCTCCTATCAGTTCAAGTATCGAAGAAAGAGAACGAGAAGATCCGTTGTTTACATTTGTCTCAAAAGGAAGTTTGTCTCCCTTATACTCTACACAATCTGCGTTTACAGTATAAGGACAGTCACAGTTTTCCAGACTTACTTTTTTGCATGCTGTACAAGCCATTTTAAATAGTTTTTTTAAAAAACACATAAATATAAGTTATAGATATATGAATAAAAGATAACAATTATTCAACAAAGAAAGATATACCATCAAGGTATAATTTGGATGATTCTCCAGTTGGAGCAGTACCTGTAAAATAAAGTCTCAGATTTCGATCTACTTCGATCTTTAAAAATACGTTATAGGTTGTTCCTGTAAACTCGTGTGCCAAGGGAACAATTCTTCTTTCGGTTATTTTGACGGGTAAAGTTGCAATAACTGATTGAACATCTCCACCGGAAAGTTCTCCAGAAAGGTGATAAAGTTTACCTTTTTTGAGAAGTTTGGGCTGTCGAACAATAGTCCATCCAGTTCCTACAACAATATCCTGAACAGAATCTAAAGTTTCTTCCTGACAGCATAGTTTTTCAGAAATTTCCTTAAGCCAATCATTAAGAGTGTTACCTTCAAATTCAAAACATTTTGGTTTACGAAGACCTACTTCTATTACTTGGTTAGAAGATATGGGATTTGTGTTACAGTTGTCCATGTTATTTAAGTTAATTAGTTGGTTAATAATTTAATAATTTAATAATTTAATAATAAGAAGATACATTAGTATAAATACTACTTCTATTTGAAGATTGATTGGTCGGATAAACAATCAGTTCTTGAATTGATTCTGAGGAGTCAGCACTATCCGACCCAACCCATGCTGTAAACGTTCCCGATCTTGAAAAAGAAGCAAGACCTGAAGCAGACTCACTCTGAACTGAACCATCAATACGAATTTCAGCAGTTGACGCGTTTTGTACGATAGTTTCGCAAATATGCTGAGAATTGTCTGATACTGTTGTGTTCTTGTACATATATGACGAAACACCTTCAAACAAGGCATAAGAATTTGAAAAATCAGATCCAAAAAGAAGAAAATCGAGAGCAGTGTTATCACAGAGCGTATTTATAAAAGTGCTGGCAGACACTACCGAAATCCCGTATAATTGTGAAGAACCAGATACATCTGCAAAATCAACTGTTTCTGAAAGCGGAGTATCGTCCAATGAAAAAAGAGCAGGACGACTATTTTTTTCAAGAACAGAACCATTGTCAACTATTTGCCACTTACTCATTGCGACATCAAACTCATATCCATTACCAGACTGGTCATACCATTTTATTACATATCCGTCTGTCCCGGAACAAAAAGTGGTCAACGCTGATTCATCGAGATCACCATCTGCTTCAAATCCTATGTCTTGGGTAGTGTTGTCTGAAGATCTTTGAACCCTGAGACAATTTCCCATATAAGAAGTAGAAAGTTTTCTAACCGATAAAGCAAGTCCTGCTCCGGGATAATCATCAAGTATCCCTGTAAAGGTAGCCAGAGTAACACCGTTAACTTTTTTAATGTTTGAGTCAGAAACAGTAGATACTTTCTTAATGTCGGTATCTGTTACTCCATCTACTTTTTTGATGTCTTGAGAAGATAGAGGAAAAGAAATTAACAACAACAACAAAAACAACAATCTTTTCATAGTGTGTTTATAATTATTTTACTTCAACAATAGTTTGAGAAGGATTTAAAAATTCTTTTACCTGAATGTCATTATTGTTCTTTTTACTGAACAAAGTATGAAAAAGAACATGGCATTCTTTACAAAAAGTAATTCCGTTATTTATATCTGTCCTTAATTCAACATGAGAAGCATAATTAAATATATGATGAGCATTCAATTCTCCACCTCTTTGTTTACATTTTTGACATGTATAATTATCTCTTTTAAATACTTCCTTTCTCCAAACTGTATCTGCTGTATATCTTTTTTGTTTTACAGGTGTTTTATAATTACCATCGACCCAATTAGGATGTTCCGAACCATAATATGTAGGTGGTTTATTACCGTTTAATAATGATTTTTGTCTTATTTTGTTTTTATGGTCTTCTGATAAACTACCTGTTTTTAATCCTTTGTTCCAAGATTTACGTCCTTTATTAAAACTATTACAAAGCATTCTCGTACTTACTGCTTTGTTGTAACATTCTCTACAGCAGTATTTTCTTGGTCGTTTGTGCCATCTTCCTTTAGGTGTAAACTCTTTATTACATATTAAACAGTTTTGAACTATTTTGTTTTTCTCTTTTAGAGACTTAGATTTTTCGTATCTAAGTTTTGCTTTCTCTCTAAGTTTTTCCCTGTTTAATATATAATACTCTTTTTGTTTGTTTTTATCTTTATAAGGCATAATAAATTATTTTATTTCTACAATGGTCTTGTCTGGATCAACTAATATTCTATCAGGATGTACTGCAATACCTACAATCACCACACAATCATCAGTACCACTTGGAGCAGTTTGAGTAAGAGTATTTCCTGTTGTTCCCGTAGTAGAAAGATAGACATAACCTCCTACTGTCCAGTTCCAAGAGTCATTTCTTGCAATACCCTTAAGTAAATAGGTTGCTGAGTTACCAGTAGTAACGGTAGCGGTACACATAGCAACTACTTTTGCTGTTGCTATGCCATCTGCATCAGCAAGGGTTGCATCACCATCAGAACCTATATATACTACGTCACCAAATGCTTGGTTTTCATTAGCAGTAAAAGTTATTTTTTCACCACTTACTGTTGTGTTAGAAGAAGGTGCAGCAGTAATTACCATTGAGTTTAAGGTGGTTGTCGTAAAGGACAAACCGTCTCCCAAAGTTACACCAGAAAAATCACCATCACCATCGGCACCAACCAGTATCGTCGGGTTATCTGTTGTAAGATCTGAAACCCTTAACTCACCTGTAATGTCTACTGTTCTTGCTGGAGCAGAGGTAGAACCAAAACGAGTTGCACCAGCAAAGTTGTTTGTAGTGGAAGAACCAGACTGATAAATACCTTTTGCAGATGAATTTGAATAAGCGATTTCTAATCCTCTAAAATCTGCAATTGTCGTAAGGGTCGGATTTAAGTAGATTCCTCTGGTAATACCACTTGCTCCACCTGTCTGATTAATCGTAGAAGTAAGATTTAGAGATGCATATGCTTGAGTACCTGAAGTCGGATTAAAAGTATCATCTAACAGAATAGTATGATCTCCTAAAGTAGTTACACTATAAGTAGAGGGAGAATAGACATAAATTTCTTCTGCCGAATCATCAAATCCCCACAAAGGATTATTATCGTTCCAAGCAAAAAAGAAAGTTCCGTTGGAAGATGCTTTTGCTACCGTAGCATCTGGAATAACATCCGAACCTCCATAAATACCATTTCCTGCACCTGCTGTAGCAGTAAGAGTTGTTCCTGTAAGACTTAATCCACTTCCTACTGTAATACTGGACAACACACCGTTAGCATCTGCTCCTACTATACTGGCAGGATTAGTAGTAGACAAATCTCGTATTCTTACTTCTCCTCCAACATCAAGAGTTCTACTTGGACTTGATGTGGAAGACCCTATTCCTAACTTACCTCTTAGATAAGATCTTACAGTATCACCTTCTGGTTGCCACAAAAACGTGTGAGTAGAAGGTTTATAGTTGATTCCTCTAAAATCATTGGGAGCAGCAGTAAGAGTAGGATCTATGAACAAACCGTTCATGGGTTGATTTGCACCACTGGTTTGATTTATAGTAGTTCCCAACCTGAGCAAAGAAGGGTATCCTGTGAGAGTACTTGCCAAAGTAGGTGAGTAAGTACCTTCAATGTTTAAAAAGGTGCTTCCTACAAACGTATCTGTTTTAGCAGCAGTTGGTACTATAGTTACCCCTTGAATAAAAGAATTACCACCCGGAGGTTCTAATTTTATGGTACCGCCCGATGTTTTCAAGGTCATGTTTCCAGATCCACTGATATAAGACGCATCGTCTTGATAAAGAGAAAATCCAGTAGAGGAAGAAGATCTTTCAATAAATATACCATCAGCAGTGGTGGATTGTTTTAAATAAAGTCTATAACTTGAAGAGGGACTTGCTCCAATTCCAACTTGAGCACCATTAAAAGTAAAGTCTGCATCACTAGTAACAGTTTGAGTTCCGTTAAAATAAGCAACCCTACCGGATACTCCACTACCTGTAATGTCGTCACTTGCATTAGTATCTCCCGTGTTTGTTAAAGTGATAGTGGATCCAGATTCGTTAATAGAAAGTCCTGTAGAAGCCTCAATTGTAACAGCAGTAGAACCACTGGTATTACTTACAATAGTAGAGGTGGTTCCGCTTCCAGCACCTACTGTTAAACTTCCTTCATTGGTTACACTTCCATCCACTTCAGTTGCTGTCACAGTAACGGCACCTGCGGTTTGAGAAATTACAGCAATCCCCGCTCCTGTAATAGACCACGAACCACCACCATTAGATAAAGTATTGGTATAAGTAGTAGTACCTCCGTGAGAATATGTTTGTAGTTCATTTGAAGTACTACCGTCTACCTCGGTAGTAGTGATACGAAGTACATTGGACGATGGTTCACTAAGTACACTTATTCCTGCTGCTTCAATGGTGATGTCGTTAGAAGAACCAGAAATGTCAAATACATAAGGATTGCTTCCAGTAAGAGACAAATCTTGTATTTCGTTGGTAGTTGAACCGTCAACTTCAGTTGCACCAATAGTTATGGTTGATCCACTTTCACTTACAGTGACTATTCCTGATCCTTCTATAGTTACTGCTGTGGAACCAGATGTGTTACTCACAATTGTAGAACTATTTCCACCTCCTGTTCCAACAGTTAAACTACCTTCATTACTAACACTTGCGTCAGTAGCAGTAAAGACAAGAGTATTTGCCGGAGATTCCGACAAAGTTATACCGCTTCCAGAAATTGTAACGTCTGTCCCTGTTGACGATTCAATTGTATAAGTAGGCCCTGCACCACCAATTGTAAGATCGGTTGCTCCACCAGTTGCGGTTAAAGTGGTTCCAGACAATGACAATCCTGTTCCTACTGTAATACCGGCAAAATCACCATCGCCGTCTGCACCTACTAAAACAGTTGGGTTGTCTGTTACCAAGTCGCTGACCCTCAGTTCTCCAGTAACATCTAATGTGCGTGCAGGAGTAGAGGTAGATCCTATTCTTGTATTACCTGCAAAGTTGTTTGTAGTACTTGTTCCAGACTGATAAATACCTTTTGCTGTGGCACTTGAATAAGGTATGTCTATTCCTCTATAGTCTGCTACAGCAGTAAGAGTTGGATTGATATAAATAGATCTGATTATACCGTTTGCTCCACCTGTCTGATTAAATGTTCCATCAAAAATAAGTTGATTGTGGATAGCATTCCCGGACGTGGGGTTGAGTCCGTAAGCAAACCTCATATAGTTTCGTGTACCAGATGTTTGTCCGAGATTAGCAATGTTTCCTATAATTATACCAGCAGTAGAGTTTGCTGCGTTCGCACTGGCTGTTATATCTATTGCACTTGCAGATGTTGCTGTATTCGAAACACTTACTAAACCAGTACTGCCTCCAAGAGTTATATTTTGAGCAGAATTTCCTACAGTATAAGTAGTAGCGACAGTAATGGCAGAGTTGGAAATAGTAACTGGTGTGGTAGATCCTATGGATAAAATACCTGTAGAAGTGGTTCTATCTAACTTCATTATCTCTGCCAATGCTCCTGCATTGTCTCCCAACTGAAAAGACAGTGCTGCTTCCCTATTTGCGTGCGTGGCATTAGTCCAATAAGAAGCGATTCGAGCCATATCTTGATTGGTCGTTGTAGAAGAGTGACCCTGAAATAAAAGAGCGTTACCAAACAATGTACCACCAGCAGTAGTCGAGTTAGTACGGAGTGTGAGTATATCAGAAACCGTAACAGTGTTTGCAGTAACCTCTGTCAGGGTCATTTGTCCTCCGGTGGAAGCACCTGTTGAAATAGATGCTCTTGTTACTCCGTTTGTTTCAAAAGATAAAGTGTTGTTGTCATTTGTACCTATAATCATTGCTGCACTGAACGAATTACCATTTTGTAAAACATCTCCCGTACCTATCGGTGTAGCCCACGTTCCATCACCCCTCCAAAAAGTAGAAGAAGATGCTCCAGAACCACTATTTAAGTTGGCAACGGGAAGGTTTCCTGTAATGGCATCCCCATCGGCTAAATCTAAAGCACCCCAAGCATAAGTAGAGGCTCCAGTTACTCTTAAAACTTGACCAACTGTAGAAGAGTTTGTGATGGCAGTTACAGCAGAGGTTCCGTTACCCTGTAAAATACCAGTTAAAGAACCTGCTCCAGTACCACCACGAGATACCGCTAATTGTCCTGTCCAACCTAAAGTCAAACTTGCGTCTCTCAAAAGAGAAGTGGAGGGGTTTCCTCCTAGAGTTAAAGTAACATTGGTGTCGTCTACCTTAGTTAAAGCACCTGCTGCGGTATAAGAAGGTGCTGCTGTAGAACCTGTAGCATTACCAAAGTAAGTATTTGCTCCTGCATTAGAAAGAGAAAAGGTCAAAGCAGGAGTAGTGGTAGTAGTGGCTTCACTCGTAGTAAACAAAGGAGACAAATCACCCGCACTAAAGTTTGTTACAGTACCATTATTTGTTGCTGCAATGGTCACCACACCTGCTCCACTTGTACCAGTAGTAGTTAAGGTAATACCACTTCCTTCGGAAAATTGTATAGACCCGCCAGAATTTGACAGGGTTAAAGTGTGTGTAGTAGCATCACTTGTATTAGCAAGTGTTTGAAGTTCGTTGGTAGCAGATTCGTCCTGAAATACTCTGGAAAATACCAAATTTGTAGTTCCTAAAGTGAAAGGCCCCTTAGTATCTAATTTCCAATAAGTAGCACCATAAGTAGCACCTAATTTTACTGCTACTAAAATACCGGGATCCAATTTAGATGCTCCATCAGCATCCGTAGAGCGCGTCCACGATCCTGCTGCACAATCCCAAATGCCGTTTTCTTTAGGATCTGTTTGACCTGCCACTAATACTCGTTGACCGGCACTAATTGAAACACCATCGATTGTTTCAGTACCACTCAAGTCAAGATTGGAAGTGGCAACTGCTTGAACAAATAATTTAGAAGTAGCAGTATGATTGTTAAACGTAAAAGTAGGATTACCAGAAACCCCGTTTGTGTTTGCACTACCAATACCTATGTAGGAGGAGGATAAAGAAGAAGCGGAAATAGATCTGGTTGCCCAAGTACCATCTCCTGTTCTTACTGCTAATCCTGTAGTTGATAGTCCTTCAACTCCTGCCAGATCATTTGCAAGAGCAAGGGTCATGTTTCCACTTGAAGTAACAGGAGAACCCGATACAGTAATACCAGCAGCAGGTTGAGTAATTCCTACACTTGTAACTGTTCCTACAGTGTTAGTTACATCAAAACTAACGGAGGGACTGTTTGTAAGACTAATAGTAAATCGTTCTATTCCTCCTACAGTAGTAGAGTCTATGGAGAGGTCTTGAGTATCAGTATCAGTAATAGTTGAGGCTATAGTTACGGTTCCAGCAGAACCAGTACCACCTGTGGTTAAGGTGATTCCAGTACCTTCAATAAATTGAACTGTTCCTCCACTATTAGACAGAGTTACAGTGTGACTTGTAGCATCAGAAGAATTAGTTATGGTCTGAAGTTCGTTCGTGGTAGAGCCATCTACTTCGGTAGCAGTTATTGTTAAAGTGTTAGAAGTAGCATTATAAGAAGTAGAAGCAATACCAGCACCAGCAAATAATAAAGTTTGGTTGCTAATAACCTCAGTATCTCCTGCGTCACCATCTACTGTCCAAGCCTCATTAGTAGTACTACCATCTGTTTCAGTTGCTGTAATAGTAAAGTTTGGGTATGTTCCAGTTATGTCTACTATTCCACCTTCAGTAAGAGAAACAGTTTGATCAGGAGCACTGTTAGTAATAGTTATAGCGTCTGTACCTGCATTTGTGGTAATGGTAATTCCAGTACCGTTTACTAATGTTAAAGCGTCTGTAGTACCGTCTGCAACTACATCAGATTGTCCAGAAACTGAAACTGTCTGAAAGATATTTTGAAGTTCGTTGGTTGTGCTACCATCTACCTCTGTAGTAGTGATTCTAAGAACATTAGCAGAAGGCTCACTAAGTACAGAAATACCAGACGCTTCTATTGTAATGTCATTAGAAGAAGTAGAGATGTCAAAAACATACGGATTGGTTCCTGTTAAAGAAAGATCTTGAATCTCATTAGAGGTAGAAGCATCTACAGCAGCAATAGTTAATTCGTTAGAACTGCGACTAAGAGTAATACCAGATCCTTCAGCGAAAGTTACATCTGTACCTGTGTTTGAATTAAGAGTATAGGGAGAACTGGAACCTGAAAAGGTTAAATCAGTTACCCCTGCACCCGGAGTAGCAGCAATAGTAATAGTAGAACCAGATTCAGTAATAGTAACGTTAGAACCGCCCTCTATAGTTACTGCGGTAGATCCACTTGTATTACTAACTATGGTTGAAGAGTTACCTCCACCAGCACCTACAGTGAGTGAACCTTCATTAGTTACGCTCCCGTCTACCTCAGTAGAAGTAATTAAGAGCACATCAGTAGAAGTATTATAGTCAGTAGTAGTTATACCTGCACCCTGAAACTTTACAGTCTGATTACTAATAACTTCAGTATCAGCATCGTCAGCATCAATAGTCCATGCTTCATTTGTAGTGGAACCATCGACTTCAGTAGAAGTTATTGTAAAATTTGGATAAGTACCTGTCACTACAGTAATTCCACCATTATTTAATACAACAGTTTGATCGGGAGAAGAGTTAGTAATAACCAAAGTGTTAGCAGGACTCTCTGAAAGTGAAATTCCAGTACCGGCAGAGAAATTAACATCGTTGGAAGAACCACTAATATCTAAGGTGTAAGGAGAAGAAGAACCTGTAATAGTTAAGTCTTGAATCTCATTTGAAGTGCTTCCATCCACCTCCGTAGCAGTAAGAGTAATAGAACCACCATTAGAAGAAGTAGACTCACTAATCGCAAGAATACCAGCAGCATTTATAGTTACAGCGTTTCCAGTAGAAGTTGTAGTTAACAAAGTAGCAGATGTACCACTACCTGCACCAACTCCTAAAATACCTTCGTTGGATATACTACCATCAACTTCAGTCCCTGTAATGATTAAAGTATTAGCAGGAGACTCGGAGAGTGTAATTATACCGGCACCAGAAATAGTTATATCTGTTCCTGTAGAAGACTCTACTGTGTAAGTAGGCCCGCTTCCTCCGATAGTTAAATCAGTAGATGCAGAAGGAGGTACAGCCCAAGTTCCATCTTCTCTTAAAAACTCATCAGTACCACTTCCGTCTCCATCTGGAACCAAACCTCTTAAAGAGGAAGTCATTATTGGAATAGTAGTACCTGTTCCACCACTAATACCCAAAGCCCCGGTAGATTGAGTATAACTTAAATTTTGAGCATCGGTGTTATCTAAGTAGGAAGAGAGATCAACTGTTTTGAAAGGAACCCCATCAGAACTAAGAGAAGCACGAAGTATATTACTTACAATTTCAAATGTATCAATTTGTTGAATTTCATTTGTCGTGCTACCGTCTACTTCAGTACTCGTAATAGTAATGGTGTTTCCAGATTCGTTTACAGTAGTAATTCCAGATCCAGTAAGTGTAATAGTTGCGCTACCAGAACTGTTAGATTGGATTAAAGAAGTGGTTCCAGTACCTGCTCCTACTGATAATACACCTTCATTTGTAACAGATCCATCTACCTCTGTTGCAGTTAAAATTAAAGTATTTGCAGGTGATTCACTTAAAGTTAAGATACCTGCCCCTTGAATAGTTACATCAGAACCCCCACTGATAGCAATATCGTAAGTAGGCCCCGATCCTTCTATGGTAAGATTTTGAGCATCTGTATTAGTGACAGTACTCGCTATAGTAAAATTGGGATAAGTCCCTGTTACATCAATCCCTGTTCCTTCAGAAAGACTAACCGTTTGGTCTGGAGAACTATTAGTAATAGTTAACTCATTAGAAGAACGAGACAATGAAATTCCTGTGCCAGCAGCAATGGTCACATCTGTTCCAGAAGACGAGTTTAATGTAAACGGAGTAGATGCTCCGGTAAAAGTAAGGTCGGTAGCTCCTCCCGAAGGAGCATCACCCCAATATATCTGCGAACCAGATGAATACAGTATTTGTCCAGCATCACCATAAGTTCCTGCTGATTTTATCGCAATGCTGTCCGGCGTGACCTGGATCAGATTGTTAGCACTGTTTGCCAACTGAACAACATCATTGTCAATATATACTTGTGCTTGTGCATTTGGACTGTAAAATCCTACGTGCCCATCTGTGGCAAGCGAATCTTCGCCAGAGTAGAAATCTGCCATGATCTCGCTGTTCGGATACATGAACTGAATGCTTGCAACACTGTCAAAATTTACGAGCCTAACGGTATCGGCCAAAATATTTCCATTTGAGTTGTAGATATTCTGACCACCGGCAGTATTAATGTCAAAATAAATTGAATTGCCATCTTCAATACTGATTTCAAATCTTTCAATGTCTCCGATCATTGCGGAGTCAATCGAAAGGTTTTGGTTGTCTGTGTCAGTAATGGTGCTTGCGATGGTGAAATTCGGGTATGTGCCCGTCACATCAATTCCCGTACCCTCGGAAAGGCTCACTGTTTGGTCAGGCGCCGAGTTGGTGATGGTAAAATTGGGATAGGTGCCACTCACGCTGATCCCCGTTCCGTTGTTCAGAACAACCGTCTGATCGGGCGCTGAGTTGGTAATCACCAAGGTATTTGCCGGGGACTCCGACAATGTGACCCCTGTTCCAGAAGCAAAATTCACATCGTTTGCCGAACCTGAAATGTCCAGGGTGAATGGGGAAGAAGACCCTGTGATGCTCAAGTCCTGTGCGTCGGTATTGACGTATGAAGAAAGATCAACGCTGGAAAAAGGAAGTCCGTCGTTTAACAGCGAAAGCCTGAGGGTATTTGACACGATCTCAAATGTATCAATGGTCTGGATTTCGTTAGTAGTAGACCCATCCACTTCGGATTGGAGATACCTTCCATCGAGATCTACTGTATTACCTCCACTGATTGAGAGTTCTCCATTAGACCCATTCCAAGAGAGTGTTTGAGCATCAGTATTCGTAGAGGTATTAGTAATGGTAAAGTTGGGATAAGTTCCAGTAACTGAGATACCTGTACCATTATTAAGCACTACTGTCTGATCAGGAGCAGAGTTTACTAAAGTAGTTCCACTGAAATTTAACCCTGTTCCTAAGGTAATTTCACTTACATTAGCAGTAGATCCTGTAGGATTTCCTAACAATGTTTGAGCAGTGGCTTGCTGCATCTTAGCGTAAGTAATTTGATTATTACCTACATGGATAGTCAAAACATTCAAGGTGTCTAAGAAAAGACCTCCCGGAATCCAGTTAGAACCATCGGATGCGTAGAAGTATTTAGATCCGTTAACATCTACTGTTTTTAGAATAATAGACCCCTCTATATCTACAGAGGGTAAAGGAGTTATAATATCTAAATTATAAACTTGAGGACTGCTTCCACTTACTCCCGGAAGAACTACAAAGTCTTCGGGAATAGAATCATTAAATAGAGAGATGTAAAGAGTATCATTAGAAACTCTAAACGTGTCTACATACTGAAGATATGTATCGTCGTTATAATCTTTATGAGTAATACTTAAGGAGTCAAACGTAGCCCTGTGATCTGAGTAGTAACGAGCATCATTACCTCTGATAGTAACTCGATCTGGAGAAGTAGTAAATAAATTAATCCCATTACCACTTATGTCTAATCTATTAGTTCCTCCTATGTCGTTTTGTTTAAGAGTTAAACTATCAGGAGTAAATCTTGCTTGTGCTCCATATACTGTAAGATCGTAAAGGATGTCAAAATAAGCAGAATCTTTATCTGACAAAAAGGTGATACCGGAATCAATTACTGCTTCGTGATGATAAGTTACAGTGTCAGAAACTCCATAAATACCACCTCCTTGACTTGCAGAAAGTCCAGTAAGAACTACAAATTTTTTAGGAACTCCATCACTTGACAGTGAGAGATAAAGAGTGTCGTTAGATAGAACGAAGGAATCTATCTGTTGAATTTCATTAGTAGTAGATCCATCAACCTCTGTTGAGGTTATAGTAAAGTTAGGATACGTTCCACTAATAGCACTAATACCTGCTCCAGTTAAAGTCACAGTCTGGTCAGGAGAACTATTTGTGATAGTAAAATTAGGATAAGTTCCACTTGTAGTTATTCCTGTACCAGAGTTTAAAACTACAGTTTGATCAGGTGCTGTGTTAGTGATTATGTTACTACCTATGCTAATTCCTGTTCCTGCTGTGTAAGGTACTGAAGCACAGTTAAGACAATTCCAAGTAGAACTGTTGTACCAATAAATTAAGTTAGAGTTGTTAATAATAAAGTCTGGTTCCCCATACTTGGGAGACACAGTAGGAGCAGCATTGGAGTTTAGTTTACCAATCATAGATCCTGCTAAAACCCACACACTATTAGTGCGGTTAAATCTCCAAATCTTCGAAGTGGTAATATCTATGGCCCATTCACTGTCATATTGAACTCTTGGTGTACCTGTAGGTTGACCATTAGTATAAATAACAGCAGCACCTTTACTCACGTTAGTAACCTGAGAATAGAGGGAAATAGTAGAAATTAAAAGCAAAAGAGTAAAAATAATTTTATTCAACATCTTCAACAAGGAGTTTAGGTGAACCATAAGGTAATCCATAAGTATTATTTTCTGAAAGATAATAGATTTTGTCTTTTTGTACTCCGTTATCAAAGGCTTCTTGGTCATTAATAAAGAATTTAATAACGGTAGTTTCTCCGGGTAAAAGAGTACCGTCAGAAGTTACTATTCCCACATATCGAGTAGTTACCGAGAAAATTTCCGTAACTTCTTGGGGAAAGAATGAATTATTAAGTAAAAGATAACTGTGTAGTAATTCAGACCAATCAATATCTTTTTGTCCTATTCCAAGATACCTTGAGAGGACATATTTATATTGTTGATTGAATAGTTTACATTTGGATTTATCGAGAGAAAACCGCATATAAGTTTTTTAAATATTTGTTACAGTTTGTATCATAATTCTTAATTGCTCTGTTAACTACTGAAAGGTCATAAGTAATTCGAGTAAGTTGAGTAGGAGTAGCACTAATTTTTTGATTTAAAAGAGACTCCTTTTTAGACTGAAGTTCTTCTAAAGTAAAGTGACATTCATCACTCTGTACAGGTTCTTCTACAAAACGAGCATAAATCATTCCAGCATATTGCTGTTTTTGAGCACAAGATGCACAAGCCATAGTATTTTTATTAACAGTCTCCTTGACAATTATATTTTTTAAACGCTCTATCCACTTGGTTATAAATAATTGTAGCCTCTTCATGTTTTCCACAACACTCTGCCAAAAATTTTGCAGAGTCAAGGAGTTGGAGTAAGACAAAAATATCTTTAGACCAATTAGAAATATCAAGAGTGCAATTATTAATACCATCAAGTGTTGAACTAACATAACACATTATTTTCTTCTTAAGATTAACAATTCTAAAGTGATAATAATCTCTATAAAGACAATCATTGGGATAAACTGATTGTGTAAACTTCCAAAGTCCATCTGGAAGAATTAACATAGAATCAAAAGAAGTAGTATCTGTCCACCCCAAAGCATTACTATTGATATAAATAGTGGAAAGCGTAGGGTAAATTAAAGAATAAACAGTAGAAAAATTAGGAGGACTAACTTTAAGCAGGGGTTGATCCACTTCTACGTCAGGGTTATATTCAGATACATCCTGAAGATAAATTAACTTTTCATTAGGGGTATCTATAAACAATAATTCTAATTGAGTCTGGTTCATTTTTTAAATTTAAGTATGTTTAATTCCTCTCTCTTGAGTTGTTTTATAATTCCACTGATCTGAAGTATCTGCCGATAAAAGATTGCAAGTATCGTTTAAAATTTCAATTAAAGACGGCCCTTGAAACTCTGGATGTACGTCAGTGGTGATTACTCCATTTACATCACTAAACCCGTCACTCATGTTGATTGAGATTGGATACCTATAATATACTAAAACTATGTCAGATATTTGAAAAGAATTTTCTAAATCTGAATAAACTCTTAATTTATTACCTATTAAGGTACACAGAGTTTCTCCCCATTCTATAGAAGGTTTCCAAAACTCATCTCTTAACAAAAGATTGATGTCCCCTTCTTTTTTAAGAATGTTTCTTATTTCACAAGGAGTATAAGAGACAGATCTTTTATAGTGAAAATAATCCAAGGGAAGATCTATTTCGTAATAGTTGTTGGTTGAAGTAGGTTTTAATAGGTCGGTTTCTTTTAGCAACTGTTGAACTTCATCTTTACGAATAATGTTAGTTTCTGCTAATTTTATTCTATCTTCTGCCCATTGAAGTTGAACACTGTTGAACGCTAATACAAAAGCGTGTTTTGGAATGTTGTCTCCAAAGTTTGAACCAAGACGATTCAACCTTTCCTGCATATATTTATAAGCCTCGTTAACCGTCATCGTTTTAAGTTTAAGAAAAGAAAAAAAGGGAGTAGGAGTAATACCCCCACTCCCCCGGTTATTTAGCAATTAAAGGTTAAACCCAATTCTCCAATTTTGCTTCAGGGAAAGCACTACCAACGAGTTGTTTAACACTTGTTACTGTAGCACTATCTTTTTGGTTGACAAAAAGAGTTACACAGTGACGACGGTTAGAATGACTGGTAGTAGTATTTTGAGCGTAATCTTCATTGAAGTAGATGTCTACTGCATAGTAGAAGTCATCTGTATTTACACCCAACTTAATTCCTTCACGCTGCAAGAACAACTGATTGGTTTTATCAGTTTGGTTAACCCAAGGCTCTTGATTGTAGTAACGATCAGTGATAATACGTTTGATAACATCATCTCCTCTCAGTTGACGGAAAGTAGCACGTTGAGCATGTAACCAAGTAGGACTTGTGTAATTACAAATACGAGTGTCTTGATCATCACGATAAACGGTTACTACCAGTTCAACGGGTTCTTTTTCTAAATAGGTTGCAAAGTCATATCCTGCAAAGTTGTCCAAAAGTTGAGTGGTGGGTAATGTTTCAAACTTGATACCACATTGGCAACAATTGTCATCTGCTACAGGAGGTACGGGACAACCAGTATCTTCATCATAAGTCCAACCTACGCAAGGACAGACAGCCCAATGAGAACCTTTAAAGGGAGGAAGAGGATCAAAGCGCGGTGCTGGTTCAGTATCACAATCTGCTGTCAAATAAGCATTATTGTACTGACTAATAGTAAGTTGCATTACACAACCAGAGGGATCATTTTGATCACCCAAAGCAAGAGAATCTGCAACCACATCAGAAAGATTACCAAAAAATGCTGCTGCTTCAGCAAGAAGAACTGCTTGAGTATCTTCAGGATCATCACCACATACATCAGCACCCAAGGAAAGACACAAATCACGTTGAACCTTATACGTAGTTCCGGCAGTTAACCAAGAAGTTGTAGTAGAACCACCAGAACATTGATCGGGAACTGTACCCAAAGCAGTAAGAACCTTGTAGTTATTTACCAAGGAATCCGTGAGTTCTGTATCACTGATCAAGTGCCAGATAGCACCATTTGCAGTGGTAGATACTTTAGTTCCACTGGTTACATCAGTCCAGATACCTTGAATTGTACTAAGAGTTGTCAAAGGCCCATCTTCCCCACCGATTTCAACAAGGTAAGCGTAACCACCATCTACCGAAGAATAACCAGAAGGACAATCACCACATTCGTTTACAAAGATTACTGTTTGTTGAGTAAAACTGGAGGGAGCACCACCAGTTTTAATAATTTCGTAAGTAGTGTAAGGAGCCTTACGTTCTACTACAGTTACTTTGTTACTGGTGTACTGATTTTGAACAGCAGAGAGAGCGAGTTCATCACCATTGTCACATACGGTAAGACGATACTTATTGAAAGTAGTCTTGGTCAAACCAGTAGGTTCTTCTGCGCATTTAACAACTTTGGAAGCCTTGAAAAAACGAGATACCCACAAACCGTTGTTGAAACGGTCTACCAGATCATCAATATACTTGTAACAATCTTCACCTGTATTGCAACCTACTTGAGTGCAGGTATCACAACAATCAGTGGAAAATTCAATAATCTCTCGCATTTCACCGGGAAAGATGTTGCGAACAGGACGACCTTTTACTTCTACATGAAACATGTAAGTTTTACCACACTCAAAATTGAGTGATTGGCAAGGCGCAAGTGTACCGTTGTAACCCAAGTAATATACGTTGGGTTTTTCAGTTTCTTTAGGAACCTGATAACGAAGTACATCTACGTTTTTTACGGGAATCAATTCTGTACGAAAATTGAGATCAGAATTGTTCAAATTGGAAAGACGCTCCGGTTTGGAGTTTTGTGTGAATTGACGAATGTTGGGAGAACCCACAGCCATATAAACCTTGCGATGTTTAACAACATCACCTGCACTCAAGGTTTTGTGTGTGTCCTCGTTGAAGATGCCCAACTCAAAAGGCAACAGATTTTCAATGCTTTTGTTAGCACTGGCAACGCTTCGTACAATCCAGGAAGTTGGAATGTGTTTTGGAAAAGACATTTTTAATTAGTTTGTTTGTTAAAGTTAAATAGTTAGTTAATTAATCTGTATACTGTTTGAGTTGAGCCATAATTGAAGTTGGAGAATCGTTTTTACTACCTGTTCCCATAATATCCTGATTAGCAGGATCAGTACAGAAACGGATAATTTCTTCTTCATTTCTCCCTAATGGGGTTTGTGTTGCAAACAACACATATTGACCATTTGTATTTCTAATAATGTTACGATAAATTGCTTCACGAACACTTACTACAGTTTGAAGGTATTCAGGTTCAATCTTCATAATATCTAAAAACTGAATAGCGTTTTTAGAAGACTTGTCTACATAGTCGTAGAGTTTATCAAAAGAGGTGTCTTTATTGTTACCTACTCCAATACTTACTCCGAAGATATATTTAGCCAAAAGATTAATACGATTGGAAGAAGCAGACTTAAGTTTACCCAATTCAATAAATGCTTGAGTTTTAGATTCCTTACCTTTTACCCTTTCTTCTACTTCAGCATATTCATCGCTGGCTATAAACTTAAAAGTATCAACAGGAGAGTTCTCAATTTCTATTTCACTTGTTGCTACAATACCCATCCCACCGTTTACTTTAAGAACGTGAAGATCAAAAGCATCCTTAGGGTTTTTAATGTCGTAAGCAGAAATGTCGTGATTAATTTTAATCTCGTAAGTGCTTAAAAATTGTTCTCCTTCAGGAGAATCAAAAGTTACACCAAAATGTTTTTCAAACCTCTCTCGAAGTTTTTTATCTTCAAGACCAATATTGTAACGATTATTAACAATAGGGATTTCCATTGTAGTTACACAATTAGGAAATACCGACATGTTGTATCGTTCCAAACCCATCAAATTTGTACCCTCTTTAGGAGGACGTTGTTTAACAAAGATTGCCATTTTAATTATATTGTTGATTGTTAGTTAATTATAAGATTAAAAGTTTAAAATTTAAAAAAACCCGGCAGTTTGAATCAGGGACTGCCGGGAATAAGGTTCCAAATTACCCGAAATAGGGTTCAAAGATAGGACGACCTGTACGGGGATTGTAAGGTTTAATCAAAAGGGATTTGGTGGGATCTTTTACCCAATAAGCCTTGTGACGTTTTTCAATATAAACTTCAAAACCTGGAACACCGGGGCCACTGGATTGATAAGGGCCAGAACGAGAAGTACCAAGGTTAGGATTATCCATGTAATTCATACGACCATTTACATAAAAGTGATTGAAATCACGATCAGGGCCATACACAATTTCATAGATGTTGTCATTTTGAGCAGTCAAGTCATCAATGATAAATACATAAGAACTCAAACGGTGCCCATCAACCATCGGATTTTCGAGATCATTAGCATGGATAGGATCAAGTGCAGGAACATGCACAAACTCTACCACACCAAAAGACATACGATATTTGATAAAGTTGGGAGCATCCAGATAAAGTTTCTGATTATCGTTACCAGAGATGTACTTGTCGGAATCCCAAGTAAGACCCAAAGATTGAGCAACATCCAACATTTGACCTCTTACCAACTTAAGACCTGCAAGACCAGTACCAATACGAATTACATTTTGACCATAGGGATCAATTTTGTCTTTGAGACGACTGGTAATCCAACTTTCGAGTTTACGAAGTTGGAACTTGGGAATATTGTAATTGTAAGTAGGGCCAAGATTCATTTGTTGGAAAAGACCAACAGGAAGACGTACTTGAGTTCTACCTTCTACATCAAGAGTACCACCAGCACCCCACATAGCGTAGAATTCAACGTCACGTTCTACCATTGTCATAGCAAGTGCTTCAACTTCAGGAATCCATGTACGTTTCACAATGTCACGTGCAAGGGCTTTTTCATCACCTTTGTAAGCCTGAACAAGTGTAGAATAGTCACCTTGTCCACTACGAGATACATCCCAAGCAGCACTGCCGGGACGAAGTTGATACATCTCAATTACTTTACGATACTCTTTAAGACCAAGAACACACTTCTGACTAATAGTAGAAAGGGCTGCATCACGAGTTACAGTAAAGTGTACGTTAGCAATACCCTGACCTACATAGTTGTAGTATTCGGTGTAACCAGTCTTAATTGTACCAAAGTCGTTGTAAGTCTGACCGTATTCACCCAAGAGAGAACCAATTTGAAAGAAGATAGTACCTGCTTGCAAGTACTCTTTGGGGAACCACTTGAGTTTTTTGTTGGTCGAGTTAAGTTTAACAGTGTAAATTACACCATCACCGTCGTTACGAATTTCATCAGCAGTAACATAAAGTTCAATACCACTGAATTTATCCGGGGTGATAATAGCACTATTACCAAAAGAACGTTTGTTAAGTTTCAACTTAAAAGTAGTTCCTTCAATACCGGGTTTGTCTACACCACTTACATCTTCTACGACATAAGTAGGTTGATCTGCAATTGGGGTTTTCCAAGTAAAAATGTGTCCGTCCATTTGGAGAACACGATTTTGACCTTTACCAATCAAATCCCACATGCCCGGACGTTCCATATAACCTGTGGTTATCCAAGGAGTAATCATACCGAGATCTGTGGCATCTTGAGCCTTACCTGCTTCCATTTGCATCAGGTGGGCTTTGTCAAGGTGTACATGGTAATCATACTCCCTCTGTTGGAGGTAGATACCATTTACAAGTGTTTTTGGAATCGTTTGAACATTGGTTGTCATTTTTTCTTTTTTTAATTTAATTTAATTAAAGTGTTAGTTGTTAGTTAATTATTACAGTGAAAGAGGCCATTTATAGTATTTTTCTTTGACCGGAGTTTCTTTTCGAGAAGAGTCCGGTTTAGAAACACCTCCACCTATTTTTAATCCGTTACTTTTTTTGATGTCTTTTACTACTTCGTTAGTTACTTGAGTAACTGCTCGTTTAGTGTAGACATCTTCGAACTTTTCAGGATTAGTAAGCAAAAGAGTTGCAAGAGCAAGATTTTCAAGCGAACCCTTTTTATCGTACTTGTTAAAGAAGATGATTGCTTCAAGTGGAGTCATAGTTACTTTCTTACCTCCGTGAATAGTTACTTCCATTTCATCATTGGTTAAGAAAGAATAGACTTGACTCAAATCTTCTTTGTTAAGTTTTACTCCTTTGATTTGTCCTTCTTTTAGGACATTGATAACTCTTTGGGTATAGTCTTCGGAAACCTTTTTTTCCAACTCTCGAAGATTTTTTTGTTCTTCTTCCTTTTGTCGAGCAATATTTTCTGCTTCGAGATCCAGTTTAGGTTTAATTCGTTTTGCTTCTTTTTCCATCAAACCAGCGTCTTTTAACTCGCTAATTTTCTCATCTATTTCTTCAGAGGTAAACTTGTCTTCATTTTTGTACCACTGACGAAGAATTTTTTCCTGATCGTATTCGTTTTCTGCGTTTAGAGATTTGATCTGATTTTCTTCGACCAAAGTTCTAAGAAACTGATCTACATTTTCTCCCTTAGCGTTTACGTCATACTTAATAAGACGCTGAGAGTAGTCTGACAAGGAGGTGAAAAAAGAGTCAAAAGATTCTTCTACTTTTTTATTAATGTTTACTTCTAAAAACTTGGTCAGTGTTTCTTTAGTTACAGGAGCGTTTTCATCAAAGTCTTCCCAAACTTCACTATAACCAAGATCTACGAGTTCATTAATTGCAGTAACGTAAACTTTTTCATCGGTTTCTACTTCTTCCTCTTCTTCTTCTTTTACAGAAACACCTTTTACAGGTTCTTTTTCTTCTTCCTCTTTAACAGGAGGTTCATCTTTTTTTGGTTCTTCTTTCTTTCCGAAGTCTAAACCAATGATGTCGGAGAATTCTTCGTCGTTAATTACTTCAGGATTACTAAATTCAAGACCGATTGATGTACTGTCGATTTGCATAATTGTTGGTTTAAGATAATGATAATATTAATTTTCTACAAGTATAACTTACTAATAACGTTTGTTACGATAAATTAGATTAGTAGTCATCTTAATGATTCTACTTTGAATATTTGTTTTTGTTTGTTTTTGCAATTAATAGATCGTTTTGAGATTTCTTTAAATCTGCTAATATTTTCTCTCTGCTAACATTTATTTTTTCTCTTTCGAGATCTAACTTGGATTGGTTAAGATTTCTATCTTCTACCGCTTTTTGCTTGTTCATATCAGCAGTAATCCTGTCTCTGTTAAGAGAAGTTAAAAGAGAATTATAGGTTGCTTTTTCTTTATCTTGAATTTGTTTAAGTTTAAGAAGTTCCTCATAACCGTCTCCTTCACTGAATTGAGACTGACCTATTACTCTGATTTCAGCAATTCTTTCTTCAGATTCTCTATCAAGTTGTTTTTGGCGTGCTTCTTCTTCAAGTTTGGTTTGAAGCATTCTTTCTTGTGATTCTATTTGTTGTTGAACTAAGGATTGTTCTTGTTGATATTTTTGAGTTTCTTCTATTTGTTTTTTTAAGTTGATGTCTTTAAGTTTAGTATGGAGTTCAGAAACGCTTTTAGTACTTAAAGCAGTCACTTTTTCGTACAGATCTGCTCCCATTGTGTTATCTTGAAGAACCAGAGTTTTAATAGTCTGAATCAGAGAGTTGTCATCTATGCTTGAAGAGACGTAAACCCCTAAAAGATGAAGACTTAAATCTTCAGGAATAGAAAATATTTGACGTTCTCCTTCATCAGTGATGTACATTTTGGTTGGGTTGTTACCTCGAATGTCGTGGTATTTAGCACATTCCAACATGGTTTGTCTAACAGACTCAAAGAGGGAGAAGTGTTCATCATACAAAGGTTTTAGTTGAGTTACACTTCTTTCAATTCCTTGTTGGATTCCTGTAGCAGTCTCGGAGGGTGAGATGTCTCCAAGAATCTGAGGAGAAAGTCCTACTTGAAGTAAGCATTCGTTCTTACATATTTCGGCAAGTTTTGCTTTTTCTAAAATCTGAGTAGTTACAGTGAGGTCTACTTCTTGTCCATAACCTCCAGTTGCAGCAAGCCCTGACTGTCCTGTATTTCCTAAAGAAGAATCAACAGGGCCTACCTGTGTATCCCTTGCTGTGAGAATCCACTTCATGTAATTTTGTCTTCCCCACTCTTCTCCCATTGATTCTTGGGGGATGACATTTTGATTCATCAAAAAGAACTTACCTATTTCTCCCTTGATTAGTTGGTCGTTTCTATTCCATAAATAATTATAGAAAACCTGCCAAGGTTTACACTTATCTACTAAGGTGATAGGATCATTATACTTGTTGGTTCTTGGGCCACCGTGAACAGGAATATAAGAACCGTATCTATATTCAGGTTTGGAAAGTTGAAAGGGATATTTTTCTAAGGTAATCCAAATATCATCGTTGTTATCCGGGTTGGGATTTGTAGAGAGGTTGATCTTAAGAACCCTCCACAACTCATTGGTGTAGAACCAGTCTATGTGTTCACCATAAACCAAGGTTCTTTCTGTCTTTTCTTTTAAGATTGTAGTGTCATAAACAGGGTCTATGGTAGGTTTATAATACTCGTCCACTATAGAGGAGACTTTTTCTCCTCCATTGGTCATTGTTAACTTTCCTAACTTACGGGGAATTTGGAGATACATGTGACAAATCTCCACAAGTCTTTCTTTATACTCACCTCCTCTGTATCTATCATCTGTGTATTTAGAACCTCCTATTTCTCTGAACGCTAAGTAGTTTTGAGCAGCCTCTATATCTCCAGGAGTGTCAAGATTGTATCTTTCGTTCGTGTTAATGTTAAGAAGAGTTCGATAGTGAATATGAAGGCTCTCCAACTTTTCCATACTCTCTTCGTCCAGTTTGGAACCAAAGCGAGTAATTAAGTTAAGAGGAGATTCGTATTCGTGCCACATGAACATTATCCCTTCACTTACATCGTCTATATAGGGACTCTTAAGATAAGCACAATAACGAGGATCTAAGACTTGAACAGAATAATCTGACTCAGAAAGGTTTACATGAACAAAAGGATGGTCTGTTACCAACTTATTAAAGAAGGCTTGTTTTTCTATGTCGTGTAACTTATATCTTCTTTGATCCATTTGAAGAGTATGATTGGCCCAATTCTCTGTTTCCAATCGAAACTCTTTTGCCATATATTTTTGGATTTTTGGCATCTGTTGAAACATTTCCATTTGTTGTTGGTAGACATCTGGGTGTGTTTCAGGTGTTACTCCTTGACTTTCAAGATCAGCGTTAAACTGTTCTTGGAGGGGTTGAATCAACATTTTTCGTAGAAGATTGTTTTTTTCTTCTACTATCATGTTTACTGCTTCTGGATTAACTGCTATTGCGGAGTAGTTAGTGTAGTTTTTGGACAACTCTCCTACTAACGTATTTATGATGTTAGGAATAATGGGGTAGAATTTAAGATCAAAATCTAAACTCTCTCCGTCCATTAATTCTAATTCTGCTTTATACTCAGAGTCTTGTTTAACGTAATCACTTGTATCAATTATCCCATAGGCTAAGTTAAACTTTTTATTAATAGCATCTCTGTGACGATTAATCTGTTGTCTACCTATCCATTCATAGTGATAAACTAATTGTTTAATCTTAGCAAAGTCATCCTTTTCTTTTTCTTCCTCAGAAAGAACAAAGGAATAGTCCATTGTTCCGTCTGTGTTCTGTTTGGTTCCCGGAATTACCTTCTTGGGTAATTTGGGTTTCATTCCTAATTGTGGTCTTTGATTTGAAGTAGTCATCCTATAATATAACTCTTTTTAAGAGTATGTCAAATTTTTTGTTCAATTATTTTACTATTTTACAAAGGGAGATCTTACTCTTTTAAATTGAGTAGGTACTTTAGATCTAAAAGCACTTGGTAATTTGGTACTAATACTTTTAGGTGTATCTTTAAAAGGATTTTTAACTCCTGTTATAATGTGACGATTGGTATCTGATTGTACTGCTATAATTGCCAAAAGAGTTGCTACAATTCTATCGGTGTTTAACTTGGGGGTAAATTTGAGCATCTCTTTGATTAACATTGGATCTCTTAGTTTAGACACGTTGTAAATGTCGTGAGATTCTCCTGTTTCCATATCAAAAGCAGTAGATATAGGAGTTTGTAACCAAGCAATTAATTTCTCTAAGGCCCTTTGTTTAAAGTTTGCTTCCATTCGTACTCCTATCTCATCTCTAATCGTAGTGTTGGGACTTAACTCGTTAATTACTGTAAGTTCTCTTCTTCTCATTAAAAATCTGGATTTACCTTGTCTGATCATCCATTCAGTAAAGTCTTTAACGTTAGATTCTACTGCTGTTCGAGCGTTGTACCATTCAATAATTAGGGAGCATTGTTCGTAGGTATCTCTTACGTTTTTATGTCTTCCTATATACTGACATACGGGGTAGGGTTCTACTATTTTACCGTCTCTTTCGTGAGTTCCTATCCAAACAGTTATTGCCATCAAAGAACCTGACGTTGAAGTATCTAAGTTATAAATAGGGTCTACTCCTGCATAATAAAGACCAAAGGGAGGTTTATCTATTGGAAATTCATAGACTATAATTGCTCCCCTATTATCTTCGTTGGGGTTGGGTTTTAGTTTCTGAATGGGTACATTATCAGAAAACTTGTGGATTATTTTTCCATGAAAATCTTTTTCCAAAGAAACTATGATAGGCTTTTCTCCTATTAGAAGTTGTTCTTGCTTTTTTAAGAGTTCAGTGGGGAAACGATTATCTTCTCGTTGGTCAAAAGCATCTTGTAAGGTTAAAGGGTGTTGAGACTTGTACATTTTAAGTTCGGCCTCACCCGCTTGTTTTGCTTTTGCTGCTTCTAACTCAATATACTTAAGGGCGAGTTGAATATTTGAGTTTCCGTGTTCATCGTAACACTTAACAATCTCTCCAGTTTCTTCATTCTTATAAGTGTAATTCCAGTAATCAGGATAAAAAAAAGCAACAGGTTCTAAAGTACCTGAGAAAGTATCTTGTACAGGTCTAATATTATACGCAGTAGGGTTGAAACAGAAGTCTTGTAAATCAGCAGCATCTCGTAGTTCACCTACACTACCCATTGCAATAAACATCCCTGTTTTTACACCACCCATTTTTAAGTTATCTTTTACATATCCAAAAACTTTTTTAAGGTTATTATAGATACCTGCTTCAGTAGCATAAATATATCTGGCAGCACCACCCACAGATTTTGCAATATTCTTTTTAGTAGTTGCTCCTTTAATACGAGTTTTATTTCCTTTAAAAAAGGCTCTTTTATTTATTGTTCCTTCAGTGACTAAAACTTTTTGTTCCCAATTTAAAGACTCATTAGGTGTAAACTGACGATACCAACCTGTGTTTGAGTTTAACCAATCTCTGTATCCTTCCATAATAGCCCACTCCATTAACACGTATTCTTCTTCCATCCCTACTATTTTTGTAGTACTTTTTTTACCAAACCATACCTCTTTGGTTAAAAGCGCCATTAAAAATAGTGAAATCCCGCGCTGACGACATTTTGTACCAGCAGCGTCTTGATCTTCTAATTCGCACAAATCTAAATATAATGCAAGATGGTATTGTCCATCAAACAAATCAGGAAATGTTTCACACATTTCTAACTTGTTATAGATAGGAGTATAATTAATAAACCAATAATAACTTCCGGGTATAAATACTCCATCTACAATAATTCCCTGCTCACACTTTCTCCTTTCTATTAACCAAAAATCTTTATATTCTTTGGACTTTTGGTGATAAGGAGTATACCGTTTTTCTTTTTTATAATAAAGAGCAGGTTGTCTCCAATTTTCTGTTCCGGTAAAATTGTATTCTCCGGGTAATTTCCAGTTAGATTTGACAAAAGCGAGGTAAGTTTGATAAGTTTCAAACCTTCTTTTTGTCCATTCTTTTGTTTTAGAATCGTATTCTAATATAGATTTTGGTTTCCAGATCATTTATATTTCCATTTAAATCCCGCTGATTTATGCGTTTTACCTCTGAGACAAGATATTACAGAAGTCTTACTTACTCCACAAAATTCAGCAGCATCTTTTATACAATTCCACTCCTTAATAAAGTTTCCATCTAAATCATATTGTAATATAGACTTAGAGTGTTTACTACTACCTCTTGAAGGCCACGTTCCAGGACGTTTGTAGGATTCAATTTGTAGTCCTTTATATTCAAAAAACCACATCGTATTTTTAAATTTCTTTAAATGTCCTTTTAAACATTTTCGTAAAGTATTATACGGTATTCCTGTGCCTTCGGAAGCAAGAATAATTGAATCCCATTTCTTTATAAAATCTCCCTGAGTAGAATATTCAAATACACATTTTACAGTATGATGATTACTTCTACCTTTACTTTTAAAAAACTCTTTTATTTTTTCTACTCTTTGACTTTTAACTTTATCTGGTAGTTTAAATCCAGACGTTCCTCCCGGAACTACGTTATATCCATGTGTAACACTTTGATAATAATTTATCCAAAAAATTTCTCGTTTGTTCAAATTTTTCGCAGAACAATACTCTATAACATAGAAGAATAAATTTTCTTTTCCATATTTATTATATGCTCTTTGTAGTTTAGTGCAATTACTTTGATTTTTACTAAGATCTCTATAATGACTATTTTTTCTTGTTTGTAAATTTGTAGTTAACCCTATATATCGCTTTCCGTTAACTATATTAAATATACAGTATATTCCTGATTTATTTGTTAATTTCATATTTTAATGATTAATCGTCATAATCGCTTTCATAATCTTCATCTACTGCGTTTTGAGCATCTCCTCTGTTTCTTTGAAGTTCTTGCTTGTAAGCATTTTCTGCTTCTTGATAAGCCTTGAGAATTTGAGGTAAAGATTTAATAGTCTGGACTATCTGAGATAAGTTGCCGTCTCTACCATCAGAGATTTCAGTCTCACTTAAGAAGGACGAGATGTTTTCTACTGCTCTCTTTGCTCCTGCGAGAATCTTTCTTAAGGGAGAAAAGTAAAGACGTTCTGCTTTATCTATAGCCTCAGACATTTCAATAGACTGGAGATACTTTTGTACAGGAAAGTCTTTAAGTACTTGAGCCTCTCTCTCATGTTCTTCAAAGTTCATATAAGGACTTTGTGGATCGTACATCCCCCAAATGTACATGAAGGGAAGAGTGTCTCCTTGAAAGAACTCTAAGAGAGCATTAAATTCAGGTATGGCAAATATAGTCTCATCCAGAATTATTTTATTCTGACTGACCGTTAGTATTCTTGGAAGCATTAACGGGAATTAGTTTAGTATGAACGGCTCCAAATTGCTCCAAAAGATTCATCCATTGAGTTTCGGTAGCCTTAATGTGATATTGCATAAATTCAGAATTGACACGAGAATAACAATCCACCACTACAATTTGGCATTCGTTATCTTCATCCCATTCTTCTACCCAATTAGAAAAAACTTTGTCACACAAGTTAAAGTTCATTCTTTTGTAACCTGTTTTGTATTTAGGTTCTACAGGTCGCTTAAGATTTCCAGTTAAACCTAAACGAGATGCTTCTTCAAAGTCATTTTCATATTCTTCTAAAGCCTCGTTGTATTCATCTATTTCTCTTTTGGTTATTTTACCACTTAGGATGTTCAGTTGTACAAAAATGTGATCATCCAAGACTTTAGTGATGTCTGTGTTATTAACAGTATCCTGCATTTGAATTAAATTCTGTTGGTGAATAATTAGATGTGTTTCTTCCTTGCCAGTTAGATCCCCATTTAGCATCGTGAGACTCTAAATGAATACCTACTATTTCAGGGATTAAAATTCGTTTTTCTCGTGACCATTGATTAGTAAAAACCAAATCACAGTGATCTGCTCCTACACAATCATTGGGGTATTCTTTGAATTGACTCTTGTGAGCAAGTTGAAAAAACCCTAAAGGTTTCCATCCTGTGAACTTTCCGTTTTCTCCCTGTTGTCCATAATAGTGAGAGATTCTTGCTCCTACTTCATACTCAGAGAGATTCATCAACCAATTGTCTAAAATCAGGGAAGGGTTATTACAATAATTAAACCACTGCTCAAAAGATTTTAAGTTAATTCGATCTGTACCATAAAGACACTCTTTGTCTAATTTAAGAGAATCCAGTACTCTTTTGGTAATGTTAGGTAAAGCAATGTCTACGTCTAAAAATAAAACCCAATCTGTTGAAGATTTTTCCAAACCTACGTTGATTCCGTTGAACTTTTTAAATGTATCTCCTTCGTAAAAAGCATCTGTTTGAACTACAGTGTAACCTTGAGACAAGGCTATATTTTTAGTTTTGAAATCTTTAGTGTCAGTTACTATGATCCACTTGGAAAATAGTCCTTTGTTTGCTAATGCTGTCCAAGCGAAAAAATCTGAATAGTTTACACAGACACTAATTGCTGTAAGATTCATATTTAATTTTCAAACGTTATTAGTTGTGAAATTTGTGATGCGTAATATGGCATTCTTGATAGTTTGATTATATCGTTTTTTTGTGCTTGAAGATGTACATATTGTTTACCAAATTCTTTTTGCACATTAATAATTACAAGAATGTCATCCTTTTGAAACATGTTAGAGATCAATACTCTTTGAAATCCTAATAAACTCAAAATGTGTATTACTTTATCTTCAGATAACCCAATCCATTCTGTTAAGTAATTATCCATTCTTCTTTTTAAAGTGATTAAGTAAAGTGTGAACTTCTTTTTTTAGATAGTCTATAGGGTAGTCTTGGGTATTTATTACTTTTCCATTCTCCATAATAAGATGTTCTATTACCATTTCTCCAGGTTTCATTTCAGGGTTAGATCTAAGTAGCAAATAAAGATAAAGTGAAAGTTGTAAAGAATAATGATTAAAGTTACAATCTTCAAGGTGGCTAAGAGGTGGAGACATTTTTTTATATGTCCCGTCCCAAGACTTAAATCCTCGCATAACTATTTTTTCAGAAGTCTTGTAATCATATATATTAATAGTATTGTTTATTACCTCTATTCTATCGGCTTGCCCTGCTACTTTATAGTAAAGATCAAAGATTAATTTCTCTATATAAATAGTATTGTTGTCAAGTTTTAATGATGTCGCACATTTATTATTACAATCATTAGCACTGTCCCATTTGATTAAAAGTTCACAATTATCTTTTGTAATTTTACCAAGGGATTTATAGAAATTCTCTTTTTCAAGATGAACAGCAGTGCCTTGAATCTGACTGTTAAGTTTTTTATCAGCCCATTCTTTCAGTAATTCTTCCTTACTAATACCAATTTTTTTGGCCTTTTTTTCTGCTTCTAAGTCCCAATTTACAATTGGTTTTACTGTGTTTATTAATGAAGTACATGAAGTAAGTATTGTGTTTGTAGTTGTTTCTCTGTATGTATGGGTATTTTCAATAAATTCAACCATTTTTAAATATATTTAAAATAATATTTATTTACACGATAACCAAGGTTAATTGATTTTTCAATTCCTCTTCTTAATATATTTAAATCTTCTACTGCATATTTTATAGAAAAATAACACATAATAGGAGTTTTATTTAAATCCATACATAAAATCCTTTTTCCATATAAAAAGGCAGTATTCCAGCGAAAAGGATTTATTTTATCTCCCTTATATTCTTTATACCATCTAAACCCGGCAGATGTTTTTGTTCTAAGTGAAATACGTTTGTTTAGTATTTTAACTGCGTCTGAATGACTTTCCCACTTTTTTATGAAATCACCTGCTAAACTATATTGATATATAGGAATTTTTGTGTGAGATTTGTCTCTAAACTTTGTATTTTTTAATTTTTTGTATTTTTCAATATCTATTTTTACTCCCTTCAAACTGTCTCCACCATTTGTTAAATTTGCAAGAATTCCTGTTTTATTATCTATTCTACCATAAAGTTTAATAAATTCGATTTCCTTTTGTAAAATAAACTCATAATCATTGGACTCTAATATTATTTCTACTCTGTAGTCATTGTTATTTTTTTTAACAATCTTTTTCCAAAGATCTGATTTATTGTATAAAGAGTGTGCTCTCGTATATTCTGATTTAAAATACGCATGTTTTATCTTTTTGAAAGATTTTGTACCTACTCCAATATAAAAGGGAGTTCCTTTATCTAATCTAATATGCCGATAAAGGTAATATTTGCCAATGTCTGTTATCATTATTTTTTTATTATTTATTATTTACCAAAACTTCCTCCTTAGTTATTCCTCTTTCTTTAGCCTTCTTAGTTGCTATACCATCAGAATCAAAAGGTTGTTTAACCAATTCAAGAAGTTTAGATACTGAGGTAAAAGAGATTTCGGAATTATTTTGTAAAACATACTGGTGTGATTCTGGAATAAAAATGATCATTTCTTAGTTTTAGTGTATATTAAAATTGAATCTATTCGATCTATTATGTATTGGTCGTTTGATAAATAAGTTTGATCAGTCGTTTCCTTTTGAAACTCTATTCCTAAATTATAAGCCCTTTCAACTTGAAAAGAAACTGATTTAGAAAGCATATAATAAGCAAACATATAACCTATTAAAGCCCCTCCTATTAAGAATAAGAGTTGGGATTGATGAGGTTTAGTATTTGATTGCTCTCCATACCTTTTATTGTAACCGTATTTAATTCCAAGGCCAAAGGTAAGAAATAAAAGTAATATTACTGTTAAGCCAGAAATAACAATTAAGAATAGGTCAGGGTTTAAGTTCTCCATTTACTTTGAGTTTTTCTGTTTGACCGTTGTCAAATTCAAGAGTTAAAGAAGCACCAAAATATCCAGTCTGACCTGTTTTATCTACTGTCATAGAAACTTCAAAAGGAACTCCGGGATAAACTTCAGTGGGAGTTACTGAAGAAGTACAAGTACAACTTTTTAGCACTTTCGTAATTCTGACGTTTGAGTGTCCATTATTAACTCCTTTGAAAATGTGAGTATAAGGAGTTTTATTAGAGATAGAAATTCTTACGGTAGGTTGTTCAAACACTATCATATTTAATTAAAGTTCAATTGATTTAATTATACGTTCAAGGCTTTCTTTTGAATCTGGTTTACCATGATATAAAACGTTAGCAGAATCATCATAGATTAATAAAATGTTTTCTATACAATCTAAAGAAAGAGTTAAGATTTTTGTAGGTGTTTCTTTCTGGTAGTCTAGATATTTACCTGACGCGTTGATTTGTTGGAGTCCTAAAGATTCTAAATCATCTTGTGTTATCATGTTGTTTAAATTTTAATATGTCTTTTTCTGTTAGAAACTGATATTCATTTAAAGATCCTGGAACAGGTACAAAAAATAAAGCCTCGTAAGAACCATTGTCATATAGAGAAAAAGATGCGTTTACATACTCTATAACCAATTCATCGTTGTATTTATACGCAATCGTTCCTTTTGTATAAATTTTTGTAAGAAGTACAGGCTCATTTACTATCGAATCCCCAGGATTAAATCCTATTATTGTAAGTAGTCCTGATGTGTCATGCATCAAAGTTACATCAGGGCCTGATATTATTTGATTCCAATTTGGAGTTTGCGCTTTACTGATAATAGTACTCAGTAAACTAAGCAGGAAAAAGAATGTCTTTACGTTCATATAATTTTTGATTAATTATGTTTTTAGTAATATTGTTTTAGTTGTTCGCCTTGATAAGCGTAAGTAAAAATATAATCATCTGCTTTTTTAGTTTTTCCTATTACATTACTCCTTACCTTAGACCCTTTAACACCAAACTCTCTTGCAGCACTTTGAGTTGAGACACACGATTTGATATAAAGTTTTGTTACAGCATCATACACAAACGTAGTCTTAGCGGTTTTTGGTAAATTAGAGTTATAAAAACCCACAGTTCCTTCTCCGCCTTTTGTGAGGTTACTTAATGTACCTAACTTGTTACTCTTTTGTCCATATAAGGCAATGAATTCAATTTCTTTCTTTTTTATAAACGCATAATTATCAGATTCCATGATAATTTCTACTTGATATACACCGTTGTTTTTATTGACTATATCATTCCATATTTTGTTTCTCTTTCCTTTTGTAAAGGCTCTTTTATAGTCATTTGAGTAACATTCAAGGCTATATGTATAATTAATTTTTTTACCAATTCCTATATAAAATACTTCATTTTTGTCAGGGCGAATATGTCGATATAAATAATATTCTCCATTTTCCATTTCATAATTACCTTCAACTTTATGTATTTCCAAGTTAGACAATTTTGGAACATATCTATTCAGAGTCTTTCTTTGTATATTTATGTTTTCATCTTGTCCTTCACGGATATAGAAACCAAAACAAGTACCGTTTGTTTTTAAACACTGAGTAACTGAAGAACAGGTACAATTTAAATAAATTCTACACTGTTTGACTGACGTAAATGTTTTTTCTTTAATTCCATTTTTATTATAAATACTAATAATTTTTCGTTTTTCTTTCCTTTCATAAGGAAGTATAGATACTCCTTCAAATTTATCTTTCCAAATAAAACCTCCTATACTTTTTTTATTTTTTAAACCGCCTACTTTTATATTAAGTATTTTCTTAACGTCTGACCTTTTTTCCCAATACTTAATAAACGTTCCGTCTAAACCATACTGATAAACATCTTTGCTCCATACATCTATACAAGTCCATCTTGGATTTTTTGTTTTTAGTCTTTCTGAGGCTTTTGGATTAGACCTGCCTTTAGAAACACGTCCGTCTTTATTTGGATTATTCAACTTCATCCTTTCTGAAAGTTTCTTTCTCTGTTCGTTTGTCATAGTGATTTAAATTTTTCCATTCTTCTTTTGAAAGCATTTTACCATAACAAGGAGGGTCGTTTTCACAAGCATCGTCACTTAGAAATTTTTCAGGGGTGGAACAGCCACAATGTTTACATTCTCCTAACTCCAAGCATTCTTTAGCCATCTCACATCTATAAATAAACTGTTCTTCAATGTGAGCAGGAAGAGCACCTGGATATATTTCTTTTAGTAAGGTTCTATAGTGTCCTTGAATAAATCCTTTAATGTTCTTTAGTGTAAAATTTTTTGATGTAATCTTCATAATCTTCTTTTAATAGGAATTTTAAAATTTCATCCTTTCTTGAATCAGAGTTGTGTTTGTCGTAATATTCAGTCTTTCTTATTACTGTTTGTTTTCTTTTTTCAGACTTTATCCTCGGTCTTGTTTTTGCAAACTCTAAAAGGGATTCGAGATTGGTTTTCTTCTCTTCTAACTTAGGTAAGGGATTAGACCTTAATTTTTTGTTGATTTTATTAATCTCTCGTTGGACTAAGTTTTCAGAAAGTACAAACGTTCCCCATAATGATGCTATTTCTGGTTTAGATGGAGTTTGAATTTGTTTTAAAAGAGACTCCCAATAAATATCTACCAACTCTTTGATTAAGTCTGAATTTTTCTCTGGATATTTATCTATGAGATTTTGAATAACATCTTCTGTTTTTAGTACCATTTTATTTACGATAATACTTGTGATAAACTTCGTCTGAGTTGGGGTCGAGAGTAACTATAGAAATTTGAATAAAATCTTCCGTTAGAAGTTTGATGTTCGGGTTTAAAGTAAGAGTGTATTTACCCTTTTCTATTTGAGTTTTAATAATATATCCTCTTTGGACTAAAGAGGAGATAGCGTTAGTTACTGATTTGGGATGAGTGAAGATTCTATCAGTTAATAATAGGTGTTGAGAATCTATCCCGTGAATATAAATATACGCTAAAATAGTGATGTCTGTTTGAGACAGAGTAGGAAGTCCACCATTAATAATGTTGTTTAGTTGAAACCGATAGAACTCGATTGGTGATAGTTTGTATTCTCTTTTTATTTTCTGCATATATCTTAGAAGTAGTCTTGTTTGTTTTTACGTTGAGTCTTAAGTGCTTTTTTAGTCTTGGAGTCTACGTTAAGAATGTTTAAGTCTTCAGCAGAGAACAAGATTCTAACCATGTTTACATTAAATTTAGTAGAAAGGTGTTCTGCTTGTTTTAGGTTAAGGTTCCATTTTTTTCTTTTAATCTCGCTTAGAACATAAGTATAGGTGAGATCTTTTTCGAGGGCTTGATTAATAAGAGTATCTAAATCTTGCATTTTGTTATTTTTAATTTGGATAAAGTAAATCAATGTATTCTACGTTATTTCCCAAGATGTCTGTTTCATCATCTTCTTCTTTTAGTTCTGCTATGATAGGACAAAGATAAGGTAAGTCTGATTTAGGAAAGTCTGAGTAGAGATAGTTCATTAAATAATGAGCGTCTTTGTAAGACTTGGATAAAATATCTTGTGCCATAACTGCTATTTTTAAATCTTTGGTGGGACTCCACCAACCTATCTGAATAGCGTATTTATAGTAACCGTTTACTTGAATTGGGTTTTCCATCTGTTTTATTAAGAGCCTGTTGAAAAATATAACTTGATAGATAGGCAAGAGGTTCGTCATTTCCTCTTTGAATCCCTACTCCTACTTCACCGAGAATCCAATTGGCGGCGTGGATACATTCGTGATGTAGATGTTGAAGAAAAGTCTTGTTTCTTTCTAAGAGAATTATAGCAGATTGATAACTACTGTATTCATTTGGGAGCAGGGTAAGTGCTCCAAACTTTGACATATCAAGGTCTACTTTTGTTTTTAATAACTTTTCGCATTCTTCTTTAGATTCTTGAAGAGTTTTATTAACAAAAAAATATACCGTGTACGGATAAATATGACATTTTACATTAAAATTCATTAGATAGTTGTTTTGCTTTCTCTTCTAACTCGATTAACAGTAGAGGAGATATATTAGTTTTTAACAGATCAAGAAGGATTTCATTGTAAGACTTTTTAGTTTTTAAGTAGTTAATTCGAGACTGTATTTGTTGTTTGAGAATGATTTGAAGTTTTCTTGCTGACTTGGTTTTAGAGTCAGGAACCCTTTCTATGGCTATAGAGAGGGTGATTAGATTTTCTTCCACTTTAAGAAGCCACTCTTTTAGTTTAAAGATGTCGTACTCTTTATTGACATCTTCGGTTGAAATGTTTAGAAATTTATTATAGATGTTCATTCTATGGGTTTAGATTAACAGTTAGGACACTCCACTTCTAAAATGTATTTTAACATTTTATCTCTTTCAGATTGGGATCGTTTCCAAACATAACGAGGATTAACTCTGTATAGTCCAGTAGCAACTCTAATGACAATTCCTTTCTTTGTAAGTGTGGTTAAACAGTTATTAATAGTCTGAATATGTAAGGTGGAGGATTTTGCAATCTCTTCTTTAACGTATAGAGGAAGAGCAATTTTATTCTCACCATCACACATCATGGATAAATGAAGAAGGAGACGAGACTCTGCTAAAGAGAGTTTATCTATAATACCATTGATTGAGTAGTAGAGTTGATAGAATTCTTTTTCGTTATTAACGAGAATTGTTCTGGATTTAGAATCAGATTTAGTTTCTATTAATTCTCCTGTCTCTGAATCTATAACTTGTAGAGACTCTTTGGTTGTTTCTACTTTTTTTAGATAGGGTTTCATTACTTATTTAGAGTAGTTAAATTACTTGAACGATGCAAATATAAGTAATGAAATTAATTTTACAAAGTAATCTTAGGTATATTTTTCGTAAAATCACTAAATCATTACTTGGGAAAGTAATCCCGTATAGTCTGAGACATAATGGGATTACTTGGGAAAGTAACCCTAACACTGCTTTTACAGAGACAGATATTTGGTTGTCAGTTAGTTAAAACAATTTTCCCCGTATTTGTTCTTATATATGTATTACACCTATTTTTCTAACTAAATTACAAAACGTGTTTAACCGTTTTAAACTTAAGACCTTTGTAATGTTTTTTACCTTCGTAAAGAACCTTTTCGATTGCTTTTCTTTTGAACTCTGGATGTTTAGATATAAAATCATTGATGGAAGGATATTCAGTTTCGGTATCTCCATTTATTACAATTAGTTTTACTTTAGGCGCATTTGATGTATTTACCCTAAACTTAACTGACTCTAATTTATCTTCATAAGCAAAAGGATATTGAAGAGTGGGAAGTCCTTTACATAAAATAGTCCGCAAAGAACTTTCGTTTAAATCGTGCTCTATAAGTAAATGCTTAACCGAAGCATATCTTTTTAAAATATTTTTATCTTGATCTATGTGAAGAACGTTGGTGGTTTTTTTTCTTATTGTATATAGTTCATTAGGATCATATTCTTTTTCTGGAACAAAGATTAATCCTTTAGTAGATCGCTGTCCTTCTTTACCATATAGAATTCTTTCTAAAGCATTTACAGATACTTGGGGATAAGTGTCTCTAATCTCTTTAGGAGAAGTAAAGGTTTTAATTATTTCTGAAGAATCAGGTTTGATCTGGAAAATGTTTCCTAATGAAGTAAAAAGTTGAACTTCAAATTCTTCTTTAGTGACTATTCTATAAGGGTTGAGAAAAAGATATACGTCTTTCACTAAACCTGTTTCTTTAGATGTTAAGATTATTTTGAGTTTATTGTTACTCTTTCTATCTAAGAAAATAGAATGAGTGTCTTTGAATTTTAAAGTACGTTCTATAATATTGGTTTTAATAGAATCTTCTATGCCATCGAGTGTTTTTAACTTTGAATAATGTTCAAAGTTTTTCTCAGACATTCTCTTCTGCTTACGTTCTCTTTCTTGTATATGCCATTCTGCATTAAAAGTACCCTGGATAGCCGATTGAAAATTATACCCCCCACCCACTTTTAAGGACTCATAATAATCCATCCAGTAATCTTCTCTTTCGTTTAAGAGAGATTTATTATTAGGGTCAATAAGTTCTAATATCCTAAACACAAATGCTTGTTCTCCATACTTATTCCAAGAAGATTGTAAATAAGTATTACCGTGTATTCCTTTTCTTAGAGAAGATCTATGTTGTGACCACCTCGAAGTAATATTTACACTTTGACCAATGTAACGTTTGTTGTTTTCTAAATTAAGAATTTCGTAGATACCTGATTTTGCTTTGTGTGTCATGTTATATGTTTTTGATTGCGGGGGTAAAGGTACAAAAAAATAAGAAGGGTGTATGGATTTTAACATTTTGTTATGCTTGTAAGATAGCATAAGTTTAGCCTCATCCCCCTCACCCATCCTCAATTTGATCTCCTACGCCCCCTATGGGTTATTTGGAGATCATATTTTTTCACATGAAAATTTCCAGCAACATGGCTGCTAAAAATGAAAAGTGGAATGTCCTCACTCGTGGTGAAGTGTTCCAAAAACCAATCCTGTCAGTAAAACCTGTTGAAGTCAACGGTGTTCCCAAATACGTCATCAATGAGATGTATTGGAGCACTGTAAGGCCCGCAGAAGATGTGGCCTTTGTATGTCTTCAGCATGTCACTTTGGAACGCGGTGAAGGTGACAAGAAGGAAACACAGACTACGGTCAATGTGGTGTCCTACGCACGTCAATCCGCACAGATGTCCGTGCAGGACAAAATCAAGACCATCACAGAAAATCCCGATGTTGCAATGGCTCTTGCAACCCTTTTGAAATAGGAGGTAATCCGGGATTAGATCTCACCTTCGTCCTGTCGTACAATCGTATGATGGGACGAAGGTTTTTATTTACCTATATTATATATAGGTGTAACTGTCCAGAGATATGTATCTCTGCTGATGAGTCCTAAAGGACGAAACAGTTTTATTTACTATTGGACATCATTAAGGTGCTCCGATAGTATTTAGACCAGAAGGATGGTTTATTAATAATCATTTAATGGTCTTAGTTACTTAATTAAGTAAATAGTACAATTAATATTGGTATCAAGCCTATTTGTTGTAGTATTGTAATATCTTTTGAATATGAGATATAAACTCATCTATTGTGTGAGTATATTTCATCATGTTACAGGTATTACAAGAAGGTTGCACATTTTCAAGAGTATATCCTTTTTTAGAATCCACTCGATCAAGACAGTTTGCTTTATCTCCACAATAAACACAAGGAGTATTTAGCAATGTATCTATTTGATCAACTGTTAAGGAGAACTCAATTCCTTTTCTATTTGCTCGTTTAATATAACCTTCTGCTTTTCTTTCAGCAGGTGTAAGGTCTTTTAAAGGTTTATTACGAGACGAAATAGATTTAGGTTTTTTCTTTTTCTTGATTTCATGTTGTTGTAACTGCTGTTTTAATTCAGCAAGTTCTAAAGCAAGTTCGTATCCAGTTTTAATCTGTATCATAAATACAAAGGTAATGTTTAAACTGGAATTATCCAAATATAATTTGATCTCCACGCTGGAGGTTGTGTCATATTGAACCCATAAAAACATGGGTTGACCAAATTATATATTTTGAACTGTTCATTAACTCATCATACCATGACACTCATTTTGAATCCGTCAGGTTCCCTGTCCACTGCTGGTGGATATGATTGGGACAAAAAGTAATGAGTAAAACCTTTCTAACAGTCAAGGGTGATTTGTGAGAGACTGTTATTTTAGTTTTCATTTGGTTAATATTATCTATTTGTTTGGTTAACTGTTTGTTAATTTAAACAAGTGATTTAACCAAGTGGTTAACTGTAAGTCATTGATTGTCAGGGGTAAATAAGAACACAAACCCCAACAAAATAGCAACAAATCCTCTCAAATATTCAAGAGAGGACAACTATAGAAGTAATAAGCAAATATTCGGTGCCCAATCGGTGCATCAAGAGATGGTACTCTCCAGTAAAACTCTACGCTGTTCTCAGACTCACCACCTGAAGCAATGCAGATATGGAAGAATTAACAATTTTTTCATTTGTAAAATCAAAAAATTATGATACTACTTGGGAAGAGAATTAACCAGACCAACCACCGTCTTGATACGTGGTTGAATGAAAACCAGATCCAAAAAGCCATCAATAATGGTGGTAAAGTAGATCTTGGGCCTTGTACGATTGAAATCATCAACAACAATCTCGCTCGTGCTACTTATGAAGACGGTGGTTACGAAGAGTATTCGTTTGTTCGTAAGATGTGGGCAGTCTACTTTAATGTAGATGGAATAATGCCCAAATTCTTTTCAACTTCAGAAAAGGCAGTAGATTTCTTTATATCGGATAAGGAAACAAGTTTTCCGCTTCTTGGTATTCAAGAAATCTGGCGATAATAGTGGTGCAAATCAGGAGTAACAGTTAAGTTACTCCTAATTGTTCTATTTTTTAGATAGGATTAGGCTCTTAGCAGCGCTCAAACCATTAAATAAGAAAAAAAAATGCTTTACCTATTCAACACTACAATCATGCCTAATGAAGGCGTGTTTGTAAATCGCAAAGTATCCAAAGAACAAGCCTGGGAGATTATTGCAAACGCACCAGCGTTTACATCTGCGTTGGGCCATCAAGGCTCAGCAGATGTATTTAATGCTGTGTTTCCAACATTTGAAGTATCTGTAAATCGCATCCAAGCACAAATGCAACCCAAAGATGAGGCAGTATGTCTCAAAGTGTTGGGTCGTCTTCCAGAAGGACAAATCCTTTCTCTTGAACAATTGCAAGAGATTGGTTTCGAATTTTTCCATGTCCAAATGGTCATGGGAATTACAGAAAACCCAATCGCATTTACTTGCGAGATGGGAGGGTCAAAAAACGAAAAAACATTCACCGCGTTTGGTGAGTGTAAATTTTAAAAAAAACTATTATGAAAAAACTTTTGCATCCAGTTACCCTTTTCCTGATCGGATATGTAATATCCGTGATTTGGATTTTTTGGGGCACTCCAGTTCCTAAATACTTTAATTGGCTTCCATTTGGAAACGCCAATGCTGGTATTTTCGTTATTGGAGGAACGGTTCTGATTGCAGCAATAGGAATATTGCTGTTGTTTACAGGATTTAAATATGTTGATTGGTACGAAAAAAAATATCAATCAAAAGATTAAACAAATCTACCACGACTGTTAAATGCGCCAGAGGGCTAACAGGTGAAAAGGTAATGCGTAATTCAAAGATTTATATCTTTGACGCGGTAATTTGTTTATTTTAATAAATAAAAAAAAAACAAAAAATTATGAAAAATAAAAAAATCCTGTCTATTGATGCCGAAACCGATGGACTTTGGGGCAATCCGTTTGTAGTTGCCGCTATCGTATATGAGTGGCAACCAGAAAAATTCATCCCAGGTATGGATCGTGGTGTAGATGGGTACAGACCTGAACACATCCTTCAAGGATATTGGAAAGAAACCAACAAAATTCTGTTAAAACTACCTGATACAGTGGTTTCTAACCAATGGGTAATCGAGAACGTATTACCTACATTGAGCAATATCCGCCAACACTCTGGCGGTGCTGGTAGTGAATATGTGAACCATACTCACGAATCTTATGAAGACATGCTGCGTGATTTTGCAGCATTTTATCTTGCTCACAAACAAAATGCAGATTGCATCTGCCACATGGGCTACATTGTAGAGGCCCATTTGTTTCGGGAAATGCACCACCTTGGTCACATAGGAGAATGGGATGCACCATACCCGTTGCTTGATGTGTCAGGCAATCTCCAGCAAGTTGGAGAAGATCCTACAAGTGTAGATAATTATGCTAAAAAACATCGGTTACCAATCACGGATTATGGTTCAACCCATAATCCCCTGTACGACTGCGAAGTTGCCGCCAAAGTGTATATGCACTTAACACGGTAAACAATCAAAATCAAAAGTGAAGTGAAATATATCCATAATGTAATAGACGGTAAGCAGTCCGTTGAGCATATTTGGTTAATCGTGAATGTACTATGTACAATGCGAGTATTAAGACCTTTAACGGGTTGCAAGGAGATAATATAATTATCAAATTGTAGGACGGCTTTTGATTTTTTTTAATAAGATTACGGTGAGAATCCGTCTCTCAGCAAAGTAGTAATACTTGAACTAATAGAGAGTGTAATAAGATGTTCAGTAGCGAAGAAATTAATTTTTCTTAGCGAGAATGGAGAAATCCTCTGAAGTTATTACAGATAACCATGTGGGGCTTATGTCTTGAAATTCTTAAAAAGTGGCGCACTTTTTATTAATAAGTTATAATTCTGTATTAGTACAGCGTAACTTAGATTATCAAGCATTAGTGCAGACTTAAAAATCATGGAGTGGTACGACCTCAACTCGTATAATCTTTGTTGCAGATATTGATGAAAACATGAAAAGATGTTCTGAGAGTCTTTTAAAAAGGTATCAAAAAGCAAAAGAAATTTTATTAAAAATATAAAACATTCACTCCGTAAAGTCTCAGTCTTTAACAGGACTCATCACAATTCCTTTAACGTAACATAAGTTGGTGGAACAACAGGCTTAGGTCTGTCTCACAAGTATGGTGGAAGTTTGGTTGGTAAAGACAGGAGATAATGTAATCCGAAAGGATTGGCAGCAGATGGACATTGTGTTCTTAGAACATAAATAGGTCAATACAAGATGAACAGATTAAATGCTGTTATGCTTGGACGTTTCCTTATCTGCCTTTTCAAGGTAACACTTTCAAACCAGTAATGGTGAGATAATGAAGAGTATACATGTGGCAAAAGTGTTCCAGTAAGAGCATACCCACCTGACAGGGTAATTCCAGTTTCCAAATTGTATAAGGAAACAAACGGGTTAGGATATAATTGTGCAGACGCCCTAATAGTTAGGCTAAGGGTGTAACAACTCCCAATCATTGGGTTAAATGGTAGTTATCAGTTACTTTAACTGATTTAGTTTACCTGTTTGTATAAATTTAACAGGAGTTCTTGTACATACAAGTGTTGTTACTTTTTCCAGCAGTCAGAAAAAAGCGTGTAATCTACGAGATAAGATTAACCTACTGTACTTAGGTTTGAGGGTAGTTCCATGTACAACATTGAACCGAAAGGTATCATGTAAGCCCTTAAGTGGGATAAATTGAGTTAAATTGTGTTAGGTTGAAAATATACCTGTAAGAAATAATACATTTTTCGCATTTGTGAGATTTGTTAAGGTTCTTCCACAATAATATCCTACACTCAACGATGGCAGCCGGGTTGGAACCCACAGTAGATAAATAACTATACTCTTTTAGGGAGTGAAGTCAGTGTAGTTTTACTGAAAAAGTTAGTATTTATTAGACTGTTTAATAGGCGTTTTGTATATTGTAAAGTTGAATTTGTATCATAGAGAATCTGTGGGTGGATTTGCCTAATGTTAGGTGAGAGTAAGTTCGATCCTTACCGTTGATATAAATTTAACAGATATACAATCCTATACTATATAAGTCTGATCAACTTATGTAGTAATTGTGCGACCCACATTATTGTGGGTGACATTTTTTAAAAACATCCACTCTGTAAAGTCTTGTAATTCGCGGAAGGTTTAACCAAATATTCTCTCTTTGGGGATAAAAAAGGTGAGAATCCTTTTTCTGTGTATAGACAGGAGATGATGTAAACCAATAATATGGTTTGGCAGCAGATGGACATTGTTATTTCTTAAATGAACTAATAAATAGGTTACTGTTCAACTTATATAAGTTGAAAGAGATTTCCTTATCTGCCTCTTCACGTTAATAGCGTTCAAGATACACTATGACCGTTGTGAAATTCAACAGGAACTACTGATTCTATACCAATCAGAGTAGTGTACATCCAGTAATGGTGAGATAATGAAGAGTATACTAAGGGTAGTCCGTAATTCAGAAATGAATTAGAGTGGGAAAATAGACTTATAAAAATCCTACCTTAGTAATTGTGCGGCATCCCAAGTGGATGCAACATTTATTAACAAAATTTTAACTTTTAACTTTTAACTTTTAACTTTTAAAATTGTAACGGACATGCAATTTACATTAGATCACAAAGTAGGAACAAACTATGTAACTGTCACTTTAAGTGGAAAAGTATCTCCACTTATATGGTGTGAGTTTTTCACAAAACTCCAATATCTTGGAGGAAAACAAGCAGTAGAAGGACAGTCGGATATTTGGCTGTTACCTACTTTTGTTACATCACAAGTCATTGAAGAAATCATCCATAACACATGTTTCGTGTGTGGTGGATTGATGAAAGATTCTACTGCATTTTTGAATGACTGTGTATCATTCGATGATTTTGGTAATGATGCTGGACAACGAGGTACAACACAATCACGTGTTGGAGAAGCAAAACAAGTCAAAGTTCGCAAGTGCTCTTCTTGCGGACACTCACACACTTAAAAACAAAACAGGTGTAAGGGGGTGGAACCTTACTTTAAATGCTACCAACATTGGTTGGCCTCCAGGCATGGATGGGTCTAAAGTTCTTAAAGAACAGGGGTGAATAATGCTTAGAAGTCTGTTAAAAGACAACTTATAGTAGAATATCTCCCATGAAGGCATTACTGTTTTTAAAACAAGCAAACTATGAACAAGATATTGGGAGCATTTAATATAACACGAGAGTATGATGGACGTGAAGTAGACTATATTGGATTTTTATCTTGTACAGACGGAGAATGGGTCGGATCAGGAGAATCTACATGTATACGATATGTAGAATGGTTGATCCACACCAATCAGATTCCAAATTAAAAAAACAATAAAATATGAATCAACCAATCATTTTCAACAAAAATAACCCAACAGAAAAATACATTATTACCGAAAAATGGGAGTTTAACCCCAACGGTATAACCGTCTTTGATATGGAAGTTGGAGGAATCACAGATAACGGATTTTACCATTTTTCAGAAATCGAAAATTGGAAAAATTTAGTTAAGCAGGATTTAAAACCTAAAGTCGTAGAAGCAATTCAATCACAAAACCTTGAAAAGGTATTATCGTTGCTTCATTTTATGTCAGATAACGGTGTATTATATCAAGGAAGATATAACGCTCTAAAGAAACAGTATACTATGGGCATGATTGAATCCTCAGAATATACAAGAGGAATTGCTCAAATAGGTTACGACATTTTGAAAAAATTTTAAAAACCATTGTTAAACACCCACCCCAAAATTCCAAATGATTTATTAGTTATTGAGGAGCGGGTTTATTAAAAAAATTGTATGAAAATACCAGAACAATTTATCAATAAAAATCAACTTAAAAACCTTCCTATAGGTGCTATAGGCTATGCTGTTCCTTGGGTAATGTGGGTAGATATGGAAGGGAATGCTTTTCTTAATGAGAATTACGATTTACACCCTTCAAAAGGAGGTACAGTAAATCTTCAGATTACAAAAGTACCTGAAGGATATGTTGTGCATTTAGATAAATTCAGGTATTATGACAGAGAATATACTTGGACAAAACAAGAAAGTCCAGGATTTGCTTCCCCAAACGAAGTTTGCTATGGTAGAGTAGTTGCTTTTTCAGATAAAGAATATCAAGCATTGCAAAAAGATCCTGAGAGAATTAGGAATCTTATTAACGAATGTATTCTTAACGAGAATTATGAACAAGCAAGAGAGTACCAAAACATTCTCGATCAATTGAATTAACTGGTTTGCTCCTGTGGCGAAATTGGCAGCACGCTGCGGTCTTAAACACCGTTGGAGAAATCCGTAAGGGTTCAAGTCCCTTCAGGAGCACCAAACATTATTTTATGAACATTTACAACCGCATCAGAAAACGTACATCTTGGAAAACCAAATTAAAAGTTTGGGTCAAGATGCGTATTTTATTAATTTATAATTACTTTAAACAATGAGAACTTAGAACTTATAAAGGCCCCGTAACACATCATCGTTCTAAGGTGACGCTTAAAAGAGTGTAATTGGAAACAGCGTTTGGGAGTTCGAGTCTCTCCGGGGTCACGCTATTTGTTTTATCCGTTTGTTGTAAAATGAACGGATTTTTTTGTTTTACAAACATCAGATTAAATGAACAATTCTCAATTTGCAATCCTCCTATTAATTATAGTAGGAGGGTTGTTTTTCTTTCTCACAAAGCATCGTTCAGAAGATGCTGAACTCAAAATCGCCAAGGAAGTACTTGGCTCTGACAAAAGAATGTGGAATCTATTTAATGTTTCCTATTCTAATTATAAACGTGGCAAAATAGTAGCACTTCTTGTTGCTGCTATCTTTGCTATTATCGTTGTATATGTAATTTTACCTGCAAAATAGAAAATATGAAATGAATAAAGTAAGTCGTCAAATCAGTTACGTTCCTGTTGTATACAGGAATAAAGAAATCAAAATCAAATTAATCCCATCAATAACTCTATTGGTGGGATTTTTTATTTTATCTATAGGATGTGGAAAGGCATTGTTTTCTACTCATACAGTAATTAAAGAAGCAGTTCCTTATAAAGTGGTGGAACGAGATACTGTTATCAAAACAGTAACCAAAATTAAAGTAGTAGAAAAACCAGATCCTCTTAGCAAGAGAATTGTTAGGGATTTTACTAAAAGTTACAAAAGCCTCCCAATTGAGAATAAAAATACTGCTGCTAAGTATAAAGGATATACTCCTTACCAAATTATGATGTGGCACTTAAAAGCACACGAAAGTTTTAGACCTCATCAATATCCTGATGGAGATTATCCTTCTAAAGGATTCGGTTTAAATCTTAGTCCAGAACACATTGCGTGGGCCAAATCTCAATTAGGATTTCATCCTAAAAAAAGAGACTGGACATTTGAAGAGGGTCAGAAATTGTTAATTGCGTACTGTAAAGAACATACGCTCGACCCACTTAGGAAACAATATCCTAAATTAAATCAGTTTCAAATTGTTGCTTATGCTTGTCATAAATACAACACAGGTAACACAAGAAACTTTGGATTTTGTTGTGGAGGTAAGTCTACAAAAATGAGATGTGGAAGGAAAAGTAAAGCACATCATGCTCGTAGAGTATTTGAAGTGCAATTATTTAACGGAACATTACCTGCTTCTAAGATTGAAGCAGATCGTGTTAAAGCAATAAATCTACAACAAACATATCAATAATATTATGGGAGGAATCGAAGTATTTGAATTTGAAGGAAATATGAAACTTGTTTATAAAGTGGCATTATATTTTCCTCAAGACATAACCGCTTTAAATGAAATGGCAACCAATTTAGAAAAAATAGCACAGTGGAACGGGTTTGTTCTGAAAAGTACTGTACAAGTAAACTATGGTGTCAAACCTCGTAGAGATGGTTTAATTACTCTGTATATAGACGTAGAATATAAAGAAAATCATCCTTTTAGAACCACTACTTCTTTGTTAGGATGAAAATTTTTCTTATATTAAGTGTTATTGGTATCTGTTTATGGGAATCTTATTCACCTCTCCCTGATTTTAGTAAGAAAGAGTTCGAATATTATTATCCCATTTGTTCACAATTTAAATCAAACGTACCTGTATCTATTTTGATTCTTTACAAGATTCAATCTAAAGATCAGGTACGTTTGTTTAAGAAAAAACATTTACTTAGATCAAAATCTTTAAAGGACTGGATTCAATATATGAATCTTTCTGACGAAGAAATTGAAAAATTACTAAAATATGAGAATTACGAAAACAGTCTTCGTAGTCGTAGTTCTTCTATTAGGATATACCGTTAACTCTTATACTGTTGAGTTGGGTTCTCCTCGAATAGAAGAACCTGAAACAATCGAAGAGAAATACAAAGTGATACAAGAATGGAGTCACGGGCTAAAAGAAAAAGGATTGATTTCGATTAGTCCTGATTCTTTTGCTAAGGCTGCAATTATTGTAATGTGGTGCGAAAGTAGACTTGAAACTAAATCTCAAGATAAGTTGGGAAGTCAAGGATTAAATCAACTGCTTCCTTCTACAAGAAAGTTGATTGGTGCTCCTAATGATATTCGAAATAAATCATTTAGAGAACATCTTGAATACTTTGAGGCCTACCTTGTATTAACTGGAAAGAGCAATCAAATCGAGTGTAGTATAGATCTCCACGCACTTAATTTTGCACCATCAAGATTTCACAAAGAAGTGTTTTGCAAGACTTCTAAAGGGTTAAAGGCCCTTGACAAGAATCAAGACGGTGTAATCAGTCGTCAAGATTTACACTTGTTTCAACAAAAGAAAATTATAAAAAATTCTTTTTTAAAATCTCTATAACAAACCAAATGGAAAGGCCCGTAGCATATTAATAACTACATTAAAGGTCAGGAAAAATGACAATAGAAGAAAAAGTTCAGTTTCTTAAGTCTTATACAAATGAAGCATGGTATTATGAATACATGCTACAAAATGAAAAAGACGAGAAAAGAAAAGAGTTGATCATCAAAAAAATTAACGACACTTATGCGTATATTGTCGCACAAGATTCTAACTTACACCAACTATGAAGTACAGTTTTTTAACTAAGATACAAGTCTATCTTGTGTCTCTATTTTCAATCTTTAAATTGTTTAAAAAATGACTATCCTTACAATAATACTACTTATAGCAGGTATAATTGGTTTGTTTGGAGGACTCCTTTCTTTCCTCGGTATATTTGATTATACCGATGATTGACCCACACTATTGTCACCTATCAAAAGCAAGGAACGATAATGATGGTAGTAGGTTTTATTCTACTAATATTATCGTTTGGAAATATTTATCACTAATCTTGTTTAATTTAATTAATATGAAACGTATTTTTAGTATCGTCTTTTTTTTGACAGTGTGGTTTACCTGTCAGAGTCAAAATTTTAGTTTGGTTTCCCCATCATTCCAAGATGAACCTCTTGTAATGATTGATAACAACGGAGAGTTTTTGTTTGAAAAACCTTACCAAACTTCAAACAGTGAGTATCTTCCGTACACTCGAATTGTACATCAAAATAATGAGATCGAGATCAACCTTGGTGGTAGTTATGTAATGTGTATTTCATTGACAGAAGACTGTCAGTGGATTTCCAAATATGATCTCTACCAAGATTGGAATTGGATTGAAGGGTTTGTTTTCGTAATCGCGGAAGATGTTATTATGTATGGAAAAGATTAATGCTTTAACAGCAATGAAAGCAATAACAGCCATAGTATGTGTATTGTATACTTTGGCTTATTTCGAAGAAGGATGGACAATTCTACAGTTGGTAGAAAAAGTTCTCTCTTCTTTGTGTGTAATATGGGTGTCATATTCGCTTGGTTGGTTCCAAGCGATGTCGCAGATAAAATAAATTTTTTCATGTGAATAATTTTGTTGAACCTCCTTGATGAAAATCAAGGAGGTTTTTTCTTTTGAACTTTTCACTTTTAAATAGTATAAAAATGTTCTTTGTAGTTAAAGTAAACATGTTTAACGGTACTACCGACAATCCTGCTCGTCCTGACAAAAACGGACTTTATCCAGTGCTTTTGACCTCTTATAACGGTACAATTCCTTCTAACACAAGAGTTATCGCAGGTACAGTTGCACATAGGGCTGGGCTGGAACCTGGTAAAAACTTTGCAATCCAATTGACTAAAACGAGTGTTGATCCTCAATACGGAGATCGGTATCAAATTGATGTAATCGGTGAAGTAACTACACTGGAAATTGTTACCAAGATTCGTGAATTTGGTCAAGGTCAGGTTCAAGTTGCTCCCGGAGTAAAATCTGAAACACGGGTGTTGGATACCGTAACAGTTGAAGAAGACTAATTTAATTTCTAATTTAACCGGGAGGAGGTAACACTCCTCCCAAAACTTTCTTATATGATAATGACACCTATGAGCAAAGTACTGCTCAATCTTTTGGTATCTCATCAATACTTTATTAAAAAGGGAAAAACCGAGGCTGCTAAGTTTGTAGAGTCGCAAATCCTTGCTTTCTATAATAGTAAATGCGGAGAAATTTCCAGCCAAGTATATTGGCTTGAAACTGAAGGGTATATCTTGAGAGATGGGAAGATCACTAAAAAAGGACGGCAGGTAATTGCACCTGTTGAGCAAGTGATTCAACAAGAGTCTTTTCTTGATACTCTTTACGAACTTCCATCAAACACTTTGATTAAATTGATGTCCGATGTCCTCACAATTTCAGCAGATAGAATTCGAGAAGAAGGGATTGAGATTGTAAGTCAAGACTGCGTAGATGCCCTTAATAATATGAACGAAGTGTACAACCGTTGTATCACTCCGTTTGTACTTGACGACAGTGTTGTAGAAGACGAAGATATGTTCCATGAAGAAGTTGTCACTCAACTGCAAATGGCATAGGGTTATTTTGGTGAAAATTGATAGGAAGGTAAGTAGCAATATTTACCTTCCTTATTTTTTAATTTCTAAAACAAAAAAATGAAATATATCATTTTTCTATTATTTTTGCCTCTTACCTTAAGAAGTCAAAATACGACTTCTTATGAGTCCTACTTTCAGACTATTACTGACAACGAATCTGTAAACATCTATCACGTTAAAATGGTAATTAAAGTGACAGATGATTACGTAGAAGTTCTTAGTGATGTAGAAAGCGAGTTTATGTCACTTGCTAAAGTTGAAGTAGAATGGCAATTAGGAACAGGATTTTTAATGTCTGCTAATAAAGAACATACTGTGTTCTATTATCCTAAAATTAATAAACTTGTAATTATCAATTTAAACAATCAAACAGAAAGTATATTTTATGGAAATATCCCAAAGTCCGTTGAAATCTCAAAATAATAAATTTAGAATTTATTAAAAATTGTCATACTTTTGTTCTGCTTTTGTAATATCAGTAACACAAAATAATAATTATATAGCCACACTCAAGGTATTACCAGGCTGGTATTACAAAAGCACTTGAGATGTGGCTTTTTATTTATTATGAAGATTAAAAGTTGGACAGTAGAACAGTTAAAGTTATTAAAAAATCATTATGCGGACTCTAATATAAGTATAAAGGAGTTAAGCAAACTCATTGGTAGATCAGAACAGGCTATTATCCAAAAGGCTTGTAAATTAAAAATTCATAGATTTAGTCAAATTAAGGATAGTAGTATAGAATTTTTAAAAAATAATTATCATAATTTACAAATACCTCATAAAATCTTTGAAGCAGAGATTGGAAGGAGTTGGCCCACCATATTACTGCTTGCAAAAAGTTTAGGATTAAAGCGGACTATTTCTTATACACCCAACTCTAATTATTTTAATAGTATTGACTGTTGGGAAAAATCTTACATAATAGGATTATTTTGGGCTGATGCGCATAATAGTATTATAGAAAATAGAATTTCAATAGGATTACAGGAGCAAGATAAGCATATTCTCGAATCAATCAATAATATCATACAAAAAGATACACCTTTAATGTTTAAACCTGGTAGAATAGCGAAAGGTTATAGACAAAAAAGTAAAAATCAATATGTTCTTAGAATAAGAGACAAAACAATTTCTCAGAAACTGTTAGAATATGGAATGACTTCGAATAAAACTAAAACTTTAAAATTTCCAACTTGTATCCCTGATCAATTTCTTTCTGCTTTTATCTTAGGTTATTTTGATGGAGATGGGTGTATTTATTTAGGTAAGAAATGTAGTAATAAAGTATCTATTTGTGGGACTCTAAGTATGTTAACGGAAATAAAGAGGATATTAATTGAAAACTGTAATGTATCTGATGTTAAAATCAGACAAGTAGGAAATATATACGACATTGCTTGGAGTAAAAAAGAAGATTTAAAAAATATTAGAAGTTTTTTATACTCAAATGCTACTTTATATTTACAACGAAAATATAATAAATTTCATTCTATAGAAAATTAACTATATGAATAATCTAATAACAATCAACGTTATCACATATAATGAGTCTGTAATGATTCAGTTTTTTATTGACCATTACAGAAAAATGTTTCCTGATTGCAGAATCAGAGTATACGATAATTATTCTACAGATAATACGGTAGAGATTGCTTTAGCCAATAATTGCGAAGTAATACCTTATGATTCTGGTAATGAAATTAGAGATGATATTTATATTGATATAAAAAATAATTGTCACAAGTATTGTAATACTCCTTTTGTCTTTATTGGAGATTGTGACGAAATAGTATTTATAACTCAAGAACAGTTATTAAAAGAGCAAGAAAAAGGTACAACTGTTATTTCTTTTGAGGGGTGGAATATGATAACTATGAGTGATGATCCAGACATTATTGATTTAGATTTACATTGGGCCTCTCGTGCTTCGCAGTATGACAAAATTTACATATACAATAGAGAAGAGATTTCTCATGTAAGTTATAGTGCGGGAGCACATTTTTGTGCTTTAACTGGTAATGTAAAATATAGTGAACACTTTTATTTAATGTGTCATTTTAAAGCCCTTGGTTTAAATTATATGATTAATCGTCACACAGAATTCGGTAAGAGACTTAGTAAACAAAATTTAGTTGCTGGACATGGTATACACTACCTTGATAGCGAACAACAGATTAGGAACAATTGGAAGTTTTATCAAACTCATCCAGATTTAGTTAAAGTGCTATGATAACTTTTTGTATTACTTCTTGCGGAAGATGGAAATTACTCGAACAAACTTTAGATTCGTTTTTAAAGTTAAATATGTTTCCTATCGAGAAATTTATCCTCAATGAAGATAGTGGAGACACAGGAATTGTAAAGAGGATTTTGGATAAATATGGGGATAAATTTCACATTATTCGAAGTCCTAAAAACCAAGGACTACTTAAATCTGCTGACAATCTAATGTCCTTGGTAGATACACCGTATGTATTTTGGGCAGAAGATGATTGGTTATTTCAAGGAAACTCTAATTTCATTCAGGAATCTTTGCAAATCTTATCTACAAGAGAAGACATTCATCAGGTATGGATAAGATCAGGTATTCCTAAAGACTGGCTTGAAACAGAGGATTTAGGAGGGTTTAGAATGGTTAAAGATTGTCATTTTGGAGATTGGTGCGGATTTAGTTTCAATCCCGGTCTTCGAAGACTTAGAGATTACAAAATAATGTTTCCTCAAGGATATAATGCTTTAAACACTCATGGAACAAACTCTGCTCTTAATGAACACGAATGTAACCAAGTAGCATCTACTTTTGGTTACAGAGCAGCAATTTTAAACAATCCTTCTTGCCAACACATAGGAGAAGGTAAATCAACGTACAAATGATTGATATACATAATGCCTATGTAATGAAGCATGGAAACAAAGTCTGTATTGTTACTTTTATGGATGCAGATAGATTTCCTGTTAATTTTAGTCACGGGTTTGTAGAATGTACTACTCAGACAAATATTTATTCAAATATGCTTCCATACATTACAGTTAATGTAGACACTTTAATTGATGCAGATGAATGGGGACTTAAAACAGATGGAATGCCGTGTAAAGGAGCAGGTCTTATTGGAATTGTTACCCGTGCGTTATTTTATATGAAACGAGTAAAAGGATTTCTTGGAGGAATTTTGTATGAAGAAAAAATTATCAATATGATTGATACAAATATCAAAGAGTTTTGTCGGGTAGTAATTCGAATAAATGAGATAAATGAATACTTAGATAAAGAAAAAGAATCTTTTTATGACGGAAGACACTCATTTGAAGAGGTTTATTCAAATTCGATTAATGAATTAAAAGATTTACAAAAAGAGTTTCTTTTTGTATTTACAGTGCTTAAAATAAAGACAGCAAATTAATGACTGAATTAAAATTTTATAGATACGACTCTGTAGAATATGCTTCATTAGACTTTGATGGAGACGCTATAGTTCCTCCTTTTCCAAATCCTACAATAGAATTGCGTACATTTGATCTATTTAAAGAAACTTCAAAAGGATATTGGATTATTTCAAGTGGTTTAAAATTTTTCTCTCGATACAAGAAATGGGTATCTAAAACTGCTAAAAAAAGATATGCTTATCCTTCTAAAAAAGAAGCATTGAACAGTTTTATTAAACGAAATCAAAGAAGATTAGAAATACTTGAAAGACAACTTGAATTGTGTAAGGCAAACTTAGCAAAAGCAGAACTCATAAAAACGGACGATAATTAATGTTTAAAGTAAAAATCTATTATGAAAAATGAGCAATAAAAAAATATTTATTATTCTATTTATAACCCTACTTGTAATAGGACTCTGGTTTGTTCCTTTACTTGGATTTAAAGTTGTTTACGGTACATGGGGATTACTGTATGTTCCTATTTTTATAATTAATATGATGTGGTTTTCATACCTAACAGAAGTCTTAAAGCAAGTAGAATGAAAGATAAACGAGTATTAGTTACTGGAATAGGATCTATAGGATCTGAGGTTGTTCGACAAATTTGTTTTAATGGAGCAGATACTGTTATTCTATTTGATAGAAACGAGGAGAAAATCTTTTACCTTGAAAGAGAGATCAATAAAGACTATCCTAATATCAAAGTAATCCCTCGAATAGGATCAATTACTGACAAGAAGAGAGTGGATATGATATTTGAGGAAACTCGGCCTCAAATAGTTATTCACACAGCAGCAATGAAACACGTTCCCCTTTGTGAGGAAAACCCTCACGAATGTATTATTAATAACGTAGGAGGAACTAAAAACTTAGTTGAAGTTTCAGTTAAATACAATGTGGAGCAATTCTTTTTCATCTCTACAGATAAGGCAGTGCAACCCATATCTGTAATGGGTATGAGTAAACGGTTATGTGAGTTATTTATTATGTCTATTTGGGACAGATACTTAACTAAATTTACTATTGTAAGATTTGGTAATGTATATGGATCAAGTGGTAGTGTAATTGAAATATTTAAAAAACAACTTCCCACAGGAGTTCTTACAGTAACTCATCCAGAAATGGAACGTTACTTTATTAGTGTAGAAGAAGCAGTTTACAAGTTGATTAGAATTAAAGAGTCTGGACTATATGTTCTCAATATGGGAAAACCAGTAAATATTTTCAATCTTGCTAATCAACTAATAGAAGCATCTGGTAAACCCTGTAAAATAGAAATTACTGGAATAAGGCCCGGTGAAAAACTTAAAGAAAAACTTTTGTATAATTATGAAGTTTCCAACAATAATAAAGATGTAATGCGAATAGCAAACACATATCCTTTTAATAAAGGAGATGATTATTTAAACATCTGTCTTCTAATAAATGATTGTGATAATATGAGTAAAGAAAACCTATTGATTGAAATAGACGAGATTATCAATGGATAAAGAAATTTTAATTCTGGCTGAAAGATTAGCAACAGTGACCCAACGTGTATTATCTGCTAATATATGTAACTTAAGTTACAGATTATTTGAATTAGAACAAGCATTAAACGAATACAATAAAATAATAGAAATAAGTAATGAAAGCAAAAATCAGTAAAACTGGATATTGGGAAGGAGATAAAGCCCATATTCACCATGCGCATTCTAAAGAATTGGCAGAGTACATTACCACTATTTTACGAGGTGCAGAAAACGATCCTATTTATGATTTAGGTTGTGGACAAGGATATTATCTTAAACACCTTGAAGACAACGGGTTTAAATATCTCCTCGGATTTGAGGGAGAAGTTCCTGCTAAAAAATTCTTTATCAATATTATTCAGCAAGATCTTGCTCAAGACTTAGATATTCCTGTTAAAGGACATGTCATTTGTCTTGAAGTTCTTGAGCATATTCCTCAAGAATATGAAAAAAAAGTCGTTAACAACATTAAAGATGCAATAGGATTAGATTGTCTGTTAATTCTTTCTTGGGCTGTAGAAGGTCAAGAGGGTTATGGACACGTTAACTGTCGTAACAATGATTATGTTATTGATTTGTTTGAGCGTAAAGGATTTAAATACTTACCCTATCTTTCTAACAAAGCACGAGAATCAGTAGGTGATGATACTCCTTGGTTTCGTAACACTCTAATGATTTTTAAAAAATGAGATATTTAGCAAGACTGTTTAAGTTTCATTGGATGCTTTTTAGAAAGCATAATAAAAGCATCTGGAGTAGGGAGAGTGTTTCGGAGTTGAACATACCTATTCCTTGGTATACTTATGGAGCCATTTACTTCTTAATGAGGATAAATGCCGAGAATATATTTGAATACGGCTGTGGAAACTCTACTCTTTTTTGGAGTAAAAGATGTAAAAATCTTTACTTTGTAGAGCACGATTCCAAATGGTTTGAAAAAATCATAGAAAAGTGTCCAAAAAACGTAGAGGGATACGAAACCTCTAATTTGAGTGTGGCTTATCCAAACTCGATCTCTATACCAGAGAAAAAGTTTGACATGATAATAATTGACGGAGAAGAAAGAATGAGATGTGCAGCGGTCTGTATTCCTTACCTTTCTGAAAATGGAGTAATCGTTCTTGACAACTCCGACAGATTTCTCGAAGTATCTTTTTTCCTACAAGGAGAAGGATTTGTAGAAATTCCTTTTAAGGGTATTGGGCCTATCAATGAGTATGAGTGGACTACCAGTGTGTTTGTTAAGAACCTTAATTTATGGAAGATAGCATAATATGTACAGAATTCTTGCTATAGGAAAGATGAAAGGAGGTTCGGTTTATCACAGACTGAACCTTCTAAAGTATTCTAACTATTCGGTAGACTTTGTTGATCAAATGGATATACAACTGGTTCAAAAGTATGACCTTTTGTATATCCGTCAAAGTAATGTAAAGGCTGCTACTTTAAGTATGTGGCAGTCTTTGTTTGGACTTAAGATAATTGTAGATAGGGACGATTCTTTTATTATTCCTAAAGATTACCCTAACAAACACTTGTTTAAAGATCAAGAAGATCTCAAAGATTTACTTAGAGTAGCAGATTGTGTAACTACTACTACGGAGTTCTTAAAGAAAGAATTCTTAGAATACAACGAGAACGTACAAGTGATTCCTAATCGAATCCCTTATGGGAGGGAACAGTTTCAGATTAACCCTGAAACCAAAGAGCAATTTATGTCTCGTAAGATTCGAGTAGGATTGGTGGGATCATTCTATCACCATCAAGATTGGTTTTCAATTAAGGGTTGGTTGATGACCCTTACGCGAAATCAGTGGTTTCGAGAAAATTGTGAGTTTTTGTTGTGTGGATATGACGAATCTACCAAACTATTCTGGAAAGATCTTGAATCTTTGGGAAGATTAGTTAACGCAAGAAAAGATGTTACTGACTATATAAGTCTTTATAACAATCTGGACATAATTCTCTGCCCTCTTAAAGATAATCACTTTAACAGAGCCAAGTCTTCACTTAGAATAATGGAGGCAGGAGTTTCTAACTCTTTGTGTCTATTGAGTCCTTTATACAAAGAGAAGGGAGATTTTCCTGACTGTGGACACATTTACATTAACGAAGAGAAAGAATGGTTTACCAAAACTCTTGAAGTCTGTCAGAATAAAGAGTTGTTGTGGAACCTAAAGAGCGAAACTGGTGTAAAAGCAAGGGAAGTCCTTTTTACTAATACAATAGAATTGAGAGATTCTCTTATTGACTTTGTTATTTATCTTCCAAAAGATGAAATAACCAACAACCTTTACACTATCAGATATTCTCAAGAACAACCTTATGAGTACATCCCCGTACTCAATAAGATCAAAACCGTTGAACAAAAGAGTTGGAGATTTGAGTACAATATTATCATCAACTTAATCAATGATGTTGATAATAACAAACAATGGACAGGGTTTTTCTCTTGGAAGTTTCCTATCAAGACTCATCTTTTTAGAAAGAAGGTAGAGAAAATCTTAGATGAGAAATACGACTGTATCAATTTTTGTAGACCTTTAAAAGATCCTTACTTAAAGTTTACAGAAAGAGCACATCCTGGATTTATGAATCTTTTTAAATTGATTTGTAAAGACTTGAACCTTCCTGTGAGTGAACCTAAGAACATAATTTATTCTAATTTTTTTGTACTTAAAACTCCATTATATAAAAGGTACGTCCAAGAAGTTTTAATTCCTGCTCTCTATCTCTTAGAAGGTAAGTATTGGAACTGGGCAAACAAAGATGCTCAGTATAAATCAGGACTTCCTTCCGATAAACTTAAAATGTACACAGGGTTAGAATATTATAATTTTGTAACTTTTATCTGTGAACGTCTTATAGGACAGTGGATTGAGAAAAATAATATCAAAACATTAAACTGTTTTAAATGATAGGTAAATATACTGATGTTGAGTTTACATCTATATGTCAAAAAGCACCTTGGTATCATATAGATTACATTAAAAAAACTGCTGTTGTTCAATATGGGAAAAACACTTTAAACTATTATAAACAAGAATCGGATTATAATTGGACTAATTATGCGTGTAGAACAAAGTAAATTTACTATAAAAAAGATAATTGAAGAGTTAGAAAAAAGACCCACCTTTTATCAGAAAAAAAAATTTTTAAAAGAACACAATTTTAAAATTTATCAAGGTTATAGTAGAGCAGTTATTCAGGTAAGTAAACATAAGGTTTTAAAAATAGCAAAAGACAACGAAGATGTTTTTCAGAATAGACAAGAAGTAGAAAATTGGGTTTACGGTACTAAAAAACAACGCAAATATTTAGCAACAATTTATAGTTATGATAATAATTATAAATGGTTACTTATGGAGAAAGTAAAACCTTGTAAACGCAGTACTTCGGAAAAACTTATAAGAGAAAATAATAACTTACATAACATTTTTTGGCATGAATTAGACGCAGACCCTTGGGAAACAGTGCGTCAATGTGGTTTTAACAAAAGAGGAAAACTAAAAGTATATGATTACGGTTATTAACTAACATATTAAACTGTTTTAAATGATTGAACAAAAATTAGATTTTGAGCGCATCACTTTTTCTGATGAATTCAACACAGAAATAGCTGTTGGAATTGATTACCTTAGTAAAGAGGCTGAATTCATAACATCCAAAACGACATATAGAATACCTACTCACACAGGTACAATCTTAGCATTTAAACAAGAAATATCATTACTTTTAGTAGTAATCAAAACTGTTGAACAAAAATTAAATAATGTAGAATGAAAAAACTTTTCTTTTTAGTATTGCTCGTACCTTTTATTTCGTGTCAACCAGATACGATTTCTCGTCAAGTTGTAGTTCCTGCTACTCTTGAAACAGTTAAAACCCATCAAGAAGGGTTTAACGTAGTAACCACTCTACAACTTCTTAAAGATAGTGTATCTGTTTGGAGTAACTGTAAGATCGTTCAAGATGAGGTTATGTCTGATAAGACAGACTTCATTCATAAAGTAGATCGTACAGTATGCTCTAAGTACGAAGGAATTTATTACGCTTACAAAGGTGTTCTTATTGCTGAAATGAACGGTACTCAGACTCCTTTGGAAATCGTATTTATTTCCAAGTCCTTGCTCGGTAAAGAAGATTTGATTGATGACGGTATCGGAACTTATGTTAAAGTTCGTGCTGTTCAAGATTTTGAACTAACAAATTGGCCTTCTAATACCAGTGATAAAATCTTTGTATATGAAGAAAATTAATTGGTTAAGAGTAAGTGCTTGGTGTATTGGATTGCTGTTGGTAGGAATTTATATCAATGGCTGCACCAAGAAATACAAAGCAGAGAAAGAGCATCAAACTATTGATGCTAAAAAAGCATACAGAATTACTATTAAAAGGGCTATGAATATGGCTCGAAAATAAAAAACAATTTTAATCCGATGAAGAAACAGTTAATTGATATAGAGGTGTTTAGAAATTATTTCCTTTTAGGAATTAAAGATTACAACACCAAACAATTAATAAGCATTGAGGTTTCTCCTTGGAAAGACGAGCGAGAAACCTTAATTAACTGGTTAAATACCAACAATGGATTTGTGATCTCATTTAACGGGATACATTATGATAACATGGTTCTTGCTTATATAAAGCAAGATTGGGATTTAATCAAATATCTGGATGCAGAAAATTTTTGCAATCAAATTAAAATATTTTCTGATAAAGTAATTAATTCAGATTCTTATTGGGAAGAACTTAAGCCTTATAAGTATGTATTTTCTAAGCAATGGACAGATATAGACCTATATTTATATTGGGCACAGATGCTTAGAATGAGTAAAAAAATATCTCTTAAAGGTTTAGGAATTCAAATGGGTTATCCTGTTGTAATGGAACTTCCTTACGAACCAGAAACAATTCTAACTCAATCAGAATCTGAAGAGATTAAAATTTATAACCTTCAACACGATTTAGGTATTCTTGATTTACTTACTCTTCAATTTGAAGGTAAAGGTAGTATACCTCTTGGGGCATTAGGAACCATTCAGTTAAGACACCAAGTAGTTAAAGATTATAAAATTAACGCTTGGTCTATGGATGGGCCAAAAATAGCATCTGAAACTCTCCTTGATACTTATTGTAAAATCACCAAAAAAGACAAACAAGAAGTAAGAAGGTTAAGATTTGATAGACCCACAATAAAATTTCGAGATATTTTAACAGATATTAATCCTGAGTTTCAAGCACCTGAATTTAAACAAGTGTATGAAAAGTGGTTAAATGCTGTTGATACTTTTAGTACAGAATTTATTACAGGTACAAAAAATCATCCAATAAAAATTTCTGTTGGTGTAGGTGGAATACACAGTATAAACAAGAACGAAATATACGAATCCAATGACGAGTATATTATTGTTACTGACGATATATCTGCTATGTATCCAACTAATATTGAAAACTGGAAAGCATTTAGATTTTCTGAAGTATTAGAAACTTATGTAGGATTTAAACACAAACGAATACATGAGTCAAAACCCGGAATGAAAAAATACCCTAAAGGATCTCCAGAATGGACAGATTTTTATCAAAAAGATTTGTTCTTTAAACTTGTGTTAAATGGAACATCAGGATTAATTGACATGGAACACTCATGGTTATATAATCCTCCAGGTATAATGAAAGTAAGATGTGGGGGTCAATTAATTTTAATGTACTTGATAGAACAATGTATTATTAATAACATTGATGTTATTAGCACAAACACGGACGGAGTAGAAGTAAAAGTTAAAAAATCAGACTTTGACCTCTACTTGTCTTTAGTAAAAAAAACTGAAGAAAAATTCAACGTTACCTTTGAAAGAGAAATCTATAAAAAAATCATTTATAGTAACGTTAATAACTATCTGGCAGTATTAGAAAATGGATCTCTAAAGAAAAAAGGTCATTTTGTTACCTTACCAGAGTTAGGTAACTCAGTAGACTTTCTTGTTATACCCAAATGTCTCGAACTCTATTTTACTAAAGGAATAAAACCAGAAGAAGTTCTTGATGATCCAGTTAAATACAATTTACACATTTATGATTTTTGTGCTGCTTTTAAATGTTCTAAGCAATATACAGTATTGTGGAACAACCAAAAGCAACAAAGACTAAACCGTTTCTATGTAAAGAAAAACGCTCCCTATTTATATAAACTAAAAAACACTAAAGATAAACCAGACAACATGTTAAAAGGATGGGGAGTCCAACTTTATAACAACCATGTAGAACAATCGTTTGAAAATTATCAAATAAATAAAACCTTTTATCTTTCTAAGATTAATGAGATAATTGGAGATTTAGAACATCACAATCAACTACAACTATTTTAATGAAAAAAGAAACTAAATTCAGAGATTCTCTTCAACATGAAGAAAGTAAAATAGTCTATGATGTCTTAATGGAGCACATAAACGAACTTAAAGATGAAGTTACTCTCTTAAAACTAAAAATCGCTTTAGGTAGTCAATATGAAATAGTAAAGCATAACTTTCAAACTACCATGTAATATGAAAATAATAGATATTTCAAAGTTTACAGATACTACTACAGTAGCAGAGATTAAAGAACATATTAAATTAGAAGAAAAAGAAAAAAGTAAACAAGAAAAAGAGCATCAAGAACTTTTAGATTCTTTTATAGGAAAATATATATTTTGCAATCACAACGGAACTCACGGGTTTGTAACTAAACTTACAGAATGGAATAGAGAACATGATATGATCTCAATTACTAACAGTGGGTTTCATTACGAAAAAGGTTCAGTAAGTCAAAATTGGATAGATAGTATTAAAGTAATCACAGAGGAACAATATCTTGAAGTAGACCGACTTGCTCAAGAAGTTAAAAAATTAAGAAATAGTATAACACTTTTTAACAAATAATAAATGGCACAAATAAAATATTTTGACAAAACCCTTGATGAGATATTGGAAATTATTTCTGATATTAATGAAGAACTCCAAACGTGGCTTATTACACCAGATGACTGGTTTTTAGGATTATCTTGTGAGTTTAATGAATGGTGGGCTTCTATTAAATTTCAGGATGTTGAACTTTTTAACACTGAAGTAGATGAGAGGAAATACCTTGGTGAAGAAATTGATGACTATGAGGATTTGAAAGATTGTATTAAAAGAGTTCTAAAGGAAAAATTTGCATATTACTCTCAGTTTAAAATTTAAACAAAATGAATGTTGAAAAACTCATAGAAAGCGATGAGTATTTTAAAGGTTGTTCTTCTTTGATGCTACTTATCAAAAAAGACATTATTGAATTTGCAAAAGCCTATGCCAAACAAATGTGTGACAAGCAACGCAAGATTTGTAGTGACAGATTTTGTGACTACAAGAAACTTGACACACACGACATTTATATTCCAGATATTATCAGTAACTCACCTTATCCAGAAGAATTAAATATATAACAATGTATAAAGAACAAGAAATTAACGATCTAAGAGAAGTTCTTCTTCAAAAAGGAATAGTAACAGAGGAAGACCTTATTACTTACCTTAATGTGAGTTCTGTCAAAGACCGAATGGTTCTTACTTACTTAGAACTTACTCGTCTTTTAGGAGAACGAACAGGTTTCAGTATCGGTCAATCTTTTTTAAGAACTAAAGTTCAAAACGTATTAGATGAAGAATAATTACGCTAAAGTAAAAGACCTGTCTCCAGATAAAGTGATTCATCTAACTAATACAATGATTCGTGCATGTAGACTGAAAGATCAGTCTCTATATGTACTTAGTCATAAGTTTGAAAAGGAAGGAAAAATCTGGTTTAAAGGATTTATTTGTTTACCCGATCAACTCTTACAAACTGCTTATTGGTGTGAACAAGTCTTGGTGAACAAAAGTATTATCTTAGATTTTACTTCTTCTATTAACGTTCCCGTTCTAAAAGGAGGAGTTGATTGTATAATGAATCCTAATAGAGTAGGATTTGGTAATCAGAAGTTGTTAAAAACTTATGCTGAATGACACGATTTGAATATGCACAAGAAGTGGCTATGCTTAGTGATAGGTATAGCCACTTTCTTTTAGATCTGGTTCCGAGATTCGGGAAAAGTTTAATATGTACAGAGTTGATTAAGAGATGGAATCCTGAAAAGATTCTAATCTTAAGTGGAGCAAATTCTACTAATAGTCAGTGGATTGAAAATCTTGAAAAATATAATCCTGATCTTCTTGAGATCACTGACATCTATTGTTATCAGTCTGCCCACAAACTTGAGGACATATATGATGTAATTTGTTTGGATAAGTTGCTTTGTCCAATTAAAACCTATTTAACTCAGGGAAACTCCTAATGGTTTATATACCAACTTTTCATAGTAATATAGAAAAGGGCTGAACTAACTACTCAGATATGGTAAAAAGTGTAAACATAGATGTAAATCTTAATGGACAATCCTGATCCAAGCGTCTTTAAAGAAAGATGAAGGAGCAACGACTATCCCGGAAGGGAGTACACTTAATAATTTAAGTGGAAAAGGTAGGAATTTTATATACGCAAAACTTATTTTTGCATCTTAATATAAAACTTAAGATGCAATGAAAAATTATCAAATTTATTGTTTAAAAGATCCTATATCACTTGAAATACGATATATAGGAGTAACACAACGTTCTTTAAAAGAAAGGTTTTATCAACATTTATGGGAATCTAAAAACTTAAACGGTACTCATAAAAGACATTGGATTAAAACTCTTCTTTCTGAAAAATTAAAACCTATTATTGAAACAATTGAATATTGTAGTGAAGATACATGGGAAGAGAGAGAACAATATTGGATTTCTCAATACAAAAATCTTACTAATACTAAAGAAGGAGGAACTGGTGTAGTAATAAATAGAGAAATATCTTCTGTAGAAAGAAGTGCGGCTGCTCATAAAAAACAAATTTGTCAATTAGATCACCAAGGTAAATTTATAAGATTTTGGGACAGTGTGGCCGATGCTGCCAGAGGACTTAATTCGAAAAAAGATGCTATTTACAGAGCCATTAGGAAACTAAATAACTCTGCGGTGGGCTTTTGTTGGTGTTACCCGCATGAATTAGAAACTTTTATATCAAAAGTAAAAAATAAAGAAGATCTAATTAGTAATTTTCAAAAAACATACAAGGTGAAAATTATTGACTATGATGGTATTGAACATTACTTTGATTCAGCAACAAAAGCAGCAAATCATTTTAAATGTAACGTTTCTTTTATCTCTATGTTACTATCAGGTATAAGAAAATCTAAAAAAATTTTTTTAATCGAGCGTATATAAAATTAAGATATAGTCTACTGTAGGAAGCAGACCTTCTTACGACAAATAGATTAGACTATCTCAAAGAGTTAAATCCAAGGCATTGGATTGGAATGAGTGGAACTCTTGAGGAAGAGCATATAGACTTCTTCAGGTTCTTAACTAAAGGAAAATTCTACCATGCTAAAGTTGAGTTTGAACAAGCAGTTGAATGGGGAATATTACCTGCTCCCAAGATTTATTCGGTGAGTCTTCAAATGGACAACACTAAAAGGTATCTTTTATTTGAGAAAGGGAAGGACAAGAAAAAAAAGAATCTTATCGTTCCTTTTAATGAGAGATGGACTGCTTTTAAGGACAAATCTAAAAATGCTCTGATTCAGTGTACTGAATTAGAATACCATCAGTTGATTTGCGAAGAGTTCGAAAAGTGGAAAGGATTCGAATCCGAGTTTGAACTCCCTTACAACGAAAGAAGCGAGTTTATTAGGATGATGCAAACCAAGGGATTTAATCAAGTCACTTGTCGAGACAAAAAAATGAGAATAGGCAATGACAGAAAGAAGTTTTTTGCAAACATCAAAAACAGATGGTTCACTAAACTTTATACGCAGTTACCTAAAGGGTCACGGGTGTTGGTTTTCTGCAATGATATTGCACAGGCAGAACTCCTTAACAAAGAGTTCAGTGTGCATTCCAAGAATGATTCAGAAACCAACGAAAGTCTTATTGAGAGATTTAACAACAAAGAGATTAACGTCTTACACAGCGTTAATTCTTTAGCACGAGGAGTGGATTTTGTAGATGTGGACTATTTGATTATAGTTCAGTCTTCTATGAAACAAGGTACTCAGATTCAAAAGTTTGCAAGGAGCGGTCTTAGTATTGCTCCCAAGACTATTCTGATGTACTATCCACAGACTCAAGATGAGAAATACGTTAATAAATTTTTAGAACAGTTTAAACCAGAATGGATAATCAGGAAAACACTGTAATTTTATATCCGTGTATTATAGGATTTAAACAATTTTTCTCCACTTCTCCTGCGCACTGGTGCAGGCTGCAAAACGGCACTTATTCTGCAAAAGTAACTGATCTTCAATATGGGTATATTACTATTGAAAACAAAGTAGGAGTGAAAGGTTTTACAATCAAATATTATTCTATTGTTTATAACAACAACGATATACCTTACGATTTCAGTCACTATATCAATGCTTTAGGAGAAATTACAGATTTAAATAGATTTCTAATAAAACATCCAGTAAGATCAATAAGTAATTTATATTCATAAAAACAGGTAGATGGAAACATTTGACAGATACAATGAAAAAGGAAAGTCAGGAACAAGGATTATCGAAGTGAGTAAGTGTTGGGATTGTCCTTTTGCAAATTTTTCAAGGGGGCTTGGGTTTGGATTCTTTGTGACTTGTAAACTCACAGACAAAGATTATCACTTTGATGACAATGGTATCCACTTTTCAACACCACACGATTGTCCTTTAGAATTAAAAGAAGATTATTTAAAAGAAAATGACTTGGAACTACAGAATAGCAACTAAAATTGTAAAACCCGAAAACTCTAAAATGTATCCAACCGGATGGAGAGAGTTTTTAATTATAGAATGTTATTATGAAAACGGAATACCTACCTCTTATGTCGAAAGAAATCCTGTAGGTGGGTGGGAAGATATTAATGATCTAACAAATACAATAAAAAAACTTTACGAGACAATTAATAAATACAAACCAATTATTGACTTAGATAACTTTCCGCATGAATTTACTGAAACTACTAATAGTTAGTCTATTATTCTCTTCGTGTGTCATTTCTCAACCTAAATATCGGTTTTACTACTCTCCTTCAATGGAGAAGAAAATAGGTATTCAAGGTTATTGTAAAGTAGGAAACAAAGTGTTTCCTGCAACACACATTATCGAACATAAATTAATTAGAAAAGATGCTCTCTTAGTAGGAGAGTCAGATACAATTTTTTATAATTACGATAAAACAAAAGTAATATGGTCAAAATAGGAACATTTTATATTGATGAAGATTCAGGCGATGTTTATTTAACAAGTCAAGTTTCAGAAAATAACTTACTTTTTATAAACATTAAATCAGCAAACAGGTATTCTGATTTTTCAATCAGACCTAACGAAGATCCTCCTAAAGAGTTTAAAAAGTTTTTTGGTGAAATTAGTATTCAAGTATATCAAAATGAAACTACAATTAAAATTGTAGAAGACAATTTTGAAGAAGTCCTTAAAGAAAAATACGCTCAAGGAATTACAAGAGATGAGATTCGTAAACTTTTAAAAGAATATCGAAAGGATGAACACCCAAACGTTTAATACTAAAGAAGAATTCTTTTTAGACATGCTTGAGTTTTATACTCAAGACACAGATAGAAGGTGTATTGATGAAAATGACAACTGTCTTTATTATTTTGAAGGTAAAGAAGGATGTGCCATCGGTAGATTTTTAGATAAAAAAGTTGCTCAAGATCTTGATGATGGAGAGTTAAAAATTCAAACTGCTATAAATAGAAATGTTGCAGGTATTCCCGAATGGATGCTCGGTCTTGAAGCAGTCTTTTTACAAGACATACAACTATTCCATGATCAAGATATATATTGGGATTTAACGAACAAAACATTGTCTAATGAAGGAAAACAACAAGTTGAAAAAATTTTAAGAGATTACGATATTAGTGAAGAAAAATTTAAAAATATATTGAATGAATGTAAACGAAGAATTTAAAGACTTATGTAAAGAAAATGAAATCCCTCTTAGTGAGGGATTTGTATTTGGTATTTTTATAGATTTCAAAGATATTGTACCTGGACTGGAATCTTTAATTTGGAAAGATGATAATGGTGAAGGAATACTTAATTATGAAAGGTATCAACCTCTTCAGATCAATCTTTGTACTACCAATCCTGAAACCTTAAAACCTGAACTTAAAGTACCTTTGTTCGGCGGAGTTGTGGACGGGGAGTATGAGATTTTTATCACTTCCGTCGTAGAACAAATTGGTTCTACAATTAAAGGAAAAGAAACCTCTTATTCATTATTTACAAAAGAAGGTATTGAAAAAAACTGTTTTTATAAAGTAAAAAACAGTATTGAAAACTTTGACTTAAATCGTTTGGTTAAAAGTATTGTCCTTTATTATGGACAGACCATGATGGCCAAACAATTGGGTAATTATCTTAGAAGTGAGGAATGTTTAATTAACTATAAAACACTTCAAGAAGAAAATTATGGAAGACTTCTTAATAAGGGTTGAAGAAGGAAGGAAAGGCTTGAATGAAGGATTACTTACTGATCCTCCAATATTTTCAGAGGCGATTAACAACATTCAAAAAAAAATGATTTATGTTGTATTTGCAGCACCTAAAGCATTTAAGACTAAGTTTGTAGACTCTTTCTTTGTCCTTCACCCTTTCTTGAAAAACCCAAACAAAAACATTGAATGGGATTACTTTAGTTTTGAAATAGACAGAATAAATAAAGTTGCAGATTGGATTGCCTTTTTCTTTTGGACAGATTATAAAATAAAATATAGTTCAAATCACATTTTATTTAGAGGAATACATAAAGTTAAAGATGAACATCTTAAACTTATGGATGAAATTCTTACAAAAAGAATTATTCCTTTGATGGGAAATTATAATGCTAAAGGAGAGAAAACAAGTCAAGGTAAACTTAATTTTGTGGAAGATAGAGAAAATCCCACAGGGGTCAGAAATTATCTTTTGTCTAAAATTAAAGCAGAAGGAGAGATGGTTTATGAAGATTATGAAATGGAGGAAGAAGGTAAAACAGTAAAGAAAAAAAGACTTACTGGATTTCACCATTCTAATCCTGAAAAGTACAGAATCGTAATAACTGATCACATCAGGAAACTAAAGAGAGAAAGAGGCTTTACTATGAAAGAGAATATGGACAAATATTCTGACTACCAGGTTAGTTTAAGAAACATATTTGGATACACATTTGTAAATATCGTTCACTCTAATAGAGCAATATCGGACACTTCCAGAGTTTCTTTGAACGAAGGTAAATATCTAACTCCCCACTTAGACGATATAAAAGATTCTGGCAATATAGGTGAAGATTTATCAGTAGCAATTTCTTTGCTTAATCCTGAAGCATATAAGATTAGAAATCACTTTGACTACAATGTTGCTGAATGGCAAGGTATGTATAGAAGCCTTCATTTAATTGCTTCAAGAGATACTGAAGCACCTAAAGACATGGCTTTAATTGGAGATGGTGCTAATAATTTTTTTAAGGCTCTTCCGTCTCCTACTGATAGAGAGGAACTAATCAAGTTTAAGAAGATGTTTAGTGCGTACAGAGCGCTTCCTTTTGGAGAAGTATTTAATGTGTAGATTATGAGTGGCGAAACGATTGGAATGATATTATAGATTTACACTTTAATAGAAACTCATCCGATGGAATTGCTGCCATTCATACAAGTTGTTGGGATGGTGAAATTCCAAAAAAACAAAGTGAAGACGACCCTGAACAAGGACGGGGTAAAATAAAAAGGGCTAAATCAAAAATCAGTTTTCATAAATTTTATAAAACAATAGAAAAATGATACCTTACCCTGAAAATAAACCAACAGATTATGGAATGTATGAAGTCCAACTATCTGACAATTCTATTACAATAGGAAAATGGAATGGATGTGGATGGGTCAATCCAAGATTTAATACCACTGTGGTTAAATTTAATCCTCATCGAAAAGACAATCCTGTTCAGATATGGACATTTGATAAAGTAACTAAACAATTAATAAAAATATAAAATATACAATGTTTCAAAAAGCAGAAAGAGGAACACGAGTTCCTAAAATTCTTTTAACTGGCCCTGCTGGTGCTGGTAAAACAAAAAGTGCTCTTTATCTAATGCAGGGTCTTATAGGTAAGGGGAAAATTGCATTGGTGGATTCTGAGAACAACTCAGCAACTATTTATGCAAACGAGTTTGATTTTCTACATGCCAATATTCCTCCAGAAAAACAACATATCAACGGGTATATTGAATTTATGGTAGAAGCATTTAATGCTGGTGTTGACGGACTTGTTATTGACTCTATTAGTCCTGCTTGGGACAATCTTGTTGCTCTTGCAAATAATATGCAGGGAAATTCTTTTACAAATTGGGGTAAATTGACTCCGCTACAGAAATTGTTTGGTCAAAAAATTGTGGGTTTTCCCAAACCTTTGATCTGTACGGCTCGAAGTAAGCAATCTTATGTTCTTGAAGCAAACGCTCAAGGTAAAATGGTTCCTAAAAAAGTAGGACTTGAGGTTGTACAGGGAAAAGACATTGACTATGAATTTGACATTGTGTTTGCAATAGATCAATCTACTCATAATGCTAAGATTGATAAATGTCGTTATACGGAAATTGAGACTTACTTTGCTGAACGTGGTGGAGAAGTAAAACTTTCTGTAGAATTGGGAGAATTTATCAATAAAGTTCTTAAATCCAATGGATAAAGTTTATGTAGTCTTTAATATTAACGGAGATATTATAGGTGTTGCTAATTCTTATTAAAACCTATACAATGACTTGGGAAGAATATCTCGAAATAAAGAACCTCCTAACTCAATGGGAGTTAGAAGACGAATTTAGTTATCAATCAGACAAATTAGATAAAGAACAAAACATTTTTGAATATTAAAATTAAAACTGATTATTAATCACAACAAAATGGCACAATTTAAATTTAGTCAAGAAGCAAAACAAATTTTTATTGATTGTTACAACAATCCAGAAATTCCCTCTATTAATCTTCACAAAGAAATTACCCTTAAACTTCACGAAGAAGGATTTCTTCAACCCGATGTAGAACTGTCTAAAGACCTTGTAAGGGAGGCTTTGGAGAATAAGTTAGGATTAGTTTATCGTAAACGTCCTCGTAAAAAATCTGAAGAAATTTCAATTTCTTTTGAAGGGGATGAGGTAACAGTTGTTGATACTGAAGAAGTAGAAGAACTGGATGACGTAGAAGATACACAACCTCAAGTTTGGGAACCTCGTCAAGAACCTGTAAAATTTGAATTTTAAAAAAATAACTAATTTATATAATTATTAACAATAATAACAATTTATGCAAGAACAACAACAGAATCAACAACAGAGTATGATGGATGTTTTCACTTCTACTGGTGGAAGCAAAACAATTTTTAAGTTTGGACTTAACGAAGGAGTTAAGATCAAAGAGTGGACTATTAATCACGGTGCTGATAACAGCGCTTTGAAAGTAGTTTATTCTAAACCTAATCCTGGTGAAGAAGGCTCTACAATTATTCAATTTATGAACTTCCCTAAACCCAAAATGGGGGAGACAGCAGTAAATCCTGTTGCAATTACTACCTTTCTGAATCAAATTCGTAGTTTGGTGGGTCAGTTTGCAAATGTCGCAGATATTAAGGCTGCTGAAAATCAAGGTGCTGTACTTGCTTGTCAAGAACTTAAAATTGACACTATCGCACAAATTACTCAAAGTATGTCTATGTGTCACCAAGCCCTTGCTACAATTCTTCGTAGTATGTTTCAACTGGCTGAAACCAAGGGACTTTATCAACTTGAAGGAAGTCTTGTTCTTGGTTACAATAAAAATGGATACCTAACACCTCCTAATTGGGGTGAGGGTGGAGTTTGGAGTTCTCCCTTTTATATTGGTGGGATTCCTGTTGTTCCTGCTGCAAGTGAAAAGTTTCTTCATGTGCGTCCTGTAAAACAATCTGCTACACAACCTGCTGAAACTACATCTACTCCAGGATGGTAGAGTATAACTAATTAACCTTTAACACAGCCCTAAATAGGATCACAAGCAGGACATGTACTGATAGCCTAACTTGTGTTAAGGTAGAGTGGCGATCTATCCCGGCTGTATTTTTTTTAACTATTATGGATACACCAATGTTAAAAAAACTTAGAGAGTATTTAAGGATTACTCCTAAAAAACAAAAGGAGCAAGATTGGAAAGAGGTTAAGGAGATGGGATTAAAAGGTGTTACCGCAGAAGAACTTATTAATAACACTTATTTTAGGTTAGTGTGGTGTTTTGTAAATGACGAAAAAAATATTTATTACGGGACACCTATAAAAAACAGTTGGTATGGAACTCCTGATGTATATGGTAATACATCACTCTTAGAAATGTGGAGAACACAATGTGAAATTGCAAACAAACAATACCCTCATTTAAAACATTGGATTGAACTTGTAAATAATGCTTGATGAATTCAGGTATATCCCTTATCAGGAACTACTACTAAAAATAGATCAGTTTCAAGTCTGGAGGTATCTAATAGGTAATATAGAGATTGGAGATTTTTTTTTAAATCCCTTTAGGAATGATCGTTCTAAAGGGAGTTGTTGTCTTTATTGGACAGGAGAAGTCCTTAGATTAAAGGACTTCGCTGATACTTCTACTGATAAGATGGACTGTATCCGAGGATATATGAGAATGTATCCAAATTTAAGTTGGAATCAAGTATGTTCCAATTTGATTAATCTTACTATTCCAAAGTTAACTACTTCTTCTTACAAAATACTTCCAGGAATAGTAAAGACTGAATACGAACTATTTTACAAAGAATGGACAAACGATTTAGAATATTGGATTAATAGAGGTGTGACAATAGATCAACTCAATCGAAAGGAAACTTTAGTTAAGCCTATAAATGGTTTTATCCAAAAAGGAAAATTTACTCAAGAGACTCATTTTAATGATCTTGTTTTTGTATATCATTTTGATACTCGAATTAAAATCTATTTTCCTACTCGATCAAAACCAAGGTTTATAGGTAATGCTAAAGGATCAGACTTGTGGCATCTTAGAAGAGGATCTGATACACTGGTAATTCAAAAGTCTCACAAAGATTTTCTTATACTTGAGAATCTTTGTGACTACGATTTATTAGTAACTCAAAATGAAACTCCTGTTCTTTCTTCAGATACGATGTTTGATCTTGAAACGTATAGTAAGGTCTTAATTTGGTACGATCCTGATCCAGCAGGAGTAGAGGGTGCTAACAAGTTAAAAAATCAGTTTATCTATACTCCTGTAAAGATTATTACTTCTTCAGGAGGAAAAGATCTTGACGAAATGTATATAAATCATGGAGAAAAGTATTGTTTAAATTTTATAAAAAACAATCTATGATAGAAATTTTAAAATTCATGTTTAGTAATGTATGGATATTTTTTGGATGTTTGGTATTATGGATAAGTACATTAGTCATAATGTTTAAAGGTATAGAAGATATTATACTTGCTATTAAACAACAACCAGAAGATTATGACTGAAAAACAATTCAAATCAGAAGTAGAACAAGACTGTGCATATCTTGAAATTGATTTCACAGACGAAACTTATTTATGTGCAAAATGTGGTTCACCAGATATTGATGGACAACAATGGGTAGGAGTAAACACGGGTTTTATAGGAGAAATTATCGACGAAGATGAAATTTGGTGTAACAACTGTGAACAAAAGGTGGAAATGGAGCAATATGCTACTTTTCTTAAAGAAAAATTGTATGAAAATTTGTAATTATGTTTAACCTCCCCCCTAATAAAATCAAAACCGTGTTCATAGTATCAAAAGAAAAGGAAGATGGTTTTCTTTCTTTTATGTTTGATTTTGGACAAAGTTGGGTCGAAAGAGACTTTGACTTCTTATTTAAAAAATTAGAACCTCACGGAGTTCTATTATTGAGAGAAAATGACAGTAGATTATCAAAAGTTTTTCAAAAGTTGTATGATGTGGTTGGGGTTACTTATTATACTGTTGGTGCAGAGCACCTGCTTGGCACTTCCACAGTAGATCCCTTTATTCACAATTTATTTACCACAAGTAAGCAGTGGAAAGAGTTTGAACACTGCTTTAAAAACCAACATGGTATCACATTTAAACAACTATTAAATGAGTAAAGAAGAAAAATTTAGACAAGTTGTTGTCGAATGTATAAATCAACAACTTCTTCCTTATGATTTAACTTACGACGATGTTAAAAAAGGAGGTCAAAAAGAGTTTATTAAAGTGTTTAAACCTAAACTAAATACTTTGTGGGGATTTATCAAATACCCCACCTTTTATGAAAAAGTACCTTGGTATCAATATTACACTTTTAAGACCAAAGAACAGTTTGAAGATTGGAAAACTTTTTGTATCCTTAAAATAATGAAATGTGGATACACCAAAGCACAAGCAGAGTTTGAATTTTCTTGGCTTAATCTAAATTGGGGTTTAAAAGAAGAATACTTGTATGCCAAAGTTTAAAATTAACTGTACTGTTCTTGGTAAAGAATATAACGTAACTATAGAAGCAAAAGACTCTGCTGAAGCACAGCGTATATTGTTTCAAGAGATAGCAAAAGCAACTGTAATTAATTCTATACAAGAACAGACTTCCGAGAAATCTAAAGATTTTAATATTGGAGACATTTTTAACTTTTTAAAATGATAATTCACGACAAACTAATTGAACCTTTTGTAATTGAGATTACAGAAGATCAGTATATTCTTAAAGAAATTAAACCTATAGATACTTCTCACCATAAGAGTAAGGGAGAAGAAGGAGAGAGGGAAGTTATTCATGGTTATTTTGTAGAGTTAAGTCCGATAGTTAAAAAAATTATCAGATTGAAACTCGCAAAAGAAGAGAGTGTAGTAACTCTTAAGGAGTTTGCTACCAAGTGGGTAGATTTTTACATAAAGTTTAACGAATTATTTAATGATAAAGTATATCAAGGGGAATCTGATCCAGATGTTCAAGGAGAATCAATTTGACTATCTCTTACATCAGTGTAATTGTTTTAATTCAGGAGTAGGTTTTGCTGGAGCACTTTTTAACGAGTATCCAGATACTAAACCTTTACCTCAGTATTCATACACACATGTTCGACTTGGTACAAACGATTACAAACCTACTCTGAACGGAATGATAGTGAATATGTTTTCACAATACAATCCCGGAGGCTGTACCGACACTGGTGTAGATTCTTTTCCTATCAGAATTAAAGCATTAGAATTATGTCTAAAGGAAATAAACGATTCAATAAGCGTATATGCAAAGATAGGAATGCCCTTAATTGCATCAGGAATTGCAGCAGATAAAGTAAACAAACAAGGTAAAACTGATTTAGAATACTTTTTACGTTATATTGCTCCGTTAGTAAACCATTGTTTACCCGATAGAGATATAACTGTAGTATACCTATAAATTATGAACAGTTAAGTAGACTTACATAATTATAAAAATGTTTTTTGGTGCTAATATTGATATAAAGAAATTTCGCTTTATCTTTGCATCAAAACATTTTTATGAGAGATTTAATTTTACAACTGTTAGTTTTAGAACATCACTGTCATCTGTATAAAACAGGTATATATAAAATAATAAACAAGAGAACTAATAAATTTTATATAGGATCTGCCAGTAGAGAAGGAAATAAAAAACCTTGTGATAATGGTTTTTATGCAAGATTCTATGAACATCTTTGCAGACTAAAGAAGAACAAGCACAATAGTATTTATTTACAAAGATCTTGGAATAAGTATAATATTCAAGATTGGAAAATAGAAATACTTGAAGTATGTGATAAGCAAGATTGCGTAATTAAAGAGCAATATTATCTAAATAACTTGTTATTTGCTGAAGAATTTATTAAAAGTAAAGGAAAGGATAGGAGATTCTTAAACTTAGGATACAATGTCAGCCCCTCTTCTATAAGACCTGTTAGAAATAGAAAAAATTATAAAAAAGTATATCAATATGATTTAGAAGGAAACCTTATTAGAGGATGGGAATCTTTGACAAAGGCTGCTGAGTTTTACGACGACGTGTGTTCTAATATAATTAGAAGTTGTAAAAAAGGAACAACTTGTAAAGGATATAGATGGAAATATGAAAAAGAAAGAAAGTTAAAATTTTCAGATAAAAATCCAATTTATTTATTTTATGAAACTGGCGAGTTTTATAAATATTTTTCTTCTTATGAAGAAGTAATACATTATTTTAAAACTCAGTTTGATATTACGTTACAGAAACAAGTTATTAGAAAATCAATACGAGGACTTGTCAATATTTATAGAGGGTTTATTTGGAAAAACTCTAATACTATTACAGTAAAAGATGTAGAAAAAAACGCTATTGTGTTTAAAAACAAAAAATTTGTTGGAGTCTACAGCACTTTAAAAACCCTAAGAAAATTAAACTTGATACCTCATTGTAATTGGAACATGGGGTATACTAATCACTATGGGTATATTAAAACAAAGTCAGGATATGAAGTTTTTAAAAGATGTTCCGTTGAGATTTATACAGATATAGAGAAATATTATGAACTATTACCAAACATTACAAAATCTGCACGACTATCTTAATAGTTCTGCAATTAATCAGTCTTTTTTAAAATTAGTATTATCTAACAGAGTAAACACAAAGTTTAAGGAAACTCCTTTACTTGCAATCGGCTCTTACGTGGACTGTCTTTTGACCTCACCTCATCTTAAAGAAGACCTGTTTATAGACGATCTTGATAAAAGACCTTCTGAAACCATCAGGGGGTTTTTGATTCAACTTAGAGATATTCTTTTGTCTACAGAATCTTCCATAGGAGAACTCAAGGATCACAAAGACTTAGTGATTCAAATTGCAAAAGACGCTAACTACAATTCTAAATGGGGTGATGACGCCATTTGGAACGCTATTGAAAAGGATGGAAGTACTTATTGGGAATTTCTTCTTAAAAGTAATGGAAAATCAATCCTTACTAAGGAGGAGAAAGAGTTATCTAACAGAGTAGTTAGTTTAACGTTAGACCATTATGTTACAGGAAAGTATTTTATTGAACAGCCCAATGTAGATAAGTATTTTCAAAAAGACATTTATTGGACATATAATGGATTAAATTGTAAAGGTCTTATAGACTTACTTATTGTAGAGCACGAGACTAAATCCATCTATCTAATAGATATTAAATCAACCACCGTCTCATCTATCGAGGAATGGTTTAGAGTTTGTAAGTCTAAAAACTATCCTTTTCAACTTGCTTTTTATAAGGAAGGAATTGAACAAAATTTTAACTTGGAAGGCTATACTGTTTATTGTAGATGGATGGTTCTTCCTTTAAAAGGAGAGATATTTAAACCTTGGATTATTCCCTGTACAGATTTAATGTTAGAAGTAGGAAAATACGGCTATGAGGAGGAAAAGAAAATTTATGTTCAAGGGAGTAAGTATCTTTCTGATGTAAGTTATCCTGGTTATAATACAGCGATAAATAACTACTTATGGGCTACACGAGCAGGATTAAAAGACTTTGACATCCTTTATGACACTGAGGGTGGAAAAATGGGTGAGTTTACAGCAGATCAGTATTTTATAACTAAATAAAAAATGTGTGTATACGAGAAATCAGACCACTAAATACCTTTTACCATGTGTTAATACGTTTGGGTCAACTTTTTTCAAAGAGTTGGACTCATTAACTAATTACGCTCTTGGTCACACTATTCTCAGTAGTGCGACTCAAATAGGAATAGGAGACGCTCTTTATTTCCGAGCAAAGAAATTTCCCAAAAAAAGTCTTTTATTCATAGTCTTTGACACTTTAGGGCCTTACAATGACCATAAAAATTTCTACATAGATGTAAACAAGGGAAAGTTGAGATTTCAAAACTTTCTTTCTTATGTAAGGAACACATCTTTTTATGTAGATGATTACTGGTTCAATAAAAACCAGCATTGTGTTGTATTTAATCTTGCAAAGTTTGAACACAGTTACAACATGTTCTTAAAGTCACGTTACTCTTTAATGTATACTTTAGAGCAGATTAAACAACTCCAAATTCCTGCCAAGATTAAAAAAAAAGATCGAGAATATGATGGAGGAGTATATACCGTGCTTACAAAAGGAAAGTCTGGTAAAACTTTTCTTAAATCTGTAGTAGAAGAAAAGTTTGGTGTTACTGCCATTGCAGATAACCCACTGGAGTACGATATAAATTGGCTTCCTCAAGATGAGATTTTTTTATGGGAACTATTAGATGAACAAGAAAAACAAAAAATTTATGACCTTAAGTGTTAGACAAGAGATGGAAACTTCTACTAAATATTACAAGGTAGAGTTTTCTACTGGAGGTAAATCCTTCAAAGGAGTAGTTAAGTTCTATCCGGGAGATCGTTACTGGATAGGGATATTTCCAGATGGAAACAATTTTATGGTTCGTAAAGAACCTATTAGTCAATTTCTATTGGATCACGGAGAAGAAACCTACAAAGAAGTTTTCCAGCATCTGTGGGAAAAAGTTAAACTAAATATAGATGGACAAAATCCTAATAGTAATTAACAACGGAGTAGTAACGTCTATAATTAAAAATTTTCAACCTGAAGTTGAAGCAATAATTATAGACTTGGATAACCGACAAGTAGGAGAAGAATACATCGAAAGAGTAAATGTTCCTACTAATCTTGATCCTTACATCGAAGAATATATTAACTCATTAGAAATTCAAGAAGCATGACACTTACTAATGATTACGATTGGAACGTTTTTGTAACTCAAGTAAATAATGATTTACTTAATTATATTCCTTTTAAAACACTTTTACAAATTTTTATCTAATTTTTTTCTAAATTGTTTTATGATAACATATAATTATGTATTTTTGCAGGAAATATATGATATATGTCAGAAACAATTTTCAAAGAAAAAGGAGTTTACAAAATAACATTTAGTCACTCTAACAAGTGTTACATAGGTTCTACATATTCTTCACAGGGTTTTAAAAAACGATGGGATTGTCACTTACGAGACCTAAAAAGAGGAATCCATCATAATTCTCACTTACAGAATACCTACAACAAATATCCTAATTCTGTTATTATATTTGATGTTGTCGAATCTTTAGATACAGATTGTGAACATATTTTAAAAAGAGAAGAGTACTGGATTGATTATTACGACTCCGTAAAAAGCGGATATAATTTATCACCTCATGCTGATGATAGTAGAAGAATTTTAGAATTTGTACAAAAGGCTAAAAAGAGATTATTACAATATGATTTAGATGGAAACTTTATTAAGGAATGGGACTCGGTTACTGAAGCCCATAAATACGGATACATAGTGTCTTTTCGATCAAATCATTCGAAAAAAACAGGTATTTGTTTTACAAAAAATAGTCAGTGGATGAGATGGAGAAAGAATTATCCTTTAACAATACCTCCGTACGTTAATCCTGCAAATAAAAAAGTATTATGTTATAGAATTGATGGTTCTTTTTATAAAATTTATGAATCTCTTTCAGAATTTAGTGACGAGTGGAAAATAGATCATGGATTTTTAAGTCATCACATGTTAGGGAAATCTCGATATGTACGAGAATTTGTGTTAAAACCGTTTACTGAAGATTACCCTTTATATATAGATCCTGTTTGCAGACAACACCCTTTTCAATTTCCTGTTCTTTTAGTGGAAAAAGAAACTAATAAACAGTCTTTGTTTTATTCATTAAATGAAGCAGTAAAAGAGAAGTTTAACAGACAGTTAATCTTAAAATCAATTAACACTAACAAACCTTTTAAATGTAGAAGTCGAAACAACACGTTATTTTTTGCTCGAAAAATATCTTATCAAGAATACTTAACATTAAAGTATGAAAAAAATAAAAAGCATTAGTAGATCCGAAGTTTTTTCTATTCCTATTCCAGAAAAAACAGACTCTTATTCTCCAATAGAAAATGGTTTTTTAATTTCAAAAATTATCGAAGAGTGTAGAAACAGAAATTGTGAAATTGTTAAAGAAGAATATGAAGCAGCATCTGGAGGAATGCAAGTTAAAATGAAATTCTTTATTCAACCCGAATTGAATAATAATGGATTTCAAATATCGGTTTTGAATTCATATAACAAAACTATAGCAGCAAGAATGTGTGGTGGAATATTTGCCCATATTTGTTGGAATTTAAATTATATTGGAGAAATTACTGACTATAGAAAACATACAGGAGATGCTAAAGAGGATGTCCAAAATTTTATTACAAATGTGTTTGATAATCAACGTAATAAGTTTATAAACGCACAAACTCTGGAAAACGCAATGAAAGTAGTTCCTCTCTCGAAGAGAGAACAAGCAGAATTAGCAGGTAGGATGTTGATTGATGAAGAAATAATTGCTATAAATCAATTAAGTCTGATTCAGAAGCAGATTAAATCTCCAGACTTTAAATACGATTTTAATAATGACAGTTTGTGGGGGTTATATAACCACACAACTCACGCTATCAAAACAGAGCATCCAATGTTTTACCTACAAACTCAACAAGCCGTTCAAGAATTCTTTGTAGAAACCTACGAAGAAGTAACCCAAAACAAACTCATTCTTATCTAATGATTGTAAACATAAATGGAGAAGCAGGGATTTCTAAAGGCACATTTAAAGATATAGATGTGTCTTTAGATATTCAAAGTCAAGAGAAACTCCTTTATCTATTAAGTCAAGGTCAGTATGAAACTCCTATCCATTCTTCTATTCGAGAAGTACTTGCTAACGCTTTGGACTCTCATATAGAAGCAGGTATTAATTCTTTGGAAAAACCTGTAATAGTTGATCTCGACTATTATAAGTTTTGGGTACAAGACTTTGGTGTGGGGATAGATGATGCTCGAATGGAGATAATCTCAAAATTCGGAGCATCTACCAAAGAACAATCTGCGGAGCAGTTTGGATGTTGGGGAATCGGATTCTTTACTCCTTTGAGTACTTCTTTGAGAAAATTTACTTGTGACTCTGCAAAGGATGGAATAAAAAGGTCTTGGTTAATTCAAAAAAACGGGTCTAAAACTCAAATTCTTAAAATCAACGAAGAACCTTCTGATGAGGAGAATAACACGATTATTACTATTCCTATCAATGATCGTAGAAGTTGGGAAAATGCTTTAGAAGAAACTGTACCTTATTTTAAAGGAGTATATTATCCTTCTCACTCTAATCTTAACAGTCGAGTTTTATTTGAAGGAAAGAATTTTATTATAGACAGTCATAGTTCCGTTAGAAGGTTTCATATCGTATTGGATCAAGTAGTTTACAATATTGACCCCATAGACTTAGAATTACCTAATAACGAATTTCCAATAGGAATTAAGTTTGGACTTAACGAAGGATTGATTCCTACTCCTTCAAGAGAAAAGATTATTCTCGATGACAATAGTATTGAGAAAATACGTCAAAGAGTTTCCGATGCTTTAGTAGAGTTGATGGAGTATTCTGATACTACTTTCAAAGATTATTTGTATTATGTTCACTTTTTTGATAAGAACAACATAACTTTTAAGTTTGGTGAATTTTCTATCAAATTAAGTAGGAAGATAATTAACTCTTTTTCAAAAACTTTAAATCTGGAATTTAAATCAAATATGGTTTTAAATCCAGTTTTAGATCAATTGAATCAGATAAAACTTGCTAACACTTGGGTTGCTGTCTTTCCTTGTGTAACAAAGTTTAATTCTTATTATCAAAGATTCGAATCAATCAATTATAATTATCACACTCTAACTATTTTCAAAGAAGTTGTTTTACTTGATATTCCTTTAACTACCAGACATAAGGAATTTTTTAAACAAAGAGGTAAAGAAACTTCTTTCTTAAAACATAATCCTATTACTTCTTTGAAAGGAAGAAGTTCTTTTTTCTCTTTCTTAGACCTTTCTGTAATTCCTAAAAAAAATTGGCGAGAAATTATTACGGAGTTTCGTAAAGAAGAACAAAAGATACTTAACAATTGGAAAAAGTTATCTGATTTTAAAGATGAGATGGACGTTTACTTTAGTTCAAAGAAAAAGACTGTCTCTAAAATTACTAATGTCAGAGAAGAAGTAGTGTTGAGACTTCCAATAGACGAGGCTTCTACTACTTATAACTTTAAGTTGATTCCTACAGGGTTTAAAGTAGATCAAATCCCTAAGGACAAACTATATATTTACTCTTCAGACAGGACTGAAATAGATCAACTTCTTGACTTAATGAGAAATAGACCTAACATCAGTCCAACTCAAATAATCGAAAAGGATATTCCGAAAATCCAACACTTAAGTAATTTTATGGACTTTCAAACTTTTAAAAATGGAAAAACTCGATTTAGTAAAAATTGGGTTACAGCATACATTATAAAAAAACAGATCAAAGAAAACAAAGCACTAACTAACGTTTTTGACTACAGTGCAAGTTGGAGAAATCCAGGATTGTGTATTCAAAACTCTACTATTTTTAAAAGAGGAGAACAATACAAACTAAAGTCTTCTCCTTTGTTAGAGAATATTTCAAATGTTTATAAATTTGTCGACAAGTGGTATAAGTCAGATGTAGATGAAACATTTGTCAAATCTGTTGTTGATACTTATATCAGTTTAGGTCTAATCAATAAGCCTGTTTTAGATGAGTTTGAATACATTAAAAGTCAAATTCTAAAGTACGAAAAAATTTACGCTAAAGTAGACTTTGGCAGAGACATCGTTTATATGTTCGATCAATGGTATATCGCAAACAAGCAAAAAGAATTTTATAAAAAAAAAGTTAAAAAATGCAAATAACATACAGTAACGGTTCAATTTTTATACGCTTTTCAAGTGGAAACACCCTCTTAGCACCTTGTACAAAAGCACTTGCTTCTGAAATTCTCGCTATAGATGAAAACGAAGTAGAAATAACTGCTCTTTTGTATCCAGACTTTAAAGAGGCTTTTGAAGATTACACAAAGAAGGCTACCGAAAATCAATTTCTTGAAACTTTAAATCACGAAAGGTTTGAGTTCAAGGAAGGAAAACTTTATCGTAAAGGAATTCCCCTTAGTATTCCTAAAGTTCTTGCTGATAAAATTCAAGAGGCTATTACTAATAATGACGAGAGAGAACTTTCCAAACTTGAAAAGTTTTGGGGATGGTCTTCCTTGATTCGTCATCCTGAATCTCGTGAGAGTCTTTTTCCTTTTATTCAGCGTCAGAAAATTCAACTCACTGATGGAGGTGAAATGATTACATACCGTCGTGTTCAGAAAAAAGAAAGCAGTAATGTTGAACTGGTAAAGTTTATTACTGATACTTTTTATAAAAAGCGTGCTTCTAAAAAATCTACCAATGTAGATATTTGGGGATGTAGAGACAACAATAATTTTAGTATTTCCTCAGACGGGTCTGAACATAACTCGCCTTATTATGTAGGTAATTTAAAAGAACTGTTTCATTCTATTGATACCCTTGACGGAAATAATTTTACCGACAACTACACTAAGAAAAAAACTTATGTCATAGGACAACCTGTTCCAATTATGAATCCTCAAGATGCTGATTGGAACATTAATGATATTTGTTCTAAAGGTTATCATTCCTCAGGAACCGCCTTTGCGTATGATGGTTTTGGAGACACTCCTATTGCTTGCATTGTGAACCCTCGACATGTAGTAGCGTGTGTCGAAAACTCTTACAAGATGAGATCTTTGACATTTACTCCTATTGCAATTCTTAATTCCGATTGTGAATGGCAAGATAATGAAGAAATTCAAAAAATTGTTTCTGAACATTACCAAACAAGTGTTGAAGAATTAGAAAGAGAACTTCAAAGTGCTACTTTTGAAGAGTGGAACGAAGGGCACACTCTTTTGAACGAGTTGAAAAAATTAGATATTAAAAGTATGTTCACTAACGTTAAGAACGTAGTAACACCGCCCAACCTTTCTAATAAAGTTATCAAACTTTAATTTAATGTATAATCAAATCACGGAGACACTCGAAAGGGTGTCTCCTAATCTTTTTCAAGAAGGAATACAATGGTATTCCAGGGCTAATCAGTTTTGTTTGAATCTCTCTAATGAGTACAACGTTCCTTTAAGATACGTTACTGGGTTAACTTCTTTATTTTCTCCACTAAAGAGTTGGGAAATAAATAAACATATGGTTAAAGAATATCTTGAATGCCAAGAGTGTAAAACTTTTTCTTATCAAAAAAAGAAGTCTGTAAAACTCTGGGCTAATGTAATATCTAACTTGGATGATGAGGAAGCACAAGACCGTTTCATTATGAAAACACTAAATGGGTTTAAAACAAAATCGTTCTATCACAATATAACCTATCCTTTGACTTCAGATAAAGTTACTTTAGATAGTCACATGTTAAAACTGGCTCCATATAAACATCTTACTCCAAAAAGATATTTAGATTACGAAAAAACTATTCAACGGATTGCAAAAGAAAGAAATCTTATCCCCAATCAAATACAAGCAATTGTCTGGTTAAAACTTAAAGATGGAAATACAACTCAAAGGAAGTAAACAAACTTCTGAAGGACAACCGTATGCTAAATTTGATTTAAAAAAATTAAAAGAATGGTTGTCAGAACTTAAGGATGGTGAGGAGTTAGTAATTAGTGTAGCAGTTAAGCGTTCGTTAAGTCAAAACCGCACATTCCATCAGTGGTGTTCTATAATTGGAGAATATATGGGGGAGTCCCCTTCTATTGTTAAGCACTATCTTAAGTGTAAATTTTTAGGTTGTATTGAAGAAGAAATAGAGGGACACGTTTATCAAATTCCACCAGAGACTTCTAAACTTAATAAAAAACAAATGTCGGACTTTATGCAACAAGTATATATCTTTGCTACCACAGAAATGGAAATTAAACTACCTACCAACGATTTATTTAACTAAACTATATTTTAATGAAATTTTTAAAAACAGTACATCAAGAAGAACGCTTTAAAGCAACCTATTACATTCCTGTAGAACCGAGCAACATTATGTATTTTACACATATTATTGCTCAAAAAATTGTTCAAGAAGGAGAAGAACAAGTTATCAAGGAAGATGAGTTTGTTAATGTTGCTTTTGGAGCAGTAATTGAACAACCTTATCCTGTTAACCTCAAAGCAATGCGTAAGGTTAAACAAACCAAAACAGAAGAATTTTTTATTCTTGAAGATGTAAAGACTGCTAATCAGCCGATGATGCAGAAGATTGACGACAAGCAAGAAATTGAAGCCTTGTTGGAAAAACTTGAATCTAACTTGTTCTAATGCAGACTCGTCAGAAAAAACCTCCTCAACCTAAAATTTGTCAATGCTGTGGAAAACCGTTTCCAGCACTTTGGCGAACATTCACAATTGACGGAGTTAAAAAGAAGTGTTGTAAAGTTTGTTCAGACAAGGCTCTTAGATTAAAAGAGAAAGAAAAGAAAGAGAAGGTTAAAGTTAAAAAAAGGATTAAACGAGAACGAATTACAGAGAAGAAGTTAGATACTGTCTTTTCTCGATTAGTTCGAAATATTTATCCTTATATGTGTCACTCTACTTTGGTTCCAGTAGAACCAAATGGTTCTCACGCTGCACATTTAGTCTCCAGACGTGTAAGATGTGTAAGATTTGACTTACGGAACGTTTTTCCTACTCTTCCTGAAGAGAATATGTACAACAGTCTTCATGTTATTCAATTAGCAAAAAGACTCAAAGAATACTATGGAATCGAGATAGACGAGTGGGAAGCAGTAACTAAACAAAGTTCTTGTAAACTCACTGAATACGAAAGAAGAGAAATGTACGAAGTATTTAAATCGGGTTTAGATACTACTATGGATCTCAGAAGTAGATATTCAGGAGAAGAATTAAATAAGAGGTTAACCCAACTACGGTTGGAAATTATAGAAAAAACAAAAAAAGTTATGTAATGCTTACTCCAATAGTATTAATAGCGTTGGTTACAGCAGTAGTTTTCTTTTTTCGATTTTACAAAGAAAAATGTTACTGTTATACTACTTCAGGTCTGGTCACAAGAAAGATAAAAGACCATTACACTATAATAATTAATGTTCACGAAGGTCTTTTCATGGAAGGCTCTGTAAGTAAAGAAGATTTCGATAAAATCCAAGTTGGAAGATTCTATACTTGTGAACTGATTTCTTGTGGAGAAAATGTTACTTTTCATCAAATTAAATTGTAATTAATTAAATGAAAATTTTAGATCAAAGCATTGAGAATATAATTTCTGTAAGAGAGCAGGTTTTAGGTGAGTTAATTTCAAAAATAGAAAAAAGACCAGCAGAATATTCTGATGCTAAAAATCTAATACTTGAACAAATACAATTAGATATTTTAACATCTACAACACGAGTCTTTTATAAAAACATTTATCTTGGAAACATTATTGTTTCATTTGAAACAGCAAATGTTTCTTTTATCCCGTACACAGAATTAGACAATCCACATATAGAATTAAACAGGTTAATATAAAATGAATATTCAAAAAGACGTATATAAATGGCTTAAAGTAGCCGGAATTGAGCATCAAGATACTTTTGAACAACAGAAGTTAGGACTTGACCTTGTTGAGGAAGAAAAAGAAGAATTAGCCAACGCTATACTTTTTGGTGACAAACAAGAAATTCTCGACGCATGTGTTGATTTGTTTTGGGTAGTCACTAACAACTTGGTTTTCAATGGAATAACTCTTGAGGAGTTTGAAGAATATGCTCAAAAGGTGAGTTACAGTAACTGGTCTAAATTCTGTATCTCAGAAGAAGATGCTATTAATACAGTTAAGGCTTATGCTGAAGGTACTCATCCTGACAAACCCGGACATCAAATTGAATGTTATTGGAAACAAGTGGGTAAACTCTACGTTATTTATCGAACAGAAGATAACAAGATTATGAAATCTATTTTTTACGAAACACCACAACAGGTTAATTACAATGTATAGTTATGAAAACAGTTGATCTCTCAGACATTTGTTTTACAGATATAGATGTAGAAGATATGGATTCTTTTCGTTTGTATCATGTTGCTTTTGTAAACAGACTCCGCAAAGAGTTTGGTAGTCTTAATCAAGAAGTTGTTGATATTATCGACAACATTGAAGACGCTGATGATTACTCGGAGTTTACTTTACAAGTAGATAAACTTGATCTTTATTGTAGGCTTAATCACATTCACTTAATTCTTTGCTTTTAAATGGGAGAAAAGGAAATAGAAGGTAAAGTTTCTTACCAAGAAATAGATTGGAGATATATTACTATGATGGCCAATCGGATGAATCAAAACAAAGTAAAATATGGTAAGGACAACTATAAACTTCCAATGGATATAGACCTTCTTAAAGATGCTTTGCTGAGACACACTATTGCTATTCTACAACCTAAAGCAAACGATGAAGATTCTTTTGAAGATCATCTTGCAGCAATAGGATGTAATGCAATGATTATTAATTATCAAATTAAAAACAATAAAAATACAGATGATAGTCACTAATGTAAACCTTGAGGACAGTAATAACACCGATTTAATGATAGCGTGTGATATAGATCGTAATTTCTATATTTCTATAGACGACAGTACGAATTTTTATATTAAACCTTCTGAATGGGATTCTTTTATAGAAAAACTTCAACAAGCAAAAAAACTTTTACAACAAAATGAAAGTAAAGATCAATAATCAAGACTATTGGATCACCTTTAACTATAAGGTGAGTGGCCACGAATTGGCTCGTTCTAATTCAGTAATTACAAGGTGTGTAATTGAAACACGGGGTTTTTCTGAAATCACTTCTGGAGTTGCTGTATGTAATCTTGAACATGACAGGTTTGTTAAAGAAACAGGTCGTAAACTATCTTTAGCAAGAGCACTTAAGTTCTTTGATAGAGATACTCGTAAACTATTTTGGGACGCTTATCTAAATAGAAAGTGAACACTATTATAGGAGTTTTGTTAGTTTTCATTGTTCTTGCTATTCCTTTAGGGTGGTGGGAATACATTCACACAAAATATAAAAACAAATGAGTAATCAAAACAAAGTTTTCGACTTTCTTAAAGAAAATCCTAAGTACGGTTATCAGGCAAAATATATTGCTAAGAAACTGAAACTATCTCTTCAAGATGTCTACAATTGCAGATATGCAAAAAGTGCTGAAGTTTCTTCCTATAAAGTAGGAAAATCCGTATATTATATGTATGAAACAAAAACTGATCAATTGGGTAATTAGTGGGTTATTAGGATTCCTTGGATGTCTATGGTTTACAGACAAAGGATGTCTTTATGTACCACAAGAGTCTAAAATTATTGATAACACTTGGATTGAACACCACACAGATACTATTTATATACCTGTACCTGTAGAGGTTCCTAAGCCAAAAACAGTATATCAAACAGTATATAAAGACTCTATACCTAATTGGGTTTTTGATTTCACTATTGATTCCTTGGGAGATACTCTTGTTACTATTCCTTATAATATGTACATAGACTCCATAGAAACTTCTGAATATAAATTTACTTATAGTGCAGAAGTTATGGGAGAACTTGTATCTTTGAACCCTGTAATTACTCTTTATCAAGATAGCACTGCGATTATTCGAGAGGAAAAAGTGTTTATTCCTAAAATTCCTGATTGGGGATTAACTGTCGGAGTTAGTAACAGATTAAACTTTTATACTGGTGTGAGTTACAAAGGTTGGGGATTAGGAACAGAGTATAATTTTAACAGAATTAATCAATTTTATATTACAAAAACTTTTAAACTAAATTAAATTAACTAAAAAATGAAGTACTTTTATCTTTTTATTTTTCTACTCTTTACTTCTACTGTGTTTGCTCAAAGTGGTAAACCTGCTTCAACTCTTAAGTCTACTACTTTACCTAAGGATTCTGTAGTATATATGACTCCTTCAGGGTTTGTGTTTGACACCATCCAAATCTATGCGGTTTTGGTAGATTTGAAAGCACCTCTTGGTGTAAGTTCTTATAACGTTATCAGCAAAAACTGGACTTACGAAGATGGTAAAAAACAACTTGCTGAACAATGGTTGGAAACAGGAGCAGGAGTAAAGATTAATGAATGGCGTAAAAAACTGCTTTGGTATATTAACCGAGCAGATTGGAAAGATTAATTCCATTGTCGAAGATGTGATTAGATACGCCCCTACCGATGCAATATTGGTAGGGGTTAATTTTTTTTTTTTTAGATCCTGTTCAATAGACATTAAAATGAAAAAAGACCTTGGATATTATCTTATAATATGGAGTTATCAATTTGGAGTACTCGCTTTGTTTTTCTTGGTAACCACTTTGTTTGGAGATTTATATAAACCAGAAGCAGTATTCTGTAGTAGTGTTTCAGTTGTTTGCTATGCAGCAACAGAAATCTTCATCTACTTTAAAGATAGAAATGCAAAAAATACTACCGATTGAAGAATCTGCTTTTATTCTTAGTAGAACGTTTTCTGGAGTAATGAATGGTTCTTTCTATGGAACAGAAGATTGGTTAGCACCAATAGGATTAGGATTTACCCTAATCTTTACTTGGATCAGTCTTAGACGTACTAAGAAACAGAGAAAAAGAGCAGGAAAGAAAAACAACTTTCTTTGGTGGTTGTCCTTAATAGGATCTTTACTGAGTACCTTATGTGTATTTTTAGCATTTGTGTTTCCTCCTCTAATGTTTGATGTCCACTTATTTACTCTTTTAGCACAGACTTTTCAAACATTGGGAATGTTTCTTAATAACCCTAAAAAGTGGTGGAGATTGATCTTATTAGTAACTCCTGCTGTGTTTTTTCAAAAACTCTTTATTAATCTTTTGGGAGGAAATCCTTGGTATTATCAAGGAACTAATGTGAATTCAGGTGCTTACTACTCAATATTCGGAATTAAAATTCCAAGGTTATTTAACGGAAACATGGGGTTCAGACTGGCCTTAACTGTGTTCAATCTAATAATTCTAATTTTTAGTTATCATGACAAAGGTTCTAAACCAACAGCAAAAAACTCCTGATTGGCTTGCTTATCTAATGCTAATTAGTCTGCTACTTTTTTTAGGTATCTCACGGTGTAATCAAGAGAAATTATTTAACAAGTTTGAAGAAAAGTATATTAATGAATAAATGGGATCAACTATTTATAGACATTGCTATTAGAATGTCTAAAGAAAGTAAATCTAAAAGACTTCAAGTAGGTGCTGTTGCAGTTAAAAATAATCACATTCTTGTATGTTCTTATAACGGAACTGTTGCTCATTACGGTGATGAAGTCTTAGAGGATGAGAACGGTAATACTAAACCAGATGTACTTCACAGTGAAGAAAATCTTGTAGCACAAGCAGCAATACATGGTATTAGTTTAAAAGGTGCTACGGTTTACTGCACCCATAACTGTTGTCGTCATTGTGCATCTGTTCTCGGACAAGTAGGTATTTCAGAATTTAAATATCTTGAAGAATATCGTGATCTTTCTGGAATAGAAAAACTTAAACAATATAACATTAAAGTAACAAAACTATGAATCGAGATAGATTTAAATTTAGAGCGTGGGATCAAAGGTTGAAAAAAATAGTTTATCCTGACGTATTAACTCATAGTATTAATCTTGGGTTGTTTATACAAAAAGCATTTGACTTTACAACTGGTGATTTTTATTACCCGTTTGACAGTGATCTTATTCTAATGCAGTCCACAGGACTTAAAGATTCTGAAGGAACACTTATTTACGAAGGGGATGTTATAGAAATAAACTATTGTTCCAAGCATTACACTGTTGTTTTTAGAGGAATAGGATTCTGGTTTGTAGATGAGGAAGATGATGGATTTGTATTCGTAACTCCTACTTATTTTATCAAAGTAATTGGAAATATTTATGAAAATCCAAGCCTTAAACATTAGAAATAAAGTTGCATTTATCAACTCTTTAGACCTTACTCATATTCCTTCTAAAAATGTGGCCATTATAAAGAAACTTCCTTGTAAAAAACATCAAGGATGTTCAAGAATAGTAATCTATCTAAATGATAAGTGGGTATTGAAAGTTGCTAAAAATGATTCAGGATTATACGACAATTATTCAGAGTGGCTGACTTACAACCTATGTAACAAGTATGAAAGAAGATTTCTGTGTAAAGTATTAAAACTTGGGTCAGGTTATACGTGGATTATACAAGAAAGGGTTTTACATAAAAAAAGAAGAGAGATGAATCAATCACATAGAATCGCCAAAGATATAAAAAACAACGTTCAAAGTCTTCGTCATCGTAGTACCTTAGAATTGTCACAATTAGGTAAAACAAAAAACAGTAAATATTATAAAATTTACGACTATGCTTAATAAAGAGGAACTTATAAACGTTTTTGATGATTTTATAAATGAAAATGGTTTATGGGATGTATTTATAGAGTACTTGAATAAGTTAGGTTATTCTGAAGAAGAAATTTATGAAATTGAAGATTTTTTAAATAAACTTTAAAACTATGTTCAACGAAGTAAAATCAGCATTTGAATCTATCGTATCTCATCAAGGATACGCTACTACTTCTCAAATCTATAAGAAACTTACTCAAGATGGAGTCAAAACAACTCCTTTTGAAGTAAGCCAAGTTCTTAAAGAGAATAAAGTTTACTATATTCCCGGATCAAATCCTCGTAAATGGAGCAAGATTCTAACCTCTAAAAGTCAAATTAAAGCAGAGTTGGTAAACTTTGTGACCATGTGGGATCATAGTAAACCCATCACTACTAAAGTTGTACGAAAGTATCTTGAGGCTCTCAATGTGATTTATACTAAGAAAGAATTTGAATATACCTTTGGAGATTTCTTTGAATTTACTGGAATTTACAATCGGGAAAATCACAAACAATATCGTTATCGTAAACCAGAAACTCATTTCAGTGAGTCAAAGGGAGAAGTTATGGATATTAATGAGATGCACCCTGATCACATCTACAAGACAATTCAAAAGAAATATCCTCATGTCCTTGTTAAGGACGCTTTCACCAGATCGTCAGAAATCTTTCAACTCCTAAAAGCCTATTTTATTTACGACATTAAGATGACGATTAAAAACTGGTTAAAATAAATGATAAAAGAGGTTTATAAGAAACCACAAATAAGAAAGTCTGGAAGAAGTTCTGATTACATTTCTCCTTCTTTTATTTACGGATGTTTATACAAATGTGCATATTGTTATTGTCAACGTTATACTGATGATATTTCTATTGGAACTAATGCAGATCAACTACTTACTTGTATTGATAAGCATGTTGCTTCCTTAGGAGAAAGGAAACCTAATCAAACTCACGATAAGTATTGGACTTATGATATAGGTTGTAACACAGATATTCCTTTAATGTGGAAATATTATGATTGGTTGAAAGTGTTTGATTTTTTTAAAAATCATCCAAGAGCATTTGGTACATTTGCTACTAAACGTGTCAATCCACAACTCTTAGAGTATAATCCAGATAGGAAACTCAGGATTAGGTTTAGTTTGATGCCACAACAGTTATCTTATTTGTTGGAACCTAATACATCCTTAATTCAAGATAGAATTAATGCTATTGAAGATTTCTATAAGGCTGGATACGACGTTCATGTAAACTTTTCCCCTGTCATTATTAACTCTGAAAGTAAAGAACTTTACAGAGAATTATTCCATCAACTTAATTCTATTCCAGACTATCTTAAAGAGCATGTAAAAGCAGAAGTAATTATGCTTACACATAATGAAGGAAAGCACTTAAAGAATTTAGAAGCAGGAAGAATAGAGGAGGAAGAGTTACTTTGGGTTCCAGAAAGACAAGAATCTAAAATTAGTTCTTATGGTAATGAAAATCTTCGATATAAACGAGAGTTGAAATACCAATATGTGCAATCATTTAGACAACTTCACTCTGAAATAATTCCTTGGAATACTATTAGATATATATTCTAATTTAAACATAACGCTATGATTAATATTGCATATCAAACTGCTACAGGACAGTATGACTCCGATGGAAGACAAATTACACATTGGGATGAAAAGCGATGTTCTTGGATAGTTAATAAACCTTTTATTAAAGATTATAAAAATAATCAGATTAATTGGTGGGGAAAAGACAATGATTTTCCAGTAGGTACTACTAAACAAGAATACGACAAACATAACCCCGGATGCTCTAATTATCCTGATATATCTTTATACTGTGTATTTGATCAAGAAGGTTTCAAAAAAGGATTTCCCAGAGAAGATTACAATAAATATCCAAACGGATATTCTTATTCTAAAAGTTGGGGGCATTTGAATTATTTTTTTGAAGATGCGTTGAGATTAAAAAATTATCTTCCTTGTAATAAATACGCAGATAAAATTGTAATTACATGGAAAAGAAACTCAGGTAAAAACAAAAAACTATGTAGAATTTGTACTTTTACAAAAGTCAATGAAGAATTTGTTCAAAGTTTTGAAACTAAAACCTTAACTACAAAATGATAACACCAACATTATGTATATAACTTTTTTACATGGGGGTTCTCCTAAATTTTGGGAAACATTAGTTGATTTTGCTACAATTGAATTAGGAATGAAAATCTCTAACGAAGGAGTAGTAACGTTTGGTTCTGAAAAAGTTTCTCACAGTTATAAAATGGATCTTTGGTCTGAATTTGGTGTTAAACACGATGTAGTTCAAACAGCATGGTTTCATCAATATTGTAAAAGTAAAGATTATACTATTTATAAAGCAGAACGAATAATATGAAAATAACAATAGTTGAATTAACTCAGTGGTTACTAAGTTTAAATCAAGAACAAAAAGAAGTTGCAATAGAACTGATTAAAGAGATGGGTAGTTATCCTTCTGATCTACATTTAACAGATTCTGATGTTATGGATATTCTTACTCCTTATTTAGAAGATGAAAACGAGGAAGATTTTCCAGACTTTCACGCAAGTTATCCTTAAATATGATTCCAGAACACAAGTATATTGAATGCAAATGGCTTACTTTTCAAGGATTTAATTCATCAGAGTGGGAACAGTTTAAAAAGGACTTTCTTCCTTTTAAATCTTTGTTTACCTTGGATGGAATAGATGAAGAAGAGTATGCCATTTGCTTCAAATTTAATAAGTTTGTACCTCGTACAGAGAAAGAAATTCCTTTGTGTAAAAAGAACAATCTTTATCTAAAAAGAGAGTTTTTAAAGGCTCTTGAGATAGATATGCCAAAGGAACTTTATTTCAACGTAGGTAAAGGTATTGTAAAAAAATTAAGATGAATTATAATGAATTACAAACAACTTAGAGTCCTTCATATAGAAGGAGATATAGTCACAGCAAAATTGGTAGACACAGATATACCTGCTTATTCTAAAAGAATTGAAGTAGCCCACGATTATGTAAGATTTTCCGGTGATTGTCCTCTTGTAACGGATCACGGAACAACTGTTAGTATTCCTATTTTAGGAAGTTGGAGTGCTAATATTTATGACTTTTATAAATTTATTCTTCCACTTTTAACTAACCATGAATATTTACAAAAAGTACATGCTAACTGCTTAAACGATAGGGGTAAAATAAACTACGCATATCAAGACTGTATTATACATTTTTTTGACAGAGAAACAAAGACTAATAAAGTAGCAATGAGAGCAGCAAATGAAGCAGAGTTTACAATAGTATCGTATGATTTTTACAAGCAGTTTATACTAAAACAAAGTTAGAATGACAAAAGAACAAATAGATGAATTGTTAACAGGACTTGGTATTGAGTTTTATCCAGATGGAATGTGTAAAAGAACACACTTCACTCGTTTGGATTTTGAAGACTTGATTGAACAAGTTTGGAATCAAGCAATTCAAACAGCAGCAGATAGTGCTGATGCAGACTTTATGTGTCTTGTAGGGGAAGATGAAGAAAAGATAAAAGGAATGTTCGCTAAAGGAAACATCGAAGTATATGTTCTTAAAGAGTCAATTTTAAAACTAAAAATGTAACAATGACAAACGAAGAATTATTTCATCCAATACTAATAGACTTTGGTTATATCTTTGAAGATAAACCAAACATTACTCCTTCTTATTTTCTAAATGAACAAGATATGCTTGAATTGTGTAGAGAAGTTTGGAACAGAGCAGTGCTTAAATGTGCTGCTACTGGATACAATTTTGGAAGAGGAGTAGAAACAGAACAAGCAATTTTAAAACATAAAGCATGAACCAGTTTCTAATTAGAAGTGTAAAATTTAACAAACTAATTAACTTGTGGGAAACTGTTCTGGATAACGGAGCAGTTTTCTACAATCGTTATCAACCAGTGTATCAAAAAGGAGACGTAATTAAAAAATTAAAATGAACTTACAATTTGATGGTGAATTACGGTTTAATGATTATTACTCAACTATTTTCGAAGAAGAACGATTAGGTGTGTTTTTATATGATAAAAATATACTATATGGTTGGAACAAGTCTTACGGTATTCAAACCTATAAATTTAGGGTAGAAGTTTTTCCACAAGATTTAAATACTGTTTTACCTGAATACCTTGAATTCATTTGTAACTGTGATCTTAAAGATTATGTTATTAAACAAGACGATATTCTTAAAGGTGAACTTTGGACTATTGAAAGATTAGATTGGATGAAACTACTTCAAACTTTTCGCCCAGAGTTATTATCAAGAACACTTGAAAGATTAAATAGAAAACTTAATCCTAATACTAACCCCAATATTGATAAAAATTATCTTCAGGTAGATAACGAATCTAACTTTGGTGGTAACTACGAGATAGAAAGTAAGCAAGCATGTACTATATCTTTTGGTCGTAATGATTCAGTTTCTATTTTTTACGAATTGAATATTCCAACTGATTGGCAGAGTTATAATCTACCACATCATTTACAAAAAGACATTGAGCAAGGTAAAGAAAAACCTTATTATAACATTGTTTGTAAATGGAGTAGAACACAAAAGCAGGAGTTTTTTAAAAGTTTATCTTTAGAAAATAAAAACTATATTTCTGTTTCTGTATTAGAACGTACTCTTCAACACTTTAAAGACAAACATTACTATCCTTATGAGGTTTATATTGCTGGAAATGATGATGAAAGTTGGACTAAATACTTTGCAACAGAAGAAGAGATGATTCAAGAAGTTAATTACTTAAGAATGATGGAACCTATCAATAAAAATTTAGATATTTGCTCACGAGATTACGTTTTTACAAATTAAAATAAATGACACCACAAGATATTTTAGGGGAAGTCGTAAAAGAATACTACGACTATAAACAATCAAGTCCTTTTATAAAGGAAGATGAAACCTTAACCAAGGACATATTTGAACGTCTTGAATATGAAGCATTTCTTTCAGGATGGACAAAGGGTAGAAACTTGATGTGGAAAGACCACCTTAAAGAGTCTGTAACGTATGTAAGAGAAAAACAAGCACTTTTAAATAAACAAAAACAATCCCTATGGTCGAAACTAAAATCTTGGCTGACTCAGTAAATCCTTTTGGAGGTCGAGTTACCACTTTTAAAATTAAGTTTCCTCGTATTATTGAAGCAGAAATTCTAAGGCACCGTATGCTCAGTTTCAGTGCTGCGAGTTCCCGTGCGGTTAATTTAGAAAAACATATTGAAAAAGTAGGAAAAGACCCCTTTGTTCCTACTCAATTCACTAAAGATTGTAAAGGAATGAGTGCTAAAGAATATCTTTCTGACATTCATAATCCTTCTGCTGAAGATGCTTGGAGATGTGCTTTGGAAAATACTCTTGATGTTGTAAAAAGACTCAATCGTTTGGGTGTACATAAACAACACGCAAGTAGATTACTTCAACCCTTTGAGTATCAGGAGATGATTGTTACAGGAACTGATTGGGAAAACTTTTTCTCTCTTCGGTGTCCTCAGTATTATATCTTAGGTCTTGAAGAAGATACTTATCGTAGTCAACAGGATGTCCAAAGGATAATCAAAAAGTACGACACAAAAGGTTTTAATCCTCTTAAACATAATAAATCTACAGCACAACCTGAAATTCAAGAACTTGCTGAGATGATGTGGGATGAATATCAAAATAGTGTTCCTGAAATGCTTTTACCGGGAAATTGGCATATTCCCTTGTGTCCAGACTTTGATGAACTTCACGATTTCCTAATTGGAGAAAACGGAAATGTAAATCAAGACATATACGATAAGACTTGTATTATGGTTGCGTGTGCTCGAATAGCAAGAATCAGTTATTTATCAAAAGTAAATGACTTTAAAAAAGATATTGATTTGTATAACAAACTGATTCAAATGGGTCATTACAGTCCTACGGAACATGTGTGCAGGTCAATGACTGAAGAAGAGTATTATAGTTTTCAAAGAGGAAAGTTAGAACAATATACTGACGATTTTTTAATTACCTTTCAATGTAATTCAAGAACAATAGGCTACTGTAATAATTTCAGAGGATTTATTCAACAACGTTATTTAGTAGAAACTAAAAATGAACAGTAAAGAATTAATTGGAGATTGTAGAAAAAGATTTGATGAACTTCAAGAGGAAGAAGACTCCTTAAAAAAAGAAATTAAAAATTTAATCATTTATTGGATAGATACATACTCAAAAGAAAAAGATTTTAGAAGTGAAAATATTGATTTGTTTAATCGTAGATTAACAGAAGACATAGAATATTTACTTCAAACTACAAGATCTCTTCATTGGAAATCTTTCTACAACGGATGGTTGGAAGGAAGAGTTGATTTGACCAAAGATAATAATTTAAGTAAGGATGAAACCTAAGAGCGATATTTTACAAAAATTCCAAAAGAAATACAGTCATCATATTAATCAAGGTTTGTCTTATCATCAAACCAGTAAATTAAAAGATTCTATAGATTTTGACTTTGATGTATTTTTACCAACTAAGGGAGTCAATCTACAAAGAGACTTGTGTTGGAATTCTATTCAAAAAGAATCTTTGATTTACACAATACTTAGAGACATGAGTATTAACTCTATTGTAGTGTGTCAATTTAAGGAGAGGGGTTTTGGAACCGATGATAAATACTTATTTAAAGTGATAGACGGTAAACAAAGGTTAACTACTGTTTTTGATTACTTGGATAATAAGTTTTCAATAAACATTGACGACAAACCTTATTTTTTTGAAGACTTGCCAGAAGATTGTCAAAAACAAATATCGTGGTATTCTTTTAGGTTTGACGTACACTATAGTTATAGTGACAATCCTATATCAGATGACACCTTAATTAGTATTTTCGAAGACTGTAATTTCTTGGGAACTCCTCAAGATAAAAACCACTTAGAGTGGTTAAAAACAAGAACAAATATTTAAATAAATAACGTATGACATCAGAACAAATAAACAAAGAGATTACCTTTGACATGATTTCTCAGTCTGTATCTTATCCTGATGCAGAATCTACACTACCTAAAGAATGGGAATATGTTGATTCAATAGAAAAAGGTTACGATCTTGTAAAAGGTCTTGCTTACGAAGACTTGATTCTTAGACACATTCCTACAAATACTTATTGGAAGACAGAACTTGTTTACGAAGGAGGAGAAGGATATATAAATAAAGAAAGGAAATGGAAACAAGTTATTCCAACAGAAACTACTTCTACTGTTACTACTTATGAAGAATATAATTAAAAAAATTGAACAGGTATCTGTTGAAGAACTGGAGCACGAGAGGGACTATAATAACATAAGTCTTTCAGAGGCACTTCTTATTAAGAAGGATACAAGTAAAGTTTATATGACTTTAGAAGAGTTTGCAAAGACTTATGAAGGAGATACTCTAAGCATTCTTTATAAGGATGGTGTTCAAAGAGGGTTTGTAAGACTAACTTCTACTGATAAACATAGTTTGTTTCCTCTCTCAACAGATCAAAACATTATTCTTGAAATTGAAAATCCTCCTGAAACAGGATTGGTTTGTTTTGAACTTAAAAATTACAGAAAATGATTATAATGTCTTGGTATTGGATAATATATTTTTTAAACATCATTCCTAAAATAGGAAGTGTTTTATTTGCAGTAGGTGTAGCATTTTTAGTATTGTCTTTTCTTTTATTTATTTGGTATGCTCAACCTAAAGAATATGATGAAGAACCAGATCCACCTGCTTTTACAAAAACGTATAAGAAGAAGTTTTACATAGGAATCTTTTGTTTGTTACTTGCCATATTTACTCCAACTAAATCCGATATAATCAATATTGCTGGTGCTGGAACAGTACTTGAATATGTTGAAAAAGACTCTTCCTTACAGCAAATTCCTTACGAACTTAGTTCTTATCTAAAAGAGCAGATTCAAGATTTGCGAAAAGAGATAAATGAAACCGAGAAGTGACTTTCTTATACTGTTTCTTTTACATCTAATCAGTATAGTTAGTATTGTCTCCTATTATGAGAACAAAAAGAAGATCATAGTTGGAGATATTATTGAGGTAAATAAAGTAATTAAAAATCTCAATAGAGGAGGTTGTGGAGTATTTGCTTGGAATCTCTATCAAAGACTGGACACCAATAGATATAGTTTAAAAATTATTGAAAGAGGATTACATGTTATGATATTTGATTCTCGAAACGAGTATTTTATAGACTCTGGTGGTATAAGGGATACCCTTTGGGTACATCTAAATTACGGTAAAAGAATCGAAGATATTAGTCAAGACTCGCTTTTAAGTATGATTAACAACCCAAGTATTTGGAACAAAGATTATGATCGAGCACAAGACTCAATACTAATTGAATACGTTAATAAACTTTAATTAATATAAATTTAAAAGGGGTTCTCACCAAGTCGGTGGAACCCCTTCCTTATTTTAAATTTTCTTAATAGATTAACAGTTTTTGATCTTGTTTGATTTAACTAACCCACCCTTGGATTTTACTTTACCATAATCTTTGTGATCCATATTGACAGAACCATTACCTGCGTAACCCATCATGTTGCTAATGGTAGTGTCTTCACTATTCTTGGATTTGGGTTTTTGTTTATACTTTTTATACAGTCCCATTTTTAAGAGCAGTTGTACGAGGGCCTATGATAGCCATCAATGCGCCAAGTAAACCTATTACAACATTATCTGTAGCCAAATCTGCTGTCAGATTTACCAAGAACTGAACGTTGGGGAGGTTGATAACATCAGTAGCAAACAAGGTCAAGAGTGTACCCAAAGTAGATTGCACAAGGATAAACACTACAGGATTTGCTATCTTAAGTTTATCGAGTTGAGTGGCTAAAAAGGTAGCAACCCAATTATAGAAACCTTCAAATTGTGCCATTTTTTTAATTTAAATTTAAAATTATTTTTTAATAAGTTCAAGAATCATTTTTCTAATTTCTTCTACTTCTTTTTCTAACTGAACTACTCTTTGATTAAAAGTAGCACCGTCAATTAAAGACTGCTTTACTTCTTTTTCAAGATTGTCGAATCTTTCATAAAGAGATCGAAGAAAAAAAGCGATTACTGCTAAAAGCAGGGGAGTTACAATAAGGCTGATCTGCACAAGTGGAGTATTATTCATGGTTAGTGACTACTTGTGGGGAGTTGGATTAAGAGTTATCACCGAGATCAAATGCTGTACTTGCTGAGTCTTTTACCCATACATACCAATCTTCTGCTGTAGCAGATTCTTTAGCAACAAACATACCTCCAATAGGTATGTTTTTCATCTCAGATTCAGTAGGAGCAGTAGCATCTGCAACAATCAAGTGGGGAATCATTGGATAAAAATTACAACAATTTACTGTTCCAATAATACCTCGATTCTCAAGAGTGTCTGTAACTGCTTTTGCTAAATCAAGACCTGGTTGTTTTTCTTTCTTTTTGTGACTGTAAGTACCTAAGTTAAGTACCCATTCTGGTTTGTTTGCCATAATTGCTTATAAATATTTAGTTAAACGGTTGTCCAAGTTGCTGACCGATAAATCTGTACTTCAGTAGCATTGGTGTTAAAAATCATAAGTCCTTCTACAGGAGTTAAAGCATCTCTTTCTGCTTCCGTATAGAAAGGTAAAATAGTTTTAGTAGTAATTTGTCTTTTTAGTTGATCTATTTGACGCTGTAGATCTCCTAAAATAGAATCCAGATTAATAATCGTACTTGTATTCATGTCTAAATATACTAAGAATTAAGAATAGATTTTGTAAATAATTTTAATTATTATAATAATTAAGATGATTATCTTTTAATGTTACTAATCACTGATCTGATTTTTTGTTCTGGATCTTCATTAATAAGAATGTCGTCAAACTGAGTAATCTTAAGTAAGTGTCTAAAAAACTTGGTGTCTCCCTTTTCAATATCAAACTGTGGCATATTTCTCTGGTAATAAGCATCGGGAGAACCCGTCACCAAGTCATACAAAGAGTTAGTGAGTTTCCAAGTATTGTCAATAATTGAAAGCCCGATAGTAGGACTTTCTAACCACTTAACACCCTCAGTTAGGACAGGAGGAACAAAAGATTCCTCAAGATTAAAGAACGGCATTGCAGATAAAGCCTCAGTTTCATTCTTTGCTTGAATTATCATTAAGATAGCGTAGTTTTCAGCGAAAGAGTTCTTTTTGAGTTTTTTAAACTTGTCAGGATCATCTGCTTCAAACCCAAACACTAAGGAAAGGATTGCAAGAGTAGCCATCATTACACCTATTTCTTTAACTGCTGTGATATACTCTCTTTGTTCTCGTGGAGTCATAGCATGCCAGTTTGCTCTACCTGTAGTTAAGATGTCTCTAAGAAGATTAAGAGAGGACTTAAAGAAAACGTTCCAGTATCCTTCAAAGTCTTCACCCATCATATAGTTAGCCCTCTTCTTGTCGAATCTTCTTCTAAGCATTGGAATAAGCCAGTTCTTAAAGTAAAGAACTGCTTGACCTATCGTAGTTGTAGACAAAAAAGTTTTGTTAGAGACTCTACCTTGAACATACTCTACTACTGTTTTGTAAGCAAGACGAGTGTCCATCATGTAATCCATGTCAATAGTTCTACCTGTTTTTACATCCTTCCATCCGGGTTCTACTCTCATCACTTCATCAGAGGTGATAATGTCGTATAAAGATTTTTGTTCTCCCTTGTCATTCTTTACTTGGACGTGATAAAGTCTTGCATACATCAAATTAACACTGATACTAAATTCCATCATTTCGTTAAAAGCCATTATCCCCTTAGTGGAGAGGTTTTTAAGAGTGGCTCCTTTTGAGAGGTTGTTGAAAATATTCGAGTCCAAAGAAGGATCTAACCAAGTGATAATATGGTAGTCCTTGTCTCTTTTCTCTAAAGGTTTTTCTGCTTGACTTAAGTAATGAGCATAACTCGTATTAAAATTAAGCGATGCTTTAGTCATTGCTTTGTTTGAAGACCAATCTCCAAACTGAGCACCTATCATATTTTGAAGCCTACCTTGAAGGTTGTTTTTAACTACGTTGGGAATGTTGAAACCAAGAGAACCTATTGTGTTTATTTTACGAATCGTCCTTAAGGTGTTTTCAGCGAATTTACCTACTTCTTCTTGTTGGTTGATTCCGTAGATAATGTTCTCTTTACCAAATCTTAAAGCGTTTAACCTGTTCTTGGTCTTAGAGTTGGTTACCATAGAATTCTCAATCAAAGAAATAATAGGTAACGATTTCATTAGTTTATCTGCGGTTTTAGTTGATGCAGAAAATCTGATTACACTCATTAAAACATCTTTGGAAACTACCTCTGGTTCGTGATATTTGGTAAAAGGAACCGCTACTCGTAATGCTCTTTCAGTATCAGTTTTGGATTCTTCTTCTTGTTCTTGATTTCTCCACCATGCCAAGAATTTATCCTTTATTCCTTTGAATCCCGGCATTTTAGATGCTTGTTCATCGTAGTTACCAGCACCTTCTTCGAACCTGTTAGAGGAGTCAAAGAAATCCTTTTTTAGACTTTTAAGGTATCCTTCTTCGTAAACTTGCTTTTTGATGTAAGGAAGGACGTATCCTATATTTCCTTCTGCTATGGTAGTAGAGGCTTGAGTATTTAAATGATAATCAGTAACTTGCTTAAGAATACGAGAAGCGGCTACATCCTTGGGGTTACTTGAGTTAAGAAGTCTTTTATATTCAGGGTTTTGAAACTCTTCAGACTTTGGATTCCACTTATTTAAACGTTCGTTAAAAGTAAGGGGTATTTTTTCTGTGTGCCACTTTTCTCTAACGGTTTGATTAGAATATTTATGTGAAGGACTTAAAAGAATGTACTCACTGTTAACAGGTTCAATCTTATGCCAGATATAAGTAGGTGTCCATCTTTTAAACTCTCCTTCGGGAGTAAATTTTGTCTTTAAAAAGTGATTATCGTAAAACCACTTAGTAAATTTATGATCAGGATTCTCTCTTAGGGTTTTGTGAAAGTCAGGTCTTGTGATGAAGTCTGTTATTTTAAGTCCTTGTACCCACATATAACTTGCTGAGTCGTTATGTAATTCAGCAAAACCTGTGCGAGTAATCATCTCATTGAAAGCGTCCTTATAAGAATCAGTTACATCCTTGGATTGAATTTCATCCAACTTGGATACTAAGTCTCTGATTTGTTTTTTTACTTCCTTTAATTCGGCATTTTTAATTTCTTTAGATTCTTCACGAGTTAATCTTTTAATTTCTTCTATTTCTTCGTCTATCTCTTTAACTAATTTTTGAATCTCTGGAGTAGATTGAATTCCATCAAAGACATTATCCTCATCTCTAAGATGAGAAGTAAGATCAAACATTTGTTCCCAAAGATCACCTAACTTACTCTTGTTATCTACTCCAGTAATTTCAATTACTCGATCAGTTAAGGTTTGGATTTGGTCACTTATTTCTTTTCGTTGGTTGTACCAGTCTTGGTGGAATTTAGTTACCGTATTATTATCTAACCATTCTATTACGTCTATTAGATTTTTCTCCTTTGCGTACTTATAGAGGTTTACAAAATTGTCCTTACCCTCAATCAATTTAAGTTCGAGAGTATCTTTAATTTCTGGACTAAGAAGCAAAGTAGTTAGAAAGACTTGGAACTCTACCCTAAACTTGGATACATCAGGTCTATACTCGTAGAATTCTCTGTCAATCTCAGCCTTCCTCTGAAGGAATAGAGCCTTTTCTAAATCCTTACCTACCTTAGGATCACCATTAGAATAGGTAGGTCTTTTTATTTCTTTAAGTTCGTTTCTTAAAGCAAGAATCTTCCGATTGGTTTCCCTTAGGGAAAGTCCTTCTTCCATCCTTGCGTTGTCGGAAAGTTCTCTTATTTTATCGTAGATAGAAGATTGTTCCTCCCTAATTTCTTCAAAGAGTTCTTTATTCTCTTCAAGTAGAGCGTCGTACTTAGTATAGAATTCGGGTTTATATTCTCTGTGCCAATTGATAGTTAACCACTTATCAAAGTCATCTCGAATCTTAATATATTCTTCGTGGGCTTTTTTCACTTCTTCATCTGAAGAAGAGTTGTTGTTCTTAATTTCTAACCACTTTTCTTTTGCTTGTCTAACTTCATATTGTTTTTCATCTCTCTTCCACTCGTTCATATAAGGATGAAGTAAAGTCCATGCTTTCTTTGGAACCATTTTACCATTCTCATATTCAAGAGTGTCATCCAAATAAAGGATTTTGTCTTGCCATTCCTTAGAAGTTAATCCGCTTTTAGATTCTTCATCAGAAATAAACTGACCCAATCTTTGAGCAGGAGCAATCTCTTCCACACTAACTGTAGCCTTAATCTTTTCCAAGTGTACAAACAAAGTACCTATCAAAGGATCAGAGGAGTTGTGCAAAACTTTGACCCAAATTGTCAAGGGGGAAATGTCTTCAGTTTCACCGTTAAGGATTTTTACTATATCTTCAGCAGATACAAAATGTCCTTCCTTATCTTTTATTTTCTCAAGTTTATCAATAGATTTTTGAATTTCTACTTTTGCTGCTTCTGGTGCTTTTGCTAATCTTTCTTTGAGTTCATCTATTTCGAACTGTTTGTGAACATTATAAGAATCTAAATAAGGAGCAAGTTTAGACGCTATTACCTTAACGCTTAAGTCCCTACTCTTGAGTTTAGTGGATTCTATTTGAGCAAGAAGTTCTCCCAATAAAGAGTTAAGAATGTCTGTATTAGGTACATTCTTAGTGACTTCTCTAAGGTCATCTATATAAGATTTCCATTTGTTACCCATCTTGGTAACTAATGCAAGTTCTTGAATAGCAATGTCTATATCTTTTTGCTCACCTGAGGCTAACCTATTTTTTATGTCTTCGTAATCAGCGTTATTTCTACGTCTGAAAAATTCAGTCATTGCTTCAAGTGTCCCAACAAAATGAGTTAAGAGTTCTTCATACTTTTCAATCTTGTCTAAAAGTTGTTTTCCTTGAGCAGCCTTGGTAGTGGGTAATAATAAATCTCCCTCATCCCTAAACAGGGATGAAAATTCTTCTTCTATGAGTTGTTTACCCAATCTTTGTTCTAAGCGAGTAATATCTTTGGACTCACTCGTAATAATTGAGAAGGCTCTACCAATACTCTTGGTTAGGGTAGGTTGATCTGCTCCTTTTAAAGTTTTTAAGAGTGTTTGAATATTGCTTCTTTGGGCTTCTATTCTGTCTTTTCTTTTAACCCTATCTAAGAAAGGTTTGTAAGGTTGTTTTATTTTACTCTTGTTATAAAGTTTAAATTTAAAGTCTTTACCTGCATAAGGAGGTTCGTTGTCAATAAAGAGAGAGTCTTTGTTATTTTCAATAAGACTTTCTACAGGATTCGTCATTGCGGTTCCCATAGGATTTCCCTGCTCGTCAAAAATCTCTACTTCTCGATTTACGAAATTGATCTCAACTCCGGGAAACAAAAGACTCAACTTCTCGATAAGATTAGGGTGAGAAGGTAACGAGGTATAAAATTCAAGATTCTCAATTACCTGTGCTTTGTCCTTAAGTTCAAGACCTAACTGAGTAAACTCTACTTTTTCGTAAAATTCACCGAGAGCATCCATATCAAATCCCATCAAAACCTTAGACTTTTCTCCTTTATTTTTCCAAGGATAAGAAGCACTTTTAAACACAGTGTCGCTAAGATTTATAAAAACCTTAGGATAATACTTGGTGTCTATATTTCCTACTGTGGTGAGAATAGTAGCCTCCTTTACAAAGTCACCTAAAGAGTACATGTCTTCGAGCATCATAGACCTCTCTCTGTAAAGTTCACTGGTGTCAAGATTAGTTATCTTTTCTGCGGACTTTATAAAAGCACCTATTGAAGTAGTCTGACCTTTAACCCATCTAAAGAAGTCTTTGATCCAACGAACCACATTTTCTACTAAGGAATCAGAACCTGTCCAATATTTAAACAACTCCTTATCAGTAAGATAAAGACTTACGAGTTTAGCCATTGCTTCTCTTTTGAGTCTGTCTACATCATTACCATAAATCTTACGATAGTCTGCTACTACTTTTTTATATAATCGAGTACGGGTAACTTCATCCCTCATAGTTTTTTTAAGAGGGTTGTCATCTTTCATCAACTCAATTAGAAAGTGTGAAACCTCTTCAGCCAAGGCTCCTTCTTTACCTTTCTGAAGTTGGATTACAAAGTCTTTAATTTGAGCAAGCCCATTAACTCCCTTACGTTCAAGCAGGTCATCCAAGACTTCTACCTTAAAGTCAGGATTTAACTTGGTTACAAATTGTTCTAACTTTGAATATAAAGATTCATCCTTTACTACTTGGGAAGGTGATAACGCTATAAATATGTCTGTTGTAAAATTATCATGTACGTTTTTTACGATAACTCCGTCATTACCATTTTCTATGGCTCTGTCTACAAGATTTTTAAAACCTTCTTTCTCTCTGGAGTACCCATCCTTAGTATCTACTATAAGTGGATTATTTAAAGTAATAATATATTGA